GCGATGCCCGCGTCGTCCAGAAGGCCCTGAAGGGTCTTGATGTACTCCGACGGACTCCGACGATGACGGGCAACGTGAGCCGCCAACGAGATCTTCTCAAGGTTCTCGATCACGTCGTTGGTCTTGTCACCGTCGAGATGATGGATGACGTACCCACGCGGGACCGTTTCCCCGGGATGAGCATCCATCCAGACCTTGACGGCCCGGTGGAAGTACCGCTTGGCATCCGGGTCCCAGACCCGCCATCGGCCATCGCGGTCCAGGTGCATCCCGCCTTTCCAGTTGGGAGCATCTGGGCCGCGCTTGCCTTTGTTGACGGAGACGTGGGACCGCTTCGGGTAGGACTTCTTCTCAGGCACAGGTGGCCTCCTTTCGGAGACCACTCTACCATGAAGAGTAACTTACCCTAGGCCTCATCGTAGCTATAGTTCACCGTCTGCTGCGTCCAGTTGCCCGGACCAGCAGTAGCGTCCACGCGAAGCTGCATGACCATGTACTTGGTGTACACGCCAGTCTGGCCTGCGGTGAACTGCTGAACGTCCCACGTCGCCTTGTTGCCCGTGGTGAACGTGGTGGCGTTCGTGTTGGCGATCGTCGAGGTCGCCGTGGTCCCGATCTGGTACGTCACATACGCGCCAGTGAAGTTCAGCGTGGTGGACGTGTCCACCGTGCTGTTGAACCACACCTTGAACGACTGGACGTAGTTCGCCGGGGTCGCGGTGACCTTGAGCCGGATCCACTTCTCATACGAGTTGGTTCCGACCGTGATCGGGTTGGCCTGGCGGTTGGCCAGGGTGTTGGTGGCGTTGTCGGCGGACTCGAGGTCCACACCCGCCACGGAGTCCGTGACGGTTGGCGTGGAACCATTCGAGACGCTGACTACAAGAGTCGCGGCCATGTTGGTCCTTTCAGTCAGTGTTCCCCGTCAGCACGGGATCGATGGCTGAAGCCTTCGGCTTGGATGCCGTCGGCTGGCCCTCACCCGCAGCGGGCTGCTGCTCAGTGACCTCCTTGGCGGAGGCCACTTCGTCGATGGTCACGACGCCCAGCGACGTGTTCGCCATCAACTTGTTGTAGGGGTTCTCAGGATCGAGCGGATCTCCAAGCGGGAGACGTCCCTCATCCAGCCGCGCCTCGTTCACGGGCTTCCAAGGCATGCCTGCGAGCGCCAACTTGTTGATGTTGGCCTTTGACATGGACTCCTTGATGTTCAACCGCGTGAACCGGAACGCCAGGTTGTTGGCTGCGCCTCCATAGCTCTGATCCCAGACGATCTCCCGGGTGAAGTAGTCCTGGATGAGCGCGAGCAGGGGCCGGAGTCCCTGGTCCTCGCTCATCTCCTGCTGGACCTCGCCGGTCGCCCGGTTGATGTCCATGGTCAGGCCGATGTCCTGCGGGCTGATGAGGTACACGGCGCAGATCTTCCGCACCAGGTACTTCAGCCACTCGTCGTACTGCATGTCGCGGTTCGACGGACGGAAGGGGATGAACTTCGCGCCCTTGGTGCCGCCCAGGAAACCAAGTGCGGATCGGCCAGCCACCTCGGCCCGCCAGTAGCCTTGGAAGGCCTCGACCTGATCCGGTCGGGCTCCCTCGCCAAGGTCGAAGATGCCATCGGGAGCCGCCTGCTCGACCTGACGGCGGTTGTACTGGGAGCCCGTGACCTCGGCGTCGATGGTCATCTTCAGGGTCTCGAGCGGCGACAGGCCCAGCACCGAGTAGGTGCGCGGGTTCGCCATGATGTAGAGCATGTCCTCGTTGCGGAAGGGGATGTCGGTCTCAGGGACCGGGTTCCACCAGTAGCGCGACTCTCGAGGATTGCCGTCCCAGACGGAGCTCACCTTGACCCGGGCACCGTCAACGGCGTGCAGTCCGGCGATCGCGCCGCCAAGCGTGCGCTCCTTCTCGATGACGCCTGCATCGAGCACCAGGATGTCCTCGATGATGGGCTCGACCCACGAGCGGAAGCTCTCCACGGCGGTGTTGGGCGAGATGAACCGCTGGCGGATCTCGTTCTTGAGGACCTCGCTCACGTCGGTCGTCCCATCGAACGGGACGATGTCCCACTCGGCGGATGAGACCTGGGACTTGCGGATGCTGATGGCCGCCCTAATCCACTCGGAGTGCTCAGCCCAGTTGCGGAAGAGGGCGGAGGTGGACTTCATCACCTTGCCGCGCTCTTGGAAGACGAAGCCACCGCCGTAGCCAGCGGGGATGTTCTTGGGGCTCGTCCTGTACGAGCGGGTGAGCATGTTGCTGATGACGCCCATCTACTTCAATCCTCGGAAGTGCGCCGCGATGAAGTCCGCACTCGCACTGTTGAGGTGGTCGGCTTCCATCTGACGGTTCGCGGCGGTGATGGCCTGCTCGTAGGTCATCGTGTGGGTCTCAAGGCGACCCATGATGGGTGCCAGGTATTCAGGGACGAGGCGGATGCCATCGCGGAACTCGACCTCGATCTTCTGGCCGGGGAACACTAGGCCGTCTTCCATGACACCTTCCCCGTCTTGTTCATGGACCCGTAGAAGAACTCGGCGCTGGTCAGGTCCATCGAGTAGCCCAGCGCGTCCACGAAGTCGTCGTGGCCCTTGGGGAACGAGAGGAGCTCCGTCTCGAAGGCGGAGCCTCGGAGGCTCTTGTGGTGGAGGACCTTGTGGGCCTCGTACTTGGCGGCCACGCCGCGAGCTCGAGTCGTCTTGTCGCCGTCCGCCTTGCGTCCCTCGATCGGGATGTGCGGGTACTCCTCCATCACGTTCTGGATGATGGTGGACTGGGCCTGCACGCTCTCGACGATGACCAGACCGATGTTCGGGAACGCCTTCCAGCCGTCGAGGATGAACTCGACGTGGTGGCTCTCGCGCTTGTCGCGGTAGGCCGACAGGACGTAGAAGAAGCCCCGGTTGGGACAGCCCTTCTGGCAGACGTCCTCGGCGGTCGTCGCCCGGGCGGTGAAGTCGGCCCGCTCACGGGTTGAGAACGCGAGATCGACGCCCATTCTCAGGTTGTAGGAATGGCCCTCAGGGAGGGTGTCGAAGTGGGTGAACGGGCCCTTGAAGATGTTGCCCTCGAGGAGGCCGCTGATGTCGTTCTGGTAGGCGCAACTGAAGAGGGCTGAGCCCATCTCCTCACGCTCTCGGAGCAGGCGATCCACCGGCCAGTACTCCGGCCAGTAGCTGTGCAGATCGCCCTTGTCGTCGGGCTGGAGAGCGGACACGACGTGGCTCTCCCAGCCGAAGCCACCCTGGGCTGTCGGGGTGAAGAACTGCTCATACAGGTCGGCCTCCCCCCAGCGGGTGCCGATGACGATGACCACCCCGTCGGGGGCCAGGCAGGGCTTGAGCGTCTTCTTGAACCAGACCTCGACCGCCTCGCGCTGATCCACCGTCTGGGTGTTCTCCTCGTCGAGGATGTCGTCCATCAGGATGATGTCGAACCGCTTGCTGATGATGGCCCCGCCCACGCCGACCGCGAAGCAGGACACGTCCTTGGAGCCGTGCCACCGACTGCCACTTCGGAGCCACTCCTTGTCGGTCCACTTCGAGCTCGACGGACCGCAGTCAGGGAAGGTGTCCTTGTGGGCGGCGTTCGCCTCGTAGGTGTACTTGATGGCGCGGCTGAAGTCCTTGCCCTGCATGTCGGTGTTGGACACGAGGCCGACCCGCAGATCGGGGTACTTGGCGACCAGCCACGCCAGCAGGATCGTGTTGTTCCAGGTCGTCTTGGCTCCGCCGCGAGGCAGCAGCCACACGCCGTGGCTGCGGGCGTAGATGGCCTCGAGGGTCTGGCTCACCATCTTGCGGTGGTGCTCCGCCGGCTGGTAGCCGAAGACGTACTCGCCATAGGCGAAGACCGCGTCCGGTCCGTCAGTTCGTGCGAGCTCTCTCAACGCGTGGGAGCGGAGAGCTTGCCACGCTTCCGGCGTCAGCGCCGCGTCCTCGAGAAGCTTCGACAAGGGCCCTGAGGAAGTCTGGGTCGTCGGAGGCGGCAGAGAGGTTGATGCCAAGCGATCGCTCCTCGTTGATGGTGGACGGCTTGCCGAAGAGGACCTGGAGGCGGTCGATCAACTGGGCGACGTCTTGGGGTCGGATGACGATAAGCGGCTCATCGGCCCACACACCGCCGCGCTCCCGCCGGACGGTGCGCTTGAGGTCTTCGCGCATGCGCCCGATGGCCTCGTCGATGGCGTCGATGGCGTTGTCGCGGACGCGGGCTTCCTTGGCGATCCGCTTGCCCTCGTCGTCGGCGAGGAGCGAGAGGGCCTTGTTCTGGGAGCGGTTGCGGAACTCCTCGCGCTTCTTGGCCCAGCCGCGCTTCTTGGACGCCTCCATGATCATGGAGTGCGTGCTCATGCCGACGGAGTCCGCCAGCTCGCGCAGGCCCATGTCGCCCTGGATGTATTCGAGCTCGAGGGCGTCGTAGTCCCACTTCTTGTTCAACGGATCTCCCTGGTCACCACGCCGGACATGCCCGGGATGCTGACCGTGACCTCTGTGATGCGGGGGTGGGCCAGCAGCAACTGCTCGGTGATCCAGGCGGCAATGCTGTCGAGGCGCTCGGAGCCGCCGTACAGCATCTCCGACAGCGTGTGGAGATGGAGCCCACGGGTCACCGTGAACAGGTCGGCGTACAGGGTCAGGCAGGGCCCGGCGAGGTCGGCGACTTCATCGACGGTGACGGTAAAGGTGTGTCCGTGGAGGTGCGGCCCTTCGCGCTCCACATCGCGGTGGGTGGAGTCGAAGGTGACCGTGGCTCGGGCTGTGGTGATCAAAGATCCCCCAGAAAAAAGGGACGGACCGACCATCACTGGTCGGCCCGTCCATTCGGGAACCGTGGACTCGCTGCGCCTATCTACTGGAGGTCAACCAAAAGAGTAGGGGCGCGAGGCGGTGAGACCCATATGAAGTTGTACCACGCGCACAGTACAGGGCGCGTGGTCGGTTTGCTAGGTGTCCTGGTCGTCTTTGCCCGCCGAAAGATCGGTGAAGCGGTCGTTCTCGACGTCGTATCGCCAGTCGATAGCGTACGCGGCTTGGGGCAGGAGCACCACGCTCCCGTCGCTCAGGCACACGATGCCGTGCAACTGGCGGTTCGCCTTGGTCGCCGGGGGCTCGAACGCGAAGCCCAGCAGCAACCCGACCGGGTGCTCTGTTTCGATCGGGTAGAGGTCGGCTCGGAGGGTCACCCGGAGGGGTTCGTCGAAGAGCGCGGTCACCAGACCAGTGCCCCGAACACGACGCCGACGGCGAACCAGAAGACCGCGAACGCGGCGAGCTTGTTCTGGGTGTCGATCTTGATCATCGGATGCCTGCGTCCTTGGCGCACAGCTTGGGGCTCTGGTAGAGGTCCCCAAGGCCGACAGCGTAGACCACCCGACGGTGGCCGCAGGCGGCGCACTTCTGGCGGCGGTGACGCTGGAGGCTCACGGCGATGTTGACGACGAGGGGCCCGTAGTTGACATCGACGGGAGAGAGCCCAGCGGCGATCTGGCCCGGGGCCCCGATCACGCCCGGACCCTCACCTTCGCCTTGGACTTCGCGGCGGGCTTCGGGACGGCCCTCACCGGGTTGTAGGGAGCAACGGCTGCGGCCTCCTCAGGCGTGGTGATGATGTGACCGGCACCGGCATCCCGGTTGGCCTGCGTGTCGGGGACGAGGGAGGTCTCGTAGATCTTGACCTCCTTGATGGGAGCGGCGTCCACGCTGATGGTTCGACCAGCCGTGGCATCACGAGCCGCCTGAGCGATGAACGCTGAGACGCTGATGCCCTGGTCGAGGCAGTGGTGTCGGAGGGCGACCCAATCGTCGTCATCCAGATAGAAGCTGTGCTGACGGACGGTCAACGCACCATTCTCCTTTCGAGGTAGGCGAGCACGTCGGTCCGCCTGTACTTGCGCCAGCCCCGATCTCCCTGCTGGAAGTACGGGAGCTCCGTCGGGGGAAGACGTTTGACGGTGGAGCGGTCCACCCCCAGCAGAGCGGCTGTCTCGCTCGAGGTCAGCCACCGGGTGGACTCATGCTGCTGGGGGTGGATCATGGCTACTTGCGCTTCGCCGTCAGGACCACCGCGCTGAGGCTGGACAGAGCCAGCATCAGGACGAGGAACGGAACGACGGGGCTGGAGCTGTTCGACGACGATCCGACGGTATCGGTCGGCGGCAACTCCTCGGTCGGAGTGGTCGGGGGCGGGGTGATGACTGCCGGGTTGCAGTCGGGGCAGAACACCTCATCCTCGGCGAGGACCTCGGTGTCAGCAGCGTTGCTGACGCTGATGGTGTGGGTGCCCGGCGTGACGAAGATCTCGCCCACCGTGCCGTCACCGAACACGTCCTGCAAGGTCACCAACTGGCCGTCCACGCGGACGTTCAGCAGCATGATGAGCAGGACGGTTCCGCGAAGCTCGATGGCCGACTTGCCGACCGGGATCGGCAGGCCGGTCTCGGGGCAGACCTCGACGCTGAACTCACCGATGACGATCGGAGTCGGGGTCGGGGTGGGAGTCGGCGTGGGTGTGGGCGTGGGGCAGGCTCCCTCGGCATCAGGCTCGAGCTGCGGATCGCAGGTCGGGGTTGGCGTTGGGGTCGGCGTTGGGGTGGGGGTAGGTGTAGGGGTGGGCGTAGGGGTGGGTGTAGGCGTCGGGGACCCGCCGCCATCGTCCGGGGGCGGGCAGTCGGTGATGGGCGGCTCGTCCTGACCGATGTCGAGGGCGAGCACGAAGCTGCGGCCCTGGTCGTCAGCGAAGAAGCTGCCCACGACGATGGGGTCGGCCTTGATGGCGGACTCGTCCACGTCGATGGGGTTCTGGCCGGTCTGGAAGCGTTCGTCGTCTCCGGGCGTGCCGACGTACTTGCACACGAAGTACTTGGTGGCGGTGTCGGTCTCGACCGCGAGCACCGACGGCGCGACGGAGAAGAGCAGGCCCGCGATGGCGATCGCGGAGAAGATCCTCTTCATATTCCCTCCAACAGGAATGTGGGGCACAACGGGGTCGCGGGGACTCAGTTCCTCATCGGCTCTCCGCTTGGTACTGCTCGATGCCGCTCAGACGCGGCTCGTCGGGGGGATAGACGGGGGCGGACGACTTGTCGAGGCCGGTGTGGTGGATGTGGGCCTCGAGGCGGCGGAGCCGGCTCTCGATGTCGGGCTCCCGCCGGTCCTCGTAGGACAGCGGGATGACGTTGCCGCCGACGACCAACGCCTGCGGGTGGGTGCCGGTGGTCTTCCACCACTCCTCCCAGTAGTTGCGGATCTCCTCCACCTGGGACGCGCTGACCTCAGGTCCGGCGTCGAGGATGTAGCGTTCGTCGGTGAGGCGGATGAGTTTCATGCGTTCCCCCTGATGGCCGTGTCGAGGATGTCGTCGATGTCGGCGAGCAGCACGGCTGGCTTGCCCGCGACCGGGATGATGGATGCGTTGTGGAGGTCGATCTTCAGCTCGCGCAGGGCGATCTTGCGGCCCTCGATCATGCCGTCGCCGTAGTTCATCGCGGCATCCGTGGCCGCCCGGTCGTCGTCGTAGACCGGCATGATGTCGCGAGGCGTGCCGTCCTCATCGACGAAGTAGCGGATGTCGGCGTTGCACTGCCAGCAGGGGCCCTCCACGTCGTAGCCGTGGCGCTTCTCGTTGTAGGTCCGCTTCTCCTCGGCCCGCTCACTCACATGGTCCTCCCGACGGTGGCGTAGAAGAGCAGACCCAAGATGACGATGACGGCGATGAGCAGGGTCACGTTGATGGCCTTCACAGCGGCACCCACAGCACTTCATCGACCCGCCGGCGGAGCCACTCGAGGTCGGTCTCGGGGTGATGGATCATGTCGCGGACCTTGGTCTTGCCGATGGCCTTGACGGTGCCGTCCTTCTTGTACAGGTAGGTCTGCTCCAAGGTCCACTTCTGGCCGGTGGCGGGAACCGCCACGCTGTTGCTGGTCTGGACGAACTCACCGTCGATGGTCCGGGCGTTGCTGGTGATCTTGTGGCTGGCACCGTAGTCCGGCACGAGCCACGAACGCTGGGTGTCGCCGAAGGCGGTCACCTCGATCGCCCCGCCCTCGACGGGTGAGTGGATCTGCATGGCGAGCTCGCGTTCGAGGTCGCGGGCAGACAGGTCCCCGTAGGGCCGCTTCGGGTCCTTGTTGAACTTGCTCACGCCGGAACCCAACTGACCTCCGCGACGCGGCGCTTGAGCCAGGCCATGTCCGACTCAGGCTTGGGCGTCTTGACGGTAGGCGGCAGGCCCGGGAAGCCGGTGATGACGGGGCTCGTGGCGTACACGTTGCCGTTCTCGCCGTAGCTGAAGGTCAGGGTGGATGTCGTGGCGGTGCTGCTGCTGAGGGTGCTGCCGTTGTAGATGAGGTAGTTGCCGACCATTGCTGCTCTCTCCCGCATCTCGTTGATGGTCTCGTAGAGGCCGGGGACCAGAACGTGGTCCCCCAGCCACTTCGAGGAGTAGACCGGCAGTCCGAAGACCCGGTCTGCCGGTCCGCTCACCTATTCGGTCGTCTTGGACGACTTGGTGGTCTCGGTGATCTTGCGATCGACGGTGACCGTGGGCAGGCGCTCGAGGACCTGAGCCATCAGATCCTTGAGGTAGCCGACCTCCTTCTTGAACCGCTCCTCGCGGAAGTCCATCTCCTTCTTGAACGCCTCGCGCTCGAGCTTCAGGTTCTCGGTCTTGACCTCGAGCACCGCTTCGGCGCGAGCCGTCTCGATGCCCTTCATGGCCTGCTCGGCCTCGAACTCCTGGCGCTTCCGCTCAAGACCCACCATGTGGGTGACCTCGCGCTTCTCGCGAGCGTTGTTCTCGATGATCCGGTCCTTGTCGATGGACAGAGCGGCGATCTGCTCCTGAAGCTCGGTGACGCGCTCGGTGAGCTCCTTCTCCTTGCCCTTGACCTTGAGGGTCGCCTCAAGCTTGGCGATGGAGCCGCGCAGCTCGAGGACGGTCTCCGACAGTTGTGCCTCGAGTGCGATCTTGGGATCGGGCTTTCGCTGGAACATGGTTGACCTCCTGAAGGATCAGTCGTGGTTTGGTACTAGCCTACGATACTACGAAGACACCTCCTTATCCGGGGTGGGGTTGGCGAGGGCGGCGACGACGCGGGCAGCAATCTCATTGCATCGGCCACCGTCCAGTTCCTCGCCTTGATGCCCGTCCTCGTTGGGGGTCAGTTGCTGATGTATCACGTAGGCAACGTCGTCCACGTCCAGCGGTGGGGTGGCGGGGCGGGAGAGGGCGAGCGCGTCGAACAGGTCGAGCGCGATGCTCTCCCATGCGGCGAGGCTGGGGTTGTCCATCGTTGCCGTGATGCGGTCGTGGAACGGTCGCAGCGCCGCGTCAGCCTCTGCGCTCGACTCGGGGGTGGGCGCTAGACGCACCGGATGCGACCGCTTGGGCGCATATCCCGGTTCGTAGTCGTGAACGAGGCGAACGCGGTTGCCGCAATCGTCGCACATCATCGTCCTGCTCCTTCCTGCCCGCCACCCGTCATCGTGCCAGTACCGTCGGGATGAGTGCGATGCCGTAGATGAGGCCGATGAACGCCCCGACCTTCAAGCCCCACAGAACGTCCTTGCGGCTCATCGGTCGGCTCCTTCCTGCCCGCCACCCGGCCACCCGTCCTTGGGCATATCGCAGACCGCGCAGAACTCGGGGCGGCGGCTGTCCCACTTGCCGAAGACGTGCGTGTGACGCTGGCGGTGCATCTGCCCCGGCTCGGGCTTGCCGTCCTTCCGTGGCTCGTTCACTTGGCTCCTTCCTGCCCGCCACCCGTGGGAACCGGGGCGGTTCGTACGGTTCGCAGACCGCGACACGGGAGGCAGGTGTAGACCTTCGTATTCGGCCCGAAGTCCCAGTCGAGGTCGCGCTTCCACTCGTGCTTGTGCTTCGGATCGTCGGTCTGACGGATGCGCCCCGTCATCGCCCGCCACCCGTGGCAAGCTCGTCTGTCCTGGGATCGGTCGCCCAGTCGTCGGACGCTAGCGCGTCGAGGGCGTCTGCGTACCTGGCGACGATGCTGTCGGTCAGCCGCTCGATGAGCCTCCGACGACGCCAGCGCGAGACCGCCGGATGGAGGAACTCGTTGAAGGCCATGCCCAGGAAGAACATGCCAGCGGCAGCGAGGATGGCGGCGAACTTCACCGCTCGATGCCCAGGATGAGCAGCACGCCGTCGATGATGTCCGCATCGGATGCGTTCTTGTTGTGCTCGAGGAACCACACGATCTCGGTCTTCTGGTTGCGGCGAAGGGCCTCCGTCGCGAGCTCGGCTCCTCGAGTCCGCGCCTGGGACTCGATGGACACGATGTGCGGTCGGATGGCCGTCGGAGCGATGCGGGTCAGCTCATCGGGCCAGCGGATGTCGGCCTCGGCCAGCCACAGGTCCAGACGACGTCCGGCCTCCGTCGCCGGCTCCACGATCTTGACCGGCACCTTGTCGGCGCAATCTCTCATCGTTGACCTCCAAGAACGAACGCCAGGACGGCGATAGCCAGGATCATGGCCGCACAGCCTAGCCCGTCGGCCAGACGCTCCTGCCAAGTGTCCTTCATCCCAACGCCGCTCGAAGGGCACCGAACCTGTCGCGATGGATACGCAGGCACTCGTCGCATTCGTCGGTCGGCCAGTTGGGATGCTCATGCGAACCGCGATGGTCGATCGGCTGGAGGAGGGCCTGGGCCGCCGCTCGCAGCTCTCCGTCGAGCAGGTACGGGTTCTGCTCGATGGCTCGTGCCGCGACGTACGCGACGGTGCCCTTGTTCTTGCGGGTGAAGGAAACCACCCACTCCACCTGATCAGATCCGTCGAAGGCCATCAGAGTTCACGCACGGCGGCGGCCATCGCGATCCTGGCCTCGTACTCCTCTGTCCCGTGGTCGTACTGGTCCATGCCGCGCAGACCATCTCCATAGACCTCGATGGGACCATAGTACCGATCCAGCCAGGTCCTCACGACGCCCACCGCCGCCTCAGCCCGGCGAACCCGCTCCTCGAGCAGCATCCACGCATCCGGCGGGTGAACCAGCTCATCCCCGCCCTCGAACGCTGTTTTTTCGCGATCAGGCACTGCACCCTCCTCTACAGCCGTACCGCCGTAGCATCGTGTCTGGGTACTGTCGTGTCAAGTGGGGATGGTGGTGGTTGGATGGATGGTTTTGGTCGGTCGGATGCGAGAAAAGTGCGCCGCTCGACGCCCAAAGCAGCCCCCCGGGAAGTCGCCGACCGGGGGGGGGCCGGTCCCCGGGGGCCGCATGCTACGGTTCTCCCAGAGGCTCTAGGATCAACGGAGCCGCCGGTGGAGGGTGTCAGGTGGGGAGCGGTTCCACACAGGGGGTCCAACGCCACCTTGGTACCATACGGGGGCTCCTGCGCGACCTGGGCCCCTGAGCTAACCGTAGCAAGCGTAGCAGTGCTACGCAGCATGCTACGCAAGGGCGAGGTCGGCGGGCAGAGGTCGTCGAGGGCGTCGTCGCCGGATCGCGAGCGTTCCACCAGTCGGAGGGCTAGCAGTGGTGGGGCACGAGGATGGCGGCGACTCGACCGCCGGTCCCGGGTCGTGCTCTAGGGTGGGCTGTCCCTGCGGCTAGGATCACACCGGGTGACCCACCGACAGGACCTTCGCCCAGCTTGACACCCCCACCACAGATGGAGGACAATCAGGGCCGACAGGGCGACCCGCCCCCCGCACTCTGGAGGTCAACCAGTGACTCGCAAGGCACGAACCATCGCGGCGAACAAGTCCCGCCCCATCCCCGCCTGTGACGCCTGTGGCCGTCGTGGGGATACCGACCACGTCTGCTCCGACCGACAGGCCGTCGCCCGATGACGACCACCGAACGGGACATGCTCACCGACGAGCGCCAAGCCCTCCTCGACCGCCTCGTGCGGGTGGACCTCGTGTCCGAAGGTCTGGGCGTGCTGGAGCGGGCGCTTGAGCGCCGCGCCCTTCGTCAGCGCATCGATGAGATTGACGCCCTCCTGACGGCGACCGTCCGATGACCGACATCGACCTGTGCGTCTGCGGCCATGAGGGCTGGGAGGGCCACACCCACGACGACAACATGTGCCTGACCCCCGGCTGCTGGTGCGGCGTCGTCAAGGCCCAGCAGGGTGCCTCCCTCCACCCGGTGGGCGACCGCTGGATGGTCCGCATCGTGACCGAACCGCTGGGCCTCCTCTGGCACGGGATGGAGCGGGACTGGACCCGCACCCGCCAGACCTACGAGGAGGGCACCATCGTCGAGGTCTACGACCGCAAGTACGTCGAGGGCTTCAGCCCCATCGGCCAGTTCGTCACCGCCTACGGTGCCCGGACCCTCCTCTCCCCCCGTGGTGCCCACGCCCTCTCCCTCCATGGCGGCATCCCTGAGTGGACCCTGACCCGCGACGAGGTCACCACCCTGATGGGGCTCATCGTCCAGTACGGCGACATCCGCCTCGACTGACCCTCACCCCTGACCCCCACCCGGGTCAGGTGCGAGTGCCAGACGGACACTCAGACCAAGGAGGTCAACATGGACAAGGCACAGGCCAAGGTCGTACAGGTGGCAGTGGGCGAGGCCATCAAGGCCGTCTACGCCCAGCACGGCCTGACCGTCACGTCGTCCCGGGTCACCTACGACGACTCCACCCTCAACCTGACGGTCAAGGCGACCGTCGCCGATCCGGCGGCGCAAGCCAAGACGTGGGACAACTACGCGCCCGTGTTCGACCTCCCTGAGGGCGGCGTCGGCAAGGTCATCACCCTCAACCGCAAGGCCTACCGCATCATCGGGCTGGACCTGAACCGTCGGGCCTACCCGGTGCGGGTCGAGGACCTCGCCACCGGTCGCCCGGTCCTGTTCAAGGCCCCGGCTGTCGCCCGGGCTCTGGCGTCCCAGACCGCCTGACCCTCACCCCAGCCCCTCACCCGGGGCTGGTGCGAGCGCCACGTCGGCACTCAAGCAAGGAGGTCAACATGACCGTCAAGGAACTCATCGAGGCGCTGTCGTCCATGGACGAGGACGCCACCATCCGCATCGCGGGCCAGCCCTCCTATCCCATGGAGGCGGAGTTCATCGGGCTGGGGGGCCAGGTTTCCGCCGGATCACCCGACGGCGACGACGAGTGCGCCGACTGCATGGACCGTCGGTCCGACCACGTCGCCCAGTCCTGCACCCTCAAGGACCTCGACGACGACACGCCCTGCCCGTGCGAGGGGTTCGAGGAGCCCGCCAAGGACGACGAGTCGGGCGTCTGGCTGGTGGTCGGCGACAACATCGGCTACGGCGTCCCCCGCGAGGTCTACGACACCGCCCGCTACGGCTGGTAGACCCTGACCCTCACGGGAGCCCCGGTATCCCCGGGGCTCTGGCGAGCGCCAGATGGGCACTCAGGCAAGGAGGTCAACATGGCACTGACGAAACAGGACCTAGAGCGGGCCGTCGAGGACGAGCGCCGTCTGGGGTCCGTCGGCTACAACCTCGCGTTCGACCACGGCCAGAGGCTTCAGGCCAAGGGTCGCGCCATCGTCCTGCGCGAGGCCAACCGTCAGGGCTGGTCGTACGACGACCTCGTCCTGTGGGTGGACTCGAAGTACGGTCGCTGGTTCTGGGACAGCCTGTATGGCTGTTCTGATCCTGACGGCGCGGCTCAGGCCGTGACCCTCGCATGGGTCGCCCCGGGCGAGGGCGACTACGTCTACCAGCCGACCAGCGTCGAGGCCCACGTCACGCGGGTCGAGGCCTACCGGCGATGACGTACATGCGGCCATGCCGACGGTGCGGCATCGAGTACGACTTCGACCTTGACCGGACCATGAACGGCCCACACGCCCACGGCCCTGAGCCTCGAGGCTGGTCACCGGGCGGCATGACCGTCGCCCGGGAGGGCACCGCCCCCGGGACCCGGGTCCGGCTCATCCACCCCCGCGAGGGCCTGACCGTCGGTCAGGTGTTCACCGTCGGGTCCACCAGCCCGGAGCATCACTCCCAGAATGGTGGCGGCTACACCATCTACACGACGGACGGCCAGCACCTCTGGTCCGTCTGGCTGGAGGTCGTCGGGTGAAGGTCCTCGTGGTGTGCGAGTACAGCGGGCGCGTCCGCGACGCCTTCAGGGCGAAGGGGCACGAGGCCATCTCGTGCGACCTCCTGCCGACTGAGGTCCCCGGGCCTCACATCGTCGGGGACGCACTGGCTGCGATCCGCGACGTTCAGCCCGACCTCCTCATCGCTCACCCGCCCTGCACCTACCTCGCCAACAGTGGCGTCCGGTGGCTGTACGGCGGCAAGGGCACGACCATCGACCCGGTCCGCTGGGGCCAGATGGAGGAGGGTGCCGCGTTCTTCGCCTCCCTCCTCAACGCTGACGTGCCCATGGTCGCGGTCGAGAACCCGGTCATGCACGGCTACGCCCGGGCCATCATCGGGCGCGGTCAGGATCAGATTGTCCACCCGTGGCAGCACGGCCATGGCGAGCAGAAGGCGACCGGGCTCTGGCTCCGGGGCCTCCCCCTCCTGCGCCCCTCCGACATCGTCGAGGGCCGGGAGCAGCGCGTCTGGCGGATGGGTCCGTCAGCCGACCGATGGAAGGAACGCAGCCGCACCTTCAGCGGCATCGCATCGGCCATGGCCGACCAGTGGGGTGACCTGTGAACGTGACCTGTACGACATGCCGCAAGGGGCCGCACATCCCGTCGGCACCCGACTACCACCTCTACCGGACGGCGTCCGTCCGTCCGCCTCGCCCAGCCCTGGCCGTCGCCGGCCCGATCGCGACCGGCGATTGCCCGACATGCGCCCGGGGTGGCTTCGCTCCCAGCCATGACGGCAGCAGCCGCTGCGAGTCAGGCTCCATCGCATCCGGCGGGACCCGGTCGCACTGCTCCTGCGACACCTGCTTCTGACCCTCACCCCTGCCCCTCCATCCGGGGGCAAGGGCGAGTGCCAGATAGGTACTCAACCATGGAGGTCAACCCATGACACCGCTCGAACTGGCAACCCGACTGGGCCAGAGCCCAGACCTCGACAACCGCATCACGGGCGTCGCCATCATCCTGCGCGGCCTGACCGACGACGACGGCGACCGTCAGGGCTGGCCCATGACTCCCGCCGTTGCGATCCGCGCCGCGAAGTACATCGGCGTCGAGCCCACCCCGGAACTGGTCGCGGCGGTCCTTGAGTTCGCCCCGTCCCTCCCCGACTTCTACCTCAACCGATGACCGTCCAGCATCACGTCACCGCCAACGCCCGGGCGGCGATGGAGAACGACGGCGTCGAGGTTCTGATCCTGACGGCGGAGCAGCGCCGCGACCTCGTCCGCGCCCTGACCATCGCCGTTGACACTGAGCTCGAGGCGACCGACCGGTGGGTCGCCCTCATCAACCTCATCCAAACTGGAGCTCCACTTTGAGCCTCGCCGACAAGCTGAGGACCCTCCGCGACGTGACCTTCGTGGTCCTGTGCGTGATCCTGTTCCTCGCCATCGCGAGCCAGCCATGACCGACTTCGAGGACTGCTGGCCGTTCCCCTGCCGTGACTACCACGCCACCTCAGCTCATCAGGAGGACCCGTGCCTTTGCCGGTGCCATCGGCCAGCGAACGACTACATCGGCCAGGGTGCGGATCAGGCCACGACGCCTCCACCGGAGGGACATGTACCTGGGCTTGACACGCTGATGGCGAGCCTTCAGACTGACGACATGAGGTCAACCACCGGGCTCCCCCACGACTTCGGTCAGGTCTGCGATTGCATCGACTGCGTCGGCTGTGATCACAAGCACGTCGAGCCCGATGACGACGGCCTGTTCCTTCACTTCAACCGGTGCGCCGACTGCGACCAAGTCGTGGTCCTCACCGCCCCGGACGAAGACGGTCAATCCTTCTGGGAGGTCATGTAGATGGGCATCATCATCGAAGGGCACGTCGTGGTCAGCACCAAGACCCTGACCGGACACAAGGGCCACCACCTGACGGTCGAGGACGACTCGTTCGGGCCTCGCCTGTGGTGCGTCGAGGACGCCGTGGTCGTCGCGTCGGTCCCTCAGCCCCGGACCGATCTGCCATGCGGCTGCATCGACGTGGCGAGCCACAACGAGGACCTCGCCGTCCAACTCGACCTCCGCAAGAAGTTCCGCATCCCCAAGTCCACCTGCGTCGGCTGCTATCTGGGCGACGACGGCATCAGCATCCACTCCTGCGCCATCCACCCTGAGAGGTACTGGCCGGAAGCTTCCTGACCCTCACCCCAGCCGCCGACCAGCGGCTGGTGCGAGCGCCAGATTGGCACTCATCAACGGAGGTCAGCCATGACCAAGACCATCGAGTACGAGGTCCCCGCCTTCAAGGGGTCGCCTCAACTCGCCCACTACGGCGAGTGGGACGGGAACACCCTGCTCCACGCCATCCTCAACGGCGACGGACCGGCGGTCACGGAGTTCCTGGCCGGGTTCGTCGCGGATCGCAACACGGAGTTCGACGCGGTCGAGTTGCGGTACGCCATCGTCGCCCGGGCCGTCGAGGCGACGACCGACCTCGCCAAGGGCGTCGAGACGACCGGGTTCAAGGCCTTCGCCAATCCCGATCCCAAGGCCAAGTACCGCAAGCCCAAGGTCACCCACGAGGGCGAGGGCTGCGAGGCCAACTACTGCGACCTCGCCGCCAAGTACCGCCTCCCGGCTCCGCCGGAGGGCTTCGACGGGACCGTCCTCACGCTGGCATGCCAGAAGCACGCGGTCGAGGCCATCGACCGTCAGGCCTACTTCGTCGCCCGGGGCGGCAACAGCAGGTACGTCTACCTGACGTCCGACGGACACAGGCAGATCAAGGAGGCCGCTCGCGACGCGCTCCTCGAAGCCGTCAAGGCCGCCGTCTAGCCCTCACGCCAGCCCCTGACGGGGGCTGGAGCGAGTGCCACACGGGTGCTCAAGCAAACAGGAGGTCAGCCATGACCCAGAGCGTAGTCAACGTCGATGACCCCAGCGCGGCTGACGGCATCGCCGACATCCGCCCGGATCAGGTTCGGAGCGCCTACGACGGACGCGCCAACCGGTGCGCGTGCGGCTGCTCAGGCAACTACTACGGCCCCGGCTACCCGGAGTTCAGCATCGCCACGACCGACCGGATGGTCGGCCTCATCCTCAAGCGCATGCAGCGCCGCGCCGCCAAGGCCAAGGCCGGCGAGGTCGAGCCACTGTGGACCTTCACCTACTCCGACGGGTCCCGCATGTTCGCCTACCAGACCGCCTCGCGTCTGATCCGCATCGAGACGGTGGCCCTGTGACCGCCGAAGACGAGGCGTGGGAGCGCGAGTGGAACGAGTCCATCGCCCGGATCAGGGCTGACTTCCCGTCGGGCTGGAGCATCACCGGGTACAAGGGCCACAACACCCACGACGGCGTGGCCTGGGTCGCGACCCTCCGCCTCGACGGCAAGTCGGTCGCCTTCCTTGAGGACTCAGGTGTCGGTGGCGGAGTCTGGTCCCAGTTCCGCGATCGCGCCGACCGCGAGCTGTTCGACAAGGCCGTCGCCGACGTCCTGCCCGACGAGAAGACCGAACCGGAGCAGATGGTCTTCGAGGCCCTCCTCCAGCGGTCAGGCAAGTGATGCGGCAGCACCACGCTGGATATCCCGTCCCGTACTTCGAGCAGGTGCGGGGACGGGACGGCCTGTGGTGGTGGGCCAAGTGCCCGGTCTGCGGGCGCGTGATCCTGAACAAGGACGGCTTCGGACCGGCCAACCACTGGCGTCGGATGCAGCGCCGGGAGGAGGCCCAGTGAAGGTCCTCGACCTGTACTCCGGTCTGGGCGGCTGGTCGCAGCCAGCCCTCGACGAGGGCCACGACGTGGTCCGGGTGGAGTACGACCCTCGCCTCGCGAAGGAGGTCCCGTCGTCGGTTCAGGCCGACATCACGACCCTCCGACCAGCCGACCTCCTCGACATGATGGGCGGCAAGCCCGACCTGATCCTCGCCTCGCCTCCCTGTGAGGCGTGGTCGGTCATGGTCATCAGCCGCAACTGGTTCCCCGACTACACGCCCAAGTCGGATCGGGCTGCGGCTGCGGTCGAGATGGTCAAGCACACCCTGTACCTGATCCACGCCATCGACCCGACGTTCTGGGTCATGGAGAACCCTCGCGGCATGATGCGGAAGCACCCGGTCGTCGCCGGACTGGAGCGCCGGTCGGTCACCTACTGCCACTACGGTGAGCAGCGGATGAAGCCGACCGACCTGTGGTCCGACCGCTGGGCTCCCAGCCTGGTCCTCGCACCGACGTGCAAGAACGGCGACCCCTGTCACGTTCGAGCGCCTCGCGGGTCGATGACCGGCACCCAAGGCATGAAGGGCGACCGCAACGGCTACTGGACGAAGTCCCTCATCCCCTACCCGCTGGCACGCGACGTCACCGACGCCGCAGCGGCGGATCTCGAGGCGGGCCAAGTCGGCTCCAACCTCACGCTCTGGTAAGGAGGTCAGCCATGCAGTTACACGACTCAGCCAAGGCGGAGAACATCCGCGACATCGCCCGGGAGCTCCTCGCGAGAGCCGACGAGCTCGACGGCACCATGCCGTGCGAGTGCGGGCACCTCCGCCAGAACCACGACCCGGCGGGTTGGAACGCGGGCTGGTGCAGCGGAGCCCAGACGACTCGCCGGCCCAGCGGCAGGATCATCGCCGCCGACGGCGACTGCAAGTGCGAGGAGTTCAAGGCATGGTGACCAAGCTGGTCGGGAACTGGCGGCGACGCCGGAACACCAAGACCGACACCCACCTCTACTCAGGCAGCGGGCATCACCCGTTCGACCAGCGCCCGATCTGCGGCAAGGCCATCCGCTACATGACCACCGAACCCATCAAGCCGTGGACCGGCTCACCCCGATCGCGATCCGGCGCGAACGCCGCCCTCCCCTGCACGGAGTGCCTCATCAACGCCATCGGTCAACGGGACTACTCGAAGTGAGCGACGAGGAGGACCTGTGCGCCCGGTGCGGCCACAGCTCTGAGGATCACGGGGGCGGACCCGGCGAGGGCGAGTACCCGGACCTCCCATGCGACTGCGGCTGTCCCCGCTGGACGGAGGAGGCCGACACCTGACTTGCAATCCACGGGCCCAGGCCCGATACTCAACACCGGAGGTCAACCGAATGGACGAGAAGCCCGACCCGACACCACCCAAGCGGTTCTGGAGGGTCACGTTCTGGACACCCGACGGGACAGAGCGCCGTCGCTACATCCGCTGCCCGTACCTCGAGCCCTCGAGTGACTCGCTCGTCAACGTGACGGCGCGTCTGGGCGAACTGGTGTGGACCGGCGTCATCACCAGCTACCGGCTCAGCCCGGTGCCATCGGCCCGCGTGGCCGCCGTCCGCAATCGCTCAGTGCGATGGAGCGAGGTCGAAGCCTCCCTCCTCGCCGCCTAGAGGACCATGACATGCTCATCATCCTGTTCATCACCGGCATCCTCATGTGGGTCATCGGCTCACGTCTGGAGAAGCGCCAGATCGAGGAGCGCGACCGCGAGCTCGACGACTGGCTCCACCGCCGCAACCGACTGCCGAAGAAGCCTCGATGAAGAGGTCCTACGCGGCCATGGCCGACGAACTGGGACTGGAGTTCTGTGGTGGCGTCCGCAAGACCGGCCACTACTGCACCCTCGATCACAGCCGTTGGGGCGCGTCCGAACCGGGGCGCGTCCACATGGCCGACGTGCGAGTCACGAAGGCGGGCCTGGCTCGCTTCCTTGGCCTCGCCGCGATCGCACTTGATCCCAGCCTCAACGACGAGGTGCCGTGGCGGAGGGTCTACCTCCGCACCGTGCGCTCGCGTTATCTGGCCCAGCAACTGCACGTCCGCGTGCCCGGGCGAGAGCACTACGACTTCGACCGTTCGTTCGTCCTCGCGAGCGTCGCATCCCTCCCGAACAGCGAGCCTCTTCGGAAGCAAGCGTTCGACTGGGCGCGGCGCTGATGGGGAGGTGTAACTGGTGCGGACCAACGACATGCTCCTGCCCCAGACCGGCCAGCGGGTGCGGGTGTTCGTGCCACGAGTGTTGCAGCCCGTGCGACTGCGACAACTGGATGTTCGAGGACGCTCGACCTACGTCTGGTGGAACCGACTTGATCTCTGCGTCATCCCCTTCAAGAGGAAGGCACACGACGAGTGGCCTATCCAGCACGCCATCGACATCGTCCACGGGGGCGGCTTCGATGTCGCCGATCTCGACGACATCACCCTTGGCACCCCATCCGTGGGGCGGCTGAAACAGCAACCCTGGCCCGGGTTCCTCCGCGATGGAGTCCGTGTACCGGTCGAGGAGGAGGACCTATGGCAAACCATGACGGGGGCGCAGTACTTCCTGTACCGCGTGTTTGGCGTTGCACCAGATGCTGGGAGGTGGGAACCCGACCAAGTTTCATCATCCTCGACGGGACCTACGGGTCCCAGCCCTGCCGCAGCATTCGCTGTGGTGGAGAGAAGCGGATCTTCCACGAAGAGGAGTTCAACGATGACATCAGCACTGAACACACACGAGTACGTCGCCCCGCACAACAACCCTGAGGTGGCGGCGATCATGGCGGAGAAGGGCGTGGGCCGGAAGCGTGCCTACACCATCCTCCGACAGACCAAGGCCAAGGCCTTCACCGCTGAGGTGCCCCAGACACAACGGACACAGGTCCTCGCCTCACTGGTGAACCACGCTGGATCGAGCAAGAACGCCAAGGAGCTCCTCGACCAGCTTCACGACGACGGCATGAAGATCGACATGCACGACACGGTCAAGACGCTGTGGTCACTTCAGAAGAACCGCTTCGTCTCGTTCCGTGAACGCGGCAACCCGCCCGGTCTGTACGCCATCAAGGTGACCGACCAGGGACAGGCTGCCTACGCCGACATGCGTGAGCGGCTGGCGGATCAGGAGGTGGACACCTTCCTCGTGGCTCAGTCCTACCGTCGCCCTGCCGTCGTCGAGGCGGCCATCGCGGCGGAGGCCGAAGCGTCGGTCGCCCTCGACCACGATCCGAAGATGGAGACGCAGTCGAGCCTGGATTGGCCGGTCAAGACCAAGGCGGAACGGACCGCCGAAGCCCTAGCACTCAACGGCGAGGTCGTCGTCGAGGACATCCTCCCCGGCACGCCGGAGTGGGCCGCCTCAGAGGTCGCCCTCGAAGAGCAGCGCCGGTCGGAGTACGGCTTCGACGTGAAGGAGTTCCCGCTCATCTGCGCGATCCGCGACCGCGCCCGGAAGGAGGCCGTCCTGACGCAGGCGGCGCGGCTCCTCGAGGAAGCCGGCGAGGACGACATCGCCCTCACCGTCATGGGTCGGACCGAGTACACCGACCTCGAGCTCGAAGTGAAGACGATGCTCCACAGCATCGGGGAGGTCTAGATGACAGTCACCCTGAAGATCGAGATCACGTCGCCTCTGACGGACGAGGACCAGGACCTGATGGCTGGCCTCGCCCTGATGACCGTCGCGATCGCGAACCGTCAGCAGTTCAACGCACAGGCCGACGCTGAGGCGGCGGCTGAGGCCGAGCCTCAGATCTGCGGCACCTTGGAGTACGTCTCCGAGCCGTCGGGCGACGAGGCCACTGGCCGCGTCTGCATCAGCACTGAGGGTCACGGTGGGCGGCACAAGTTCCGTCCCACCATCCCGATGGGCATGAACTGATGCCCCAGCCCGCTGAGGGCATGCCCCAGACGGAGGTCGTCCTCCGTCTGCGGGCAGCCATCGACACTGCCATCAGGTTCCCCAACCCCAACAACGTGGAGTCGGCCCTCGCCATCACCCGCCTGTACCCGGTGGCGATGCGGTCCACCCACCTTCGCCACAACCTGGGTCAGGCCCGCTGGGACTGGCTCACCGACCATGGCTACTACGCCGCCCTCGATCCGTCGTCGGAGGACGACCGGGTGCAGGGCACCATCACCCCGGACTACACCGGATGAGCGATGACCTGGCCGCCTTCATCATCGGGGTGGTGATTGGCTGGGCCATCGCCATCACCGCCCTGACGATTGGCTTCCGGCGACGATGAGCTACCACGAAACCGGGGTGGACGAGGTCCCCCGCTACAGGGCTGCCATCTGGGGGAGGGCGGCCTGCGACCGGTGGGAGGACCACGAGTGGATCAGGTTCATCCACGTCTCCCACCCGGGCTACACGTTCTTCGTCCTGTGTCGCCACTGCGGGCGGACGCCGCTGGAGGCGCTCGATGCGCTGCCGTTCGTCGTCCCGTCGTGACATACAGGTGGCACAGCCGGGGTGGAGCATGACGGAGTGAGACCCGTCGTCTACTCCGCATCCTCGGTCAACGCCTACCTGGACTGCCACCTCCAGTGGTGGTTCACCTACGTCTTGGGCGAGGAAGGCGTCCAGAGCGAGCCGATGCGCGTCGGGATCGAGCTTCACGACGCCGTCGAGCGGCTCCTCCGAAACCGCGACGACTTCCAAGCGTACTGGCAGGCCGAGACGAGGGATGCCCATCTTGGCGCTCTCGTCAGTGTCTTCGTCGCCGATGTCCTGCCGACCTATCGCAACCCGGTCTGGGTCGAGAAGGAGTTCCAGATCGAGGTCAACGGCATCCCGTACAGCGGCATCATCGACTCGCTCGACGAGCAGGACGTGCCGTGGGGCTTCGAGGACATCCTGCGGGATCTGAAGTCCACCGGGAGCCGGCCCCGGCCCGGGAAGTACACCTTCAACATGCGCGGCTACTGGATGGGGGCCCGTGACCTCGGTCGCGAACCGGCGGGCATCCAGCTCGACTACATCGTCCGAACCAAGACGCCCTACTACTGGCCGGAGGTCCAGCCTATCCCTGACGACGACGACCTCGCCGCCTGGGCCCACACCCTCGAGCTCGTGGCGAACGGCGTCGAGCGAGCCGACTACCGGGCGACCGGGCTGGGGTCCCGCGCCTGTACGACCTGTCCCTACGCCGCGATGTGCGGTCCATACCAGAGGTTCAAGGAGGTCACCGATGCCTGAGGCCAAGACGCAGTCCCTCGCCGCCAAGCTGGCGGAGATCATGGGCCAGATGAAGCACGTCAAGAAGGAGGGCTTCAACAAGGCCCAGAACTACAAGTTCGTCCGCGAGACGGACGTCGCCGAGATGGCGTCGGAGCTCCTCGCGGCCAAGGGCATCTGGGTCCACCAGACGCTCATCGCGGAGGACATGGAGCCCCTGTACACGACCAACTCGGGGGCCCAGATGTGGCTGACCAAGGTCCAGATCGCGTTCAAGTTCATCGACGGCGCGACCCTCGAGGAGACCCTCCCGCAGACCTTCAGCGGGCACGGTGCCGACACGGGCGACAAGGGCATCTACAAGGCCATGACCGGCGCTGAGAAGTACTTCCTGATGAAGTCCTTCCTGATCTCGACCGGTGACGACCCTGAGGCCGACGAGAAGGTGGACAAGGCCGCCGACGCTGCCGGTGCCGCAACCGCTCCCCGGGTGGTGCGCGGATCGCAGTCCGGCGTCCAGCGCGGAGGCCGCTCCGACGCTGCCACAGCCGCTCAGGTCAACGAGGTGGCCCGCTTGGTCAAGGAGTTGAACCTGACTGCCGAGACGGCCCTGCCCATCATCCAGGCCGTTCTGGGCGAGATCCCGGCGGATAAGCAGAACATGCGCGACTTCCTCGGATCGAAGAAGTCGGCTGAGGTCGGCAAGCTCATCGAGGCGCTCATGGAGTTCAAGCCCGTCGAGAAGGCGGTCGCGGGCGGCGACCAAGCGGATCTCGAGGCTCGCGAAGGTCTGGACCTCCGCGACGAGCCCCCGGCGGCCATGGCGGTCGTCTAGACTTACGGGCCGTCCCTAACGGGTCGGCATCGGTGACGCGGACCGGATGTCTGACAGCATCCGGTCCCCGCCGCCCTTACTGTCAGGAGGGCTGGTTTGTACGATCCCGTCGAGGTGGCGACCTTCTACGTCGCCATGTTCCCGGCACGAGACGACGTGTACAGCGTCTGGACGCCGGAGTTGCAGGGCTGGCGACCCGTTCGAGAACCGCTCACGCCTCAGATCATCCTCGCTGGCCTGACCAAGGCCGGTCCCGCCATCAGCGGCTACATGATCTCCCCGGACTCCTTCACGCACTCATTGGCGATCGACTTCGACACCCCCGACGGACTCGAGCAGGGCTTCGCCGTGGCGGCGGCCATGGGCGCAGCGGGCCTCCCGGCCTACGTCGAGACGAGCCGTCGAGGCTCCCATCTGTGGCTGACCCTCGATGGTCAGGTGAGCGCGAAAGTGGCCCGCCGAGCCCTGCGGGCGTTTCTCGCCACCGCCCTCGCGGACCCTGAGGATGTTCACATCGAGATCAGGCCAGGGTCCGACACCATCGCCCCGGGGGGCTTGGGGCATGCACTACGATTGCCGTTCATGCCGCACCCCAAGACCGGTGTCACGCCCCAGTTCATGGACGCATCCGGCACCGTCATGGGACCCACCATCGCTGCCGCCCTCCTCGACATCAAGTGGGGCGAAGCGAGCATCATTACCGACTGGTCGAAGCGTTGGTCCCCGGTCACGACCCGGATCAGCAAGGCCTACGCCGACCCCAAGGACTTCGGTCCAGATGAGTACGAGAACGCGTCCGCCTCGCAGATCCTCCGCGAGCTATGGGGCGCGGACCGGGCAGTCCCCGGGCGCAGCATCCGGTGCCCTGCCCATGACGACAAGGTCGCTTCCCTCAGCATCCTCCGCGACGATCGAAGGGTCATCTGCAAGAGCCCATCGTGCCCCCTCAACAACGGGGACCACGGACGAGGCACCTTCGAGCTCACCCGTCTCGCCATCCATGTCTGAGCCGGAACGGTTCAACTTCGAGAAGGTCGGTCTGGGCTACCGGGTCTGGCCGACGGATGAAGAGCTCAACTGCGACCTGAAGGTCAGCCACATCAAGCGCAAGGGCGGCGACCTCCACGGACTCCTGCGGGTCGGCTGCAAGTTCAAGGGCGTCAAGACCATCAACGGCGTCCTCCACACGACCCGGTTCAACCTGTCGGCGGGCCAGACCCGCAAGCAGGTGGCGGCGCTTCTCAAGACGAGGACCCCGGGCTTCGAGACCATGGACTGGTTCGACGCCCTCGAGTTCCTCTGCCAGCACGTCGAGGAGGCTGAGTCCACGGGCGAGCCCATCGTCGAGGTCGGCACCAACCGACCGGAGGCGAAGCGGAACAACCGGATCGCCCTGGACCCGCTGGTCCCGGCCAACGTCGCCTCGCTCCTGTACGGACCGGGCGGTGCCGGAAAGAGCGTCCTCGCCCTCGCTGGTGCCCTGTCGATCGCCACGAACCACGAAGTCATCCCGGGCATCCCGCCCGTCATCACCGGCAACGTCCTGTACCTCGACTGGGAGACCGACGCCTACGTCGTCAACGACCGGATCTGGGCACTTTGCACAGGTGCCGGTGTCCAACCGACCAACATGTCCTACCGGCGCTGCAACCGACCGCTCGCCGACGACGCCGAAGAGCTGGCGATGCTGGTGGGCTCGCTGAACATCGTGTACATGGTCATCGACTCGTGCGGGCCGGCGATGGGCACGTCGGGCGAGTACGGCGACGCGAACGAGAGCACCCTCCGCCTGTTCGAGGCGATCCGGCACATCGGCATCACGACCCAGATCATCGACCACGTCAGCAAGCAGGAGATGCGATCGCCCAAGGGCAAGGTCACCGGACTCCTGCCCTACGGCTCGATCTACAAGGTCAACCTGTCGCGTGCCGCGTGGGAGCTCCGCAACGGGACCTCGACGGACGACGAGCAGTTGCACATCACCCTGCACAACACCAAGGCCAACGACAGCCGCCTCCACGAGCCCATCAGGCTGATGCTCGACTGGGAGGCGGATCGCATCGAGTTCCTCGCCGACCATGGCGAGGTCCAGCAGGTGCGAGAGCCGGTCGGCGACACCTGGCGTGACAAGCTGCGGAGCTTCCTCGAGGACGAGAACGGCGGGCCCGTCGAGACGTCGGTCGCCGCCAAGATGCTCAACACGACCATCGAGAACATCCGCAACCAGATCCAGCGATACCCGGGTGACTTCACCCGCCCCGACGGTCAGTCCAGGTCCGTGATGTTGACCCCTCACGGGGCTATCGGCGGGTCCTCGAATGTGGTCTCTTTCATGGCTGCAAGGGGTCCAGAATGACCTACCGTAGCAGCTACCGTAGCAAGCGTAGCGTAGCAACCGTAGCAGGGGAAAGGAAGCGTAGCGTAGCAACCCCCTATAAGGGGGGGTTGCTACGCTACGCTTTCTCCCTGTCCCTGCCGTCCCTGCTTGGCCTCGATGCTACGGTTTGGCGGGTGCCCTGTGAGTCGTAAAGATCCGGTCTCCGACAAGGTGGCTGAAGCTGTTGCCCGACGGGACTTCTACCAGTGCGTCGCACCCCGTCTAGACCAGGTTGGGTGGTGCCATGACAAGTGGGGCAATCTGATCACCCGCTGGCCTGACCGGCGGATTGATGCGGACAAGGTGACGTTCGCTCATGTGAAAGAGGCCGACGAACAAGCCATGGGATCGCGGGCCAAGTCCGACACCGACCACCTGCTCCTGCTGTGCTGGGGTCATCACCTCGGCTCCGGCGAGAGGGGTGGCTACTGCTGGGGCACCAGCCGAGCCGGCCTCGAGAAGCAGCGCGGCTACCTGGCCCAGTTCCAGACGAGGACCGTCAGCCGATGAAGCACCTGTACGCCGGAGCCATCGTCGGAGGCATCCTCGCCCTGCTGATCGCGGCCACCGTCGTCATGTGGGCGTTCCTCAGCCTGTTCATCAGCAAGGAGCTCGCGGCCCTCTTGACGGGTGGCATCATCCTCGTCATGGCGGCGACCGCCGTCCTGGACCTTGTCACGGAGAAGAACGCATGACCATGACGTTGCTCGACAAGTTGAAGGAGACCCGGCGACGCCACCCGTTCGGCCAGTTCGGAACGTCCGACGATGAATGCACCGACAACGGAGCCCTCGGCTGCACCCACACCGTCTGGCGCTGGATCGCGTGGTGCTACAAGGGCAAGTGGTACAGCCACGACCAGCTCAGCAAGCTGTCGGGCTACCCCTGCGGCGGCGGTCCCAGCAACCGGGGCATGCGCGTCAGCGAGTCCCAGAAGCTGGTCAAGGCCCTCGGCCTGCCGTACGTCTACCGCAACAGCCTGACCTCGGGCGAACTGCTCCAAGCCTCCAAGCGGGGCCCGGTCCTGTTCGCGATCCGCTACGGCGACTGGCCCAACTGGGCCCACTACGGCGGCCAGAGCCGGCCCCGTCCTTGGGCCCGCCCGCTCGACCACGCCGGTCGCAACCAGTTCGTGGGGTTCACCGGATCTCACGCCGTCGGGCTCCTCGGCTACGTCCGGGTCAGCACCTCCAAGGGCGTCTTCGTCCGCAACGATGCCTACTGCTTCGAGCCCAACCACGACAGCCCAGCCCGCCCGGAGAACGTCGCCTATGACATCGTCACCCAAACCCAGTTGAACGCCGCCTATCAGGCGACCAAGACCAAGCTCCACTGGAAGGTCAATCTGGCCTTCATCCCGACCAAGGCCCCGACATTCCCAGGAGGACTGTGATGGTTGACCCGAAAGACGATCCGACGCCCGCTGACGACCCGGAGGTCGGAGCGGAGGTCGAGGTGGTCTCCGACGATGACATCGCCCCCGCCGATGACATCGAGACCGCGCCTGAGGCGGTCGAGGAGGACGAGACCGTCGAAGATGCCGACGGCGACACCGCAGAAGATGAGGACCTTGGCGAATGAGTGACGAGCCCATCCTCGCCGTCTACGCGGCCAGGATCACCGTTCGTGGCACCGGCACCGCCCCGACCCTCGACGAGCTCGAGGCCGCGATCGAGAAGGCGGTCGAAGACCTTGGCATGGTCTCCCGGGCCAACCAGCCGCTGCTCTCGGTCAACGCCGAAGCAACGAGGACCGACCAGTAGCCTGGACCGTCACCATCCCGGGCCACGTCCCGTCGGGAAACCACGCGACCAAGATCGGTCGTGGCTACCGGGCTGGTGGTATCACCTATCCGAAGATCATCAAGACGGCAGCGGCTGAGGCCTACCAGCAGGGCGCGGCCATGCTGGTCAGGACGGCCAGACCGTCGGGCTGGAAGTGGGACGGCGGACAGGTCATCGTCGAGTACCGCATGTTCCTCGACGATGACGCTGACTGCACCAACATCATCAAGACGCTCGAGGATGCCATCTTCCCGGCCTTGGGCATCAACGACACGTTCGCCCTGCCAAGGGCCATGAGCAAGGAGGTCGTCAAGAAGAACGAAGCCCGTATCGAGGTGACCATCGGATGATCCCGTTCGACACCGAGTTCCCGGCGGCCCTCACCATCGCCGCCATCGCCTGTTTCATCACCGGGGCCGCCATCTTGGTCGGTCTTATGTGGTGGCTCCTAGACTCGTAGTACCATGACACTATTGGAGGTCAACCCGTGGCAGAGATTGTGATCCGCATCACCGTTCCCGACGGCACCAACGTCCGCGTCGATCAGGGCAGCAGCGGTGGCGGCTCGAACAAGCCGTTCGTCGAGCGCCCGGCTCCGCCGCACCCGTCCGGCACCTGCCCGGTGCATGACACCGAGTGGAAGCTGATCCCGGCTGGCTTCAGCAAGAACAAGACCAACGCCGACGGATCGCCGAAGCGATACAACGCCTTCTGGACATGCCCGGAGCGCGGCTGCGATGAGAAGCCGTCGTGGGACGACGCGGCGGACAACCTCGACGACCTCCCGTTCTGAGATGAACAGCAGGGACACCTGGTATCGGTGGAGCATCGACCGGACCCTCGAGGACGACCGTCGGGAGAACCCGGTCCCGGTCGATGACACGCCGCACCCGCACTTCCACAGCCACGGTGGGAAGCAGCACGCCCACGTCCACCAGCATCCTGAGGACCACGCCCACAGCACGCGGCTGGACCTCCCGGGCCATGACGAGTGAGCTCACCCACGCCTCCTTCTTCAGTGGAGTGGGTGGGGTCGATCTGGGACTCGAACGAGCCGGATGGCGAACCGTCAGCGTCAGCGAGATCGACCCCTACGCCTCAGCCGTCCTCGCCCGCCACTGGCCGGAAGCCCCGAACCTCGAAGACATCGTCGCTCTCGCAGAGCGCGAGGGTCATCACGGGGGAGACGTCGCCGACCCTGCCGACCAGCCAGAACCACAGCGGCGGGGGCGATCGCGGCGGGCTGATGGTGCTGGCTCCGACGCTCCGGGTGGGGCCCAAGAACAACCGAGCCGGCGGAACGTCGGCCATGGCTCCGGTCATCCTGACTGGAGAGACGCCACCCTCTGGTCAGGGGGCTTCCCCTGCCAGGACCTCTCGGTCGCGGGCAAGCGACGGGGGTTCGGTATTGATCGGGACGCTGAGGGAACACGTCCGCCCGGGGAGCAACACGGACCTGACCGTGGGCTGGCAGAAGGAACCCGATCCGGTCTCGCCTTCGCCTTCCTTCGTCTCGTTGACGTTCACCGACCTCGAGCCATCCTTCTCGAGAACGTCCCGGGTCTCCTCTCCAGCCATGGGGGCCGAGACCTTGGGGCTCTCCTCGGTACGATGGTCGAACTCGGGTACGGCGTGGCGTGGAGGGAGCTCGACGCAAAGCACTTCGGCGTGCCCCAGCGTCGCCGACGGATCTTCATCCTTGGTCTGCGAAGCGACGGAGACGACCCTGACGGACATCTTGCAGCCGATAGCGCCGCAGAGGTACTCGCTGTCGGAACGCGCTGCGAGCGGCATCCTAGTGCGGGCTGGTCGTCGGGATCGGAGCCTGCCGCCCGACCTCGAGGAGGCGCTTCGCTCGTTGGCGGAGGGACGGACGCCCCTCAGTCCGAGCGCGTCTTCGATCCCGAAGGTGAGTCCCCTTCGCTCCACGTCCAGAAGCGATGGGGCGGACCCCAAGCTCCCGCCGTCCTCCTCCCTGGTGAGGCGGCTGACGCCGCTGGAGTGCGAGAGGCTGATGGGGTGGCCGGACGGCTGGACGATCGTCCCGGGCTGGCTCACGCGTTCACGAAAGCCCGACGAGCCCACACCGACCAAGACCACGAGACGTGGGTCGAAGGCGACGCCACCCCCACCCTGAACGGGTTCGACGTCTCCGATGTCCGAGCCACGACCCTCATCAGCCAGTCCCTCGACCAGAAGGGCGGCGGCGTCGATGACAACGAGGCACAATCCGGGCTCGCCCTCGGTGGCATCGTCGGCGACGACCCGCTCCTGCCCACCGGGCTCGACTCGAACCGCTACCGCTGCTGCGGCAACGGTGTCGTGGCCCCGGTGGCGGAGTGGATCGGCAAGCGCCTCGCCGAGTACCTGAACAAGAGCCCGTGGGTGGTGGTGCCAAAAGGCAACAGGGCAGCGGTCAAGCTGGCGGACGGCCACTACTCCCGCCGCAAGGTGGGCAGTCCGCAGTTCATGCCACCCGGCCAGACGCTGGTCCTCATCACGCCCGACGAGAAGGCCGTGTTCGGCTGGTGGCGACCGCATCCCGACTCCGGCATCGTCGCCATGAACCACCTCGACGGCTGGACATGCACCATCTTCCGCAACACCGGACCCCTCCGGTCGAGCGACCTGATCCTCGCCGCCGAACGGGAGCTCCTCGAACGCTACGACGTGGGCCCGGACGGCCTGCTGACCTACGTCTGGGACGCCAAGGTCGCGTCGGAGAACCCGGGCTACTGCTTCAAGGTCGCCGGGTGGAAGCGCATCGGGCGATCCCAGGACAACCGCAAGACCCTGCTCCAGAAGAGGACCGCATGACCACTGCTGTCGCCGCTCCAGACCACGACCCACGCCCGCTGTACGTCCTCCGCCTCGAGGAGGCCATCCGCGAACTCGACCGGGTCATCTCTTCGGAGATGCCTCAGATCTCGGCGGAGCATCCCGGCGACCACGGACTCACCCGTGACGTGGCCGAGCTCATCGTGTCCCTGCGATGATCGTCGCGATCGCCGGTAGCCGCCGCCTCCCTCGAGGCCAAGCTCCACGCCTCCTGATCCGCTTCCTCGACAACCTCGAGGAGGGCGACCGGGTCATCGTCCGCACGCCCAAGCACGGGCCCCCCGGGCCCTTCGAGCACGATGTCATGGCGCTGTGCGAGATCCTGGACATCACGGTCGAGACCCTGTCGCCGGCTCCGACCATCACCACACCCGGTCGAGCGTCGGTGTACTTCCGTGACATCGAGATGGTCGAGCACGCCGACCTCGTCCTGCTCTTCTTCACGCCGGAGGAGGCGGTCGAGGGCTACAGCGGCACCGCCCACCTGATGGACAAGGCGCTCGACGCGGATCGTCCGGTGTACGCCTACACGGTGGGAGCCGACGGTCTGGTGTGCCGGGTGGGAGAGCATGACCCCGACGACCTGTTTGCTGGCCGAGTGCCGTTCGTACCTTGACATGATGGTGGCACGACCACTATCGTTCGCCGTCTGCGGTGCGAAGCTCAGGGTTACTCCGTTGCTTGAAACGACAAACACCTTGGGCGTCTTGTCCTCGCAGATAACTGAATAGGTGACGGTGCGTAGGCCGGGGTTACTTCAGGATCTTTGTGTCGCGGGTTCGAGTCCCGCCGGACTGGCTAGGGAGTTCGCTCCCCATGGTCCGTAGCTCAGCGGTAGAGCAAAAGACAAACGGTTCCTCGTCCGACCAGTCCTCGTCGCCAATAACCGTGCTGATGGTGCGACAGAAGGGGTTACTTCCCTTTCGTAAAGGTGAGGTCCCAGGTTCGAGTCCTGGTCGGGGTTCCGCAAGGTCCCCCGGTAGCTCAGTTGGCAGAGCGCATTGTGTCCTCTTCGATCTGGTTCTCATCGGCACTACATCAACGTCAGCGGTGCGCTGATCGGGGCTACTTCTTGGATCGAACACCGGCTTGCCGGTGGAGGGTTTCGACCACCCTCTGACCTCGGACACCTAGTCCTCGCTGACACAAACCGACAGGAGACTTGAATGGTCAAGCTCGCTGCCCGCACGAAGCGGGCTCCCACCGCGCCGGTCAAGACCACGAAGGGCCGGAAGCCGGACACCATCACCGCGAACGCTGGTGCTGGGTTCAGTCGCGATGCCAAGTCGGAGCTGTTCCTCCTCGCGGTGACCAACATGGTCAGCGAGGACACCTTCTACGAGCGCGGCAAGAACCGTGACAAGCGGTTCGTGGACCTCATCCGTCAGGTCGCCCTCGAGGACGCCGACTGGATCGCTCGCCTCGTCCCGTACCTGCGCGACACCATGAACATGCGATCCGCCAGCATCGTCATGGCCGCCGAGCTCGTCCACGCCAAGCTGACCCGGCCCGTGGCCGCGTCCAAGATCAGCAACCGCACCATCATCGACTCCGCCATCAAGCGGGCCGACGAGCCGGCGGAGATGCTGGGCTACTGGATGAGCGAGTGGGGCAAGACCTTCCCGCAGCCGGTGAAGCGCGGCGTCGCCGACGCTGTCGTGCGCCTGTACAACGAGCGCAGCCTGATCAAGTACGACGGTGGCGACAAGGCCATCCGCTTCGGCGATGTCATCGACCTCACCCACCCGGAGGCCAAGGCCCCGTGGCAGTCGAGCCTGTTCAAGTACGCCCTCGACGACCGCCACAAGCGGGACATGCCCCTGCCGTGGTCGGCGGAGGCAGCGCCGCTGCCGACGGTGCAGGCCAACCGCAACGCGATGATGCTCGACCAGGAGACGTTCCGGGCCTTCTTCTCCGCCGACTGGGTGGAGAACGCGGGCCTGACGTGGGAGCAGGCGTCGTCCAAGTACGGCAAGCTCGACGCGAAGTTCTGGGAGGCGATGATCCCGAACATGGGCATCTTCGCCATCGTGCGGAACCTCCGCAACTTCAGCGATGCCGACATCAGCACGGCCACCCAGGATCTGGTGCGGGCCAAGCTGTCGGACGAGGAGGCCATCCGCAAGTCGCGGATGTTCCCGCTCCGGTTCATGGCCGCGTACACCGCGACCAAGAGCCTGACCTACGCCCGCGAGCTCGAGGTCGCCATCGACACCGCCACCTCCAACGTGCCTGCCCTCAAGGGCAAGACGCTGGTGCTGGTGGACGTGTCCGGCTCCATGGACGCTGCCCTGTCGGCCAAGTCCGACGTGAAGCGGTTCGCCGTGGCGTCGGTCTTCGGCGCGGCTCTCGCGATCCGTGCGGAGGACGCGGACCTCGTGGCGTTCTCGGACACCACAGCGGTCATCCCGACCCGCAAGGGTGACTCCGTGCTGGTGACGGCCAACGCCATCCTCCAGGCCCTGCCTCACGGCGGGACCCAGACGTGGCAGTCGGTTCAGCGGACCTTCAAGGGTCACGACCGGATCGTCATCATCACCGACGAGCAGGCCGACATGGGCTACACCGCCGGGTCCATCCCCGACGGGGTGAAGCTGTACACCTTCAACGTGGCTGGCTACCGTGTCGGCCACGCGCCTTCGGGCAAGAAGGACAAGTACACGTTCGGCGGGCTCACCGACGCGGCCTTCACCGCGATCGAGCTGCTCGAGCGGGGAACCGACCAGACCTGGCCGTTCTGATGGCGAGCGAAGGGCGGTCGAAGCAGGATGTCCTAGCTTCGACCGCCCTCAACGCCGACACCATCTACCGGATCAGGTTCAACAACCGACTGGCCGAACTCACCGAAGCTGGCGCACCCTTCACGTCTGAGGATGTCACGTCAATCGTCGGCGTCCCGAACAACGTGGTGGTCGGGGCCCTGATGAACGCGGCGGCCACGATGGGCTACATCCGCCGACAGGAGTACGTCGCAGCGGAGCGTGAGCATCGTCACGCCTCCATCATCACCCGCTGGATCGGCACCAACAGAAAGATGACCAAGATCCTGCTCGCTGAAGACGTGACGACGGTCAAGGCCCACTGGCGGTGCATCACCTGCCAGCAGCCAGCCAGCACAGAACCGACCCCGTCGCTCGACCCGACGATGGCGATCGGCAAGTGCTTCGTGTGCCGGAAGCCCTCGACGTTCAGGCGCATCGGGGACTAGACTGCGGCCCGTGGCCCAGTCCCCCTTCCCAGATGAAGTCATGCGCGAGACCGCCCACTGGGCGGCGTACTTCGCCAACGACTGGAAGCAAGAGTCACCACGGCAGACGCACACATCGTCGCTAGCTGCCGACGGGACGCCCCAATGGCATCCCGACTTCCTCAAGTGGATCACCCGCGACGAGGACAACAAGCCCTTCCGCCGCAACGGCGAGGAGCGGCTCCGCACCACCAAGGTCATGCGCCGTCTCCGGCGGGTGGCCGTCCGCGAGTACGAGGTCCTCTACAGGGTCCTCGTCCTTGGCGAGAGGCTGGAGGAGACGACCATATGGCTCAACGAACGCGCACTCCGCAATGCCATCCCGCTCCAACCAGGAAGAGACGTCCATTACTCCGACAAGGACACCTGGGCCCTCGTCATCTGTGGCATCGACTACGCCCGGCAGTACTACTAGCTCTCGTCTTCGCCCTCGTGGCACCGGCCCGGGCAGGAGCTCCGACTCCCTTCACCCCGGTCCCTGACTCCGCCTTCACGGCGGTGGTGATCCCGCCCTCACCTCACCCGACCCCGATCCAGCTCGTCCTCGAGCCTGTCGTCGAGCGTCCGGTCGTCACCCAACCGCCGGTCCCCACGGCGCAGCCCAAGGTCATCACGACGCCGTACAAGGCACCCCTCAGATCAGGCCGGTTCGTCGTCGGTGTGGCGACCTACTACTGCTGGCCCGCCGGAGGCTCGCGTTGCACCCACGGATACCCCGCCAGCGGCGCGTACGGGGCTGCTGGGCCCGCGCTGCGGGCCGCACTGGGCAACTGGCGTGGGAAGACCGTCTACGTCAACGGCGTGGCCGTGAGGCTCATTGATTGGTGCGGCTGCGGTGGCGACCACGTCATCGACGTCTACCACTCGACGTGGGTCAAGATCCCGAACCAGAGCCACGTCGTCATCCGCTGGTAGTCAGCACAGGTCGATGACGTAATAGGCGGCGTAGTACCTGCCCAGATAGCCGGTCCACGCACCACCGCCATGGTCGTAGCGGGCGGCGGTCAGGATCGACCAGTGGGCTGGCGAACCCTTCCACTGGGCCATGAACGCGGGCCCGGTGGCGGCGTAGTTGTTCCAGGCGAGGACCTCGCCGACCAGCCGCCAGCAGACGTGCGCTGCCGACAGGGCAGCCTTGACCGGGCCAAGGTCATGCCACGTCCGTCCGGCGCGGGCCATGGTGTAGGCACGCTGAGCTCCGACGACGCACAGCATGTCCATGACCCGCACGTCGGGCGATCGCGAAGCGTTGAGGGCCGTGGTCAGCGACGCGCAGCGCGAGGCCACGATGGGGCTCGAGGCCCCGGTCGTCTGGGCCGTGCCCAGCAGGAGGGCGGCGGCCAGCAGGGAGGCGAGGGCGACCCGCATCAGTGGACGCCGTTGGATCGGCGACCGGCGATGAAGCCAGCCAGCAGGGCGACGATGACCGAGATGATGCGACCGATGGCGTCAGCCGCTGACACCACGTCTTGTTCAGGGTGGGTCAGCCTGATGTAAAGGATGGCCGCCGTCGTCATCAGAACCACGACGACGACGACAGCGGTGAGGGCCAAGGCGATGAGATCTGCGGTCGGGCGCTGCTTCACGCATGGCTACTTTCGCTTCCTTGGCCGCGTCGAGATCAACACTGAGCCGCAGTTGGGACAGGGCTTCATCTTGAAGCCCGGAAGCTTGAGCCACCGGAAACCACAGTCGGGCTTCGGGCAGGCCATGGGCAGGCCGTAGTCCTCGGCCCGGATCTTGGGGCGGGCGTTCCCGCCCACGGTCATGGGGTCAGATAGGAGGGCACCCCGTAGGTGCTCATTCGGTCGTGGCCCAGCGGAGACCGGCCCGGTACAGAGCCCGGATGCCAGCGCCGATGAGAGCGAAGGCGGCGACCTGAGGCGTGGCAACGGCAGCGCCGAAGTCCGTGACCTGGACCGCCACGAGGGCGGCTGCGCCGGAGAGCAGCACGTCCGCGACCAGGTCCTTGATGAACTTCTTGCCGTTGAACGGAGAGACGCCGGTCCCGTCGGTCAGGACGCCGACGACAGCCCCCTGCTTCGGGGCCGGGTCAGGCAGCTTGGGATCAGGCATTGGGCACCTCGAACGAAGCGACCTCTCCCGGCTGCCTTGCGGAGTCTACGCCGTGCGGGCTTGGCAGTACACGGTTATTCCGCCGGCTGGGGCCGACGTAAGCGTGAACGAGGCGGCGTCAGGATCGGTCTCGACGAAGGCCACACCCTTGACCAGCGGGGTCATCGTGCCGCCCGATCCGGTGTAAACCTGAAGCGTGCCCGGGATGTACGGCGGGACGATGTGGAAGAGGGTGCGGCTGCCGTTGGCGGCCTCGACCGCCTCGTCCGCGTAGTACGAACCGTACGGGTAGGAGTCGGACGTGGCGTCGGTCCCGACGACCGGCTGGGGCTGGGGCTTCGGGCGCATCTTGCGGAGGAACTGCCACCACCAGACGGGGTCCGACATCTGGAGGCCGAACGTGCCCTCGAACTGGACGAAGGTCACCGGATCGTTGTCGGGGTTGTCCGATGGCAGGGTCGGGAAGGTGATCTTCACCTGACGGAGCGGGACGTTGATGGTGTACGGCGTGGCTCCGTTGTCCTCGCTGAAGGACCACAGGTTGAGGGTCGTGACCATGCCCGGGATGAGCTGCTGTCGCTCGCCGCCGGAGATCGGCACGTCGTGGCTGAACCACGTCAGGACGAACTGGCGATCGGGGTTGACCAGGCCCTGCGCTCCTGTCACGGGCGACGTGCCAGAGGTGGAGCCGCTGATGAGGGCGTTGGCTCGAGCGGTCACCTCAGCCGAGCTCTTGAAGCGGTCCTCGCCCGGGTGGTTCTCGGCCAACTGCCAGCGACCGTTGTCGGTGATGCTGGTCGCGTTGCTCTTGTGGGCCATCACGATGGTGCCGTTGGTACCGATAGGCGATCCGCCCCAGATGAAGACCTCGTTGATGACCGACGTGCCGTCGTCGGTGACGGTGCCGTCACGCCAGCCGATGAAGCTGGTGCCGTCGGGGATGTCGCTGAAGCCCCACGGTGCGGCGGTCGTCTGGAGGGCCAGCCAGTTGAGGTTGGCTCCGCCGTCCACCCAGTAGATGCAGGCGAGCTGGCCGTGGATCGTGGTCTCGATGACGAGCGAGTCGAGGACCGCACGCATCGTCTCGCCCTGGCTGGGCCAGACGTACTTCACGGTGAAGTCGTTGACGTGATCGACCTTGGTGGTCACATCGAGCGTGCCGCCACCACTGAAGCCCAGATCGAAGTACTGCGCGTAGAGGGCGATGATGTGCTTGTCGTTGCCGTTGGCACCGACGCCGACCGACGGGATGATGTGGGTGTAGTCGGTGGTCCGGCGGAGGACGCGCTTGTCGAGCAGGTGGTTGTAGTCCACCCCGTCGAGCTGCCATCGGCGACCGGTCACGGGTTCTGACGTGTCGAGCGCCGGAAAGAAGAAGTCGCGGGTGACCTGAGTCACGAAGCCGCCGAACATCTGGACGGTGCCCAAGGTCATCTCGAGCCTGCCACCCGTGACGAACGAGTGGGTCTGGTTCGGGTCCTTGACCGTGATGTGGAAGGACCCGGGAACCGCCGCAGCTTGGAGCTCGAAGTAGGCGTCGATGTAGGTGCAGGACGTGGTGATGTCAGTCGTCGTGCCCGACGGGTCGATGTAGATGATGGTGATGTCTTCGGGCACCTTGCTCATGGGAGGGCTCCGTTCGTGATGTAGGCCATTGTGACGTCGGCGCTCTCCGTCAAGGCTGCGTGCATCGTGATGAGACCGAAGTCGTCAGCGGTCAGGGTCCACGCCGATCCGCTCTGGAGGATGCCGTTGACGCTGACGAGGGCCGTCCCGGTCAGGATGGAGTTGGTCGCCTGCCACAGGGAGTTCACCGGGTACGAGCCGCCCGACGGGGTGTCCAGCGGGGTCAACACGTCGTTCAGCAGGTGCGTGCCTGACGGCACGGAGCCGGGGCCTGACGGCGGGATGACGGTACAGGTCCCGACTTGGATCTCGCCGATGTTCGTGGTCCCGCTCGTCGCCCCGTTCTGGTTGACGAGGTAGACCCGGTTGTAGTTGTAGTGCAGCGAGTCGATGGCAACCGCCGCGCCCGCTGGCTTGCTCCCTGCCGAGTCGGGCCAGACGGTGAGGATGCCTGCTGACCCGTCGTACTCGGCGGTGTACCACGCGCCCGCGATCCAGGAAGAGCCACCTCCGACGTCGGCGAGGCTGAGCGTAAAGATCTGGGCCTGCACGGTCATGCGGATGGTCAGGCCGCCGCTTGGAGAGAACTGGAAGTACATCTCGATCCACCCGAAGCCCAGCGTGTTCTCGATCCTGAGCAACCACTGGGTGGAACCGCTGCCTCCACCGTTCGGGAGAGCGGTCGCCATGAGCCGCATGCTCAGGGTGAACCCCGGGTTGGCGAAGGGGACCACGTTCGAGTTGTAGTAGCCAGCGACGCCCAGGCTCTCGGCGAAGAAGGACGCACCGTTCACGCCGCTGTTCCCGCCACCGACGAACTGGGTCGTATACGCCGTGCCAGACGAACTCGTCCCGATCGTGTTCGTGCTGGTGGTCCGGTTGAAGTTGTCCCAGACGTAGACGTCAGCGCAGTTGGAGCCGCAGGGCATCCCCTCGTAGTCGAAGCCGATGGGTCCCCAGAAGGTGTCGGTGGTGTAGTTGGAAGACGACTGAGTGTTGAACCGCGTGTAGCCACCAGTCACGCCAGCCTGCGTCAACTCGACCATCCAGTCGGCGGGCTCGCTCGTGCCCCACCAGACCTTGCCCCGACTGACGCTGGCGCTGTACTCCCACTTCAGGTTGATGTTGACGTTGGTGGGCACGTCGGGAATGCCCACAGAGGCAGAGCCCGCACCTGCCACGGCGAGCTGGAGCTCGCACCCAGCAGGGCTGATCTCCAAGGTCATCCTCCGCTCGCCGCCGGGGACCGGGGAGAAGGGGGCGCTGATCTGCTGGACGACGAGACTGAACGCCACTGCGTGGCTACCGAAGGCTGTGCCGTATCGGATGAAGGTCGTACAGGTGAAGTCGTCTCGGAACGGGGCCGCGAAGACCGAGCCACTGTCTGGGATGTAGGCCATCACGGAGTTAGTGGTGCCACCGCTGTTGAGCGGGACTGCCGCGATCCCGTTCGATACAGCGATGCTGGGGTCACCCGAACCGTTCACCCACGCTGGACCGCCTTGACTCGGAATGCCCCAGCCGCCCGTCACGACGCGCTGGAAGTTGTCGAAGTTGGACCCGGAACAGGCGCTGATGCCGTTGATGTTGAGCTCGTACAGCCGGACGGTCTGGCCGATGTTGGGCAGGAAGAACCAGAAGGTGTTCAGGGGCATCCCGGTGAAGGCCGTGCTCCCACAGTCGAGCATGAAACCGGCGGGCTCCGACGCACCCTCCGCCCAGACGTTGGCCTGGACCTGACCACCAGTGATGACCATGTGGAAGTTCCAGATGCCGTCGTAGGCCAAGTAGGCGGCACCCGTGTTGATGCTGTCACTGACGGCTCCGCCACCCGCATCACTTCCGTACACGGCCCAGTACCCGTCGCCGCCGTCCTTGTCGATCCAGAAGTCGAAGCCCATATAGTCGTTGAAGAGTTGCGGATTGCCCTCGGACCAGTAGAACTGCGGCTGGGCGTTGTGGTCACCCTCCGTCGTCGTGTTGGCGATGGACATCTGCCACGTCATATCAACCGCAGACAGGCCCAGGCTGTCCAGCATCATCGTGATGTCCGACCCGCCTGAGCCTGTGTTCTGGGCCTGCTCAGGGTTGGCCTCAGCGAAGCCGCTGTACACACGGGTGGCACGGTTGATGGCATCGATCTCGTACTGAAGCTGCCCGGGCCCTGCCACCCACACCCTGCCGGAGTCGCTCGTGGCCCAGCCACTCACCACAGAGCGGCTGAAGGTGTCGGTGATGCCGCAGTCAGCTTCGGTGCAGCCGGTCTCCTCCTGACCACCGACCGGGAGGGGCGTCCCACCGCCACCGCCCAGACCCGGGTAGCCGGTCGGCAACCACGGATCGAACATGCTCCAGACCGCGTCGATCTCCCAACTCAACTGGAGGGTGAAGAGCGGGTCGTCCGGCGTCGGCCAGGTGATGGTCATGGTGCGGATCGGGAGGACATCGTCGTGGGTGTCAGGAGCTCCCGGGTAGGCGGGCGGCATGTAGAACTGGGAGTTGTGGATGTTGACCACGTCGCCGACCGCGAAGACCGGCTCGTAGGTGCGAACCTCGATCGAGCGCATGGGGTTCTTGGCACCGCGCAGCGAGGCAGGGGAGCCCTCGACAGCCGCTCGAGCCACGGCGTTGGCGGTAGCCTGCTTGTAGATGCCGGAGGTGAAGTTGCCGTACTGCCAGCGGCCATGGTCGCTCTGGCTGGGGGCACTCTGGTAGCGGGACTTGACGATCTGATTGCTGCCCTTGCCAGCGCCCCAGACGATCGCATCGTTGATCATCTCGGTCGCGTCCTCGACGATCCGCGCCTCGCGGTAGCCCACGTCCATCGCGCCCGACGGAGTGTCGGTCAGGGTGTACGGGCTGCTGACGAGGTCGGCATCGACGTAGGTCACGACCTTCTGCGGGGTGACGTAGAAGATGGCTCCCGTGTCCCACGACAGGTGGAGCAGCACGTCTCGCAACGTGAAGCCACCTTGGGCCACGTTGCCACCGGTCTTGGCCGTCACGCCCTTGATGTCGAGGACGCCCTGACCGACGTGCTGGAAGTTCTTGGTGAAGCCGTCGGTGTCGAAGAACGGCCAGAGGTTGTTGAGGATGGTGTTGTCGGCGGTCCCAGCGGCGTAGTCCCACGTCCTGCCCGGGTGGGCAGAGTCGTGGAGGATGCGCTTGTCGAGGAAGCGGTTGTAGTCGCCGCCGACGATGTGGAAGATCCGGGCATCACTCAGCGGGGCCTTCTGGACCGGGAAGGGGAACGCTCTGGTGACCAGCAGGACCCAGCCGGCCCAGCGCAGGATGCCGCCGATGTAGAGCTCGATCACGTCGCCGGTCTCGAAGGTCAGGTCGTGGTCCTGGTCCACCACGTCGAACTCGCACTCACCGGTCTGGGCGTTGGTCTTGGCGCTGAACTTGGCCGTCTTCCAGATGACGTGGCCTCGAGACATCTCGACGCCGTTGATGTAGATGCGGGTCGGCACACCGGTCAGCGGCAGCGTCCCGTTGCCTCCGCCGGACCCACCGCCACCGCCAGATCCGCCACCGCCCCCGGTGCCCGGGATGAACCAGTTGTAGTCGATGGTGAACGAGGGCTGGTACGTCAGGTTGATGAGGGCGTTGGCGGTGAAGGTGCCACCGAAGGTGTAGGCGAAGCGGGCGTCAGCGGTGAACGACCCGGTGCGGGTGCTCTTGAAGAGCGCGTTCGCCGTGAACGTGCCCGTCCGACTGGCCCTGATGGTGGCAGAGGCCCTGAAGTAGCCCTGCGTGATGAAGGCGTCGGCGGTATAGGAGCCCGTCCTCGAGGCCTTGATGACGGCCCTGGCCGTGAACGAGCCGGTGCGGGTCGCTCTGATGTAGGCGTCGGCGGTGAAGCGCCTGCTGGCGATGACCGCGTTGAGCAGGACTCTGTTGGGGGTGATGCCATAGAGCGCGAAGTTGTCGATCTTGCTGACTTCGCTACCCTCAGGGGAGTAGTAGAAGTCGAGGAAGGGAACCCCGTTGTTGACCGGGCCCACCTTGTCGTTCATCCGACCCGACGTCAGCGGCGACGACGGCCTCGCAGAGCCGACCTTCCAGACGCGCATCTCGACGTTCTGGAGAGCGTCGTAGACGAGCTCCGCCGTGTACCACGAGCTCGCATCCAGCGCGAGGGTGGCGTCGGGCACGTTCGGGGAGAAGGACCACTGACTGGTGCCGACACGCCAGTCACCGGACGTACCGTCCGCCGCGACGTACATGTAGACCGGAGTCGAGGGGTCGTCGAGGTTGATGCCGTACGCCGGGTGGGCGTTGGACTGGCTCGCCAGCGGCGGCACCCAGAAGTCGAACTGGACGGAGCCTGCTGTCGGACGCGCCCCGAAGCGCCACGACGAGTAGTTGTAGTCGGCTGGGTGGCCCGTTGGGTGAGCCGGCAGGACGATGCTCGCCCCATCGACGAAGACGTTGTCTGCCGACGACGTGGAGGTGTACGAGTCGTCGTTCGACCAGACCCACGGAGCCCCAAGCGATCCTGTCCCGGGCCCGACCGACCGGTTGAAGTCGTCACTGAGGACGACCGCGAAGGACTGGGTGATGGTGGCGAGGCGGATGGCGTCGGCGGTGAAGTAGCCACCGCTTGGGATCTTCAGCCAGGCGTTCGCCGTGAACGAGGCGGTGACGCTCTTCTTGATGGTCGCCGACGCGGTGTAGGAGCCGGTGCTGATGATCTTGATCCACGCAGACGCCGTGCGCGATCCGGTCTGGGTTCGGAAGCGAACCGCGTTCGCGGTGTACGAACCGGTCTGGGTGCGCTTGCGGATCGCGTCCGCCGTGAAGGTCGCGGTCTGGGTGCGCCGGGTGAAGGCATCTGCCGTGAACGAGCCGGTGCGGGCGGCGAAGATGACAGCGTTGGCGGTCAGACTCGAGGTCTGGTTCCGCAGGACGACGGCATTCGCCGTGTACGACCCGGAGCGGGTGACACCGATGACAGCGTTGGCCGTGAAGGAACCGGATCGGCTGGCGCGGATCACGGCGTTGGCGGAGAAGGAGGACGCCCCGGACACGAAGAGCTGGGCGTCGGCGGTGAAGGACCCGGCCCGGGTCGCCTTCAGGACGGCATTCGCGGTCAGGGAACCAGTGACGGGCCTGAGGAGGAACGCGTCCGCCGTGAAGGAGCCAGTGGCAGTGCGCTGGATGACCGCGTCGGCTGTCGTCGATCCGGTGCGGGTCGCCTTGACCACGGCGTTCGCCGTGAAGGAGCCAGTGCGCGTGGCCTTGATCAGGGCGGCTGCGGTGAAGCTCCCCGTGCCCGTCGCCTTCAGGATGGCGTTCGCGGTGAAGGTGCCACCCGGGCCCACGCCAGTGCTGATGTAGGCATCGGCGGTGAGGTTCAGCGGCTTGGCGATGAACGAGGCACCGATGAGGGCCTTGCGGTTCGCGGCACCACCGGTCGAGCCGATGGTGTACGAGCCTGAAGCAGCCGTCGCGATCTGGTAGTTGACCCCGATGGGCGGACGACCGCCGGACTCGAAGTCCTCCGTCATGGAACCAGCCGGGGTCATGCCGACCGGGACGGTGTCGTTCCTCTGGAGGAGGCCGCTGACGAGGAGGATGACGTCGGCGAGGCCCGGGGTGATGGACTGCGTGCCAGCGGTGGTGAACGAGGACGTCCCGACGAAGGTGTCGAACGCCTTGATGTTCGAGAACTCCATGACGTCGAACGCGACGTTGTTGGCAGTGCCCGACCAGGTGACCGTGGTCGTCGCCGACAGCGATGTCGTGACGAACTGGTACCACATCACGATGGGCCAGTCGCCCGCCGTGACACCCGTGTACTCGCGGTCGATCTGTGTCCACGTCCCGTTGTTCAGGGACGCCGTCTCCGCCGTGACGCCGTTCCGCTTGGCGGAGGCCGCGACGAGGAGGTTGCCGATGGTCGGCGTGGCACCTAGCGTGATGGAGACGTTGGCCGACGCGGTGCCGCTGGACCCGTTGCTCTGGACCTTCGTGGCCGCCGTCTGGGAAACCGTCTTGAGGACGGCGTTGGCGGTGAAGGAGGCAGACGTGCCCAGCACCTTGATCACCGCGTTGGCGGTGAAGACGTTGAAGATCCTTGGGGCTAGGACCTCGACGGCAAGCTGAGTGACCCGGGCGTTGGGTACGCCGTTCTCGAGGGTCTCGGCTGCAAGCTGTGTGACTCGAGCGTTTGGAGTGCCTAGCTCGAGTGCCTCGATGGCGGCCTGCGTGACGCGGGTCGCCATGGGCTACGCGACTTCCTTGGCTCCCGCCTCCATCGCATTGACGGTCGATGCCGCCCACGTTGCGCCAGAGGGGTCCAGACGGTCGTAGATCTGCCTGTAGTCGAGATACGAGGCAGTGAGACCAGCGGTCGTGGTGCCGTCGTAGTCGGTGCTGCTGATGCGGATGACGGGCGCGATCGTCCGGGTCCCGGCGTCGTCCTTGCGGGAGATGAGGTTGGTCTGGACCGCGTAGACGGAGGTCGCCGTGCCGACGAGGTCGGCCAAGGTGGAGGTCTCCCGGTCGCCCGGGGTGGACGAACTGACGAACGTCGTATCGCCGTCGTGGAGGAGCGGATCGTCCCAGTCGGTGTAGACGCCGGTCCATGCCGTGTTCGCGCCGTTGCCGTTGGGCATCAGGGTCTCGATGCGGCAGTCACCCATCCAGTCGTTCGTCGGAGACGAGCCGGTGGTGTCGTTGCAGTAGATGTCATCGACGTACATCTGCTGGCTGTTCCCGGTCTCGAAGCTGAGAGTGTCGATGTTGGTCGAGCCGGTGTTCACGCTCGAGGCACTCATCTCCGCCGACGAGGACCCGTTCAGGCGGAGCTCGACCGCACCTGTGGAGGCGTTGACCACGCACTTGATGACGGCGTGGTACCAGGTGTTCACGACGATGTTGGTGGTGCCCGTCGCGAGCGTCGTCCCGGCGGAGTTGATGAGTCGCAGGAACCGATCCGCACCGCTCACGATGAGGGTCATCCGCAGGACGTTGGTGCCAGCGCCGCGCATGTAGAAGTGGGTGTCGGCGGAGGTGACCGCCGTCAGGTAGAAGGCGAAGCCACAGAACAACGTGCTGTACGTCGGCCCACCGAGGCTGACATCGCTACGAGCGTTCACGAACCGTCCACTCTGGCCGGAGTTGAAGCGGGTGAACGTCGCGCCAGTCCCGACGGCATTCAGCGCAGCAGCCCAGCCCTTGATGGTGACTTGGGCGGCGGACAGATGGTCGAACCCTTCCATGAACACGACTGCCATCGGACTCCTAGCCTCCTGTTGCTGACACGAGGCCGCGCATGCCCAGCCGTGCGGCCTTGCGGTTGAAGCTGTCCTCGACGGCGCGGACGATCCTGGCGACGGTCGCCTCGCCGGACACGTCGCCCTGGACCGTCAGGTAGAGGTTCACGCTGATAGGCCCGCCGCCGCCTCCGCCGAAGCCCCCGCCCATCATCATGGATCGTGGATTGCGGAGGATCGCGACGGTCTCAGGGCCAGCCTCGCCGACCTGAAGGACCGCTCCTCGAGCGTACGAGCCAAGGAAGCCAGCGGCGTGCGGCGTCGTGTTGCCCTGACCGGCCTGCATGTCGCCGACGCTGGGCAGCGAGTACGCCTGATACCAGCCGCCGCCCCTGTTCTGCTTGAAGCCCAGCGATGTGTAGATGACCTTGACGGCGGTCTGGACAGCGCCACCGAACTGGGCGGCGAACTGACCAGCCTGACCAAGGGCACCCGTGAAGCCACCCTCAGCCTGCTGGAGGACGGCCTGGGCCTTGGACTGCGCCTGCGACAGCTTCATCTGCTGCGCGGCGATGGCCTTCTGGGCTGCCGCGATCGCGACCTGAGCCGCCTGCTCGCTCTTGATCAGCTTGACCGCAGCACCCGTGTCGGTGACGCCACGGCTGGCACCGACGGTGAACATGCGCTCCTGGATGTTGAGCTGCTTCTGGGCGATCCGGGCTTCAGCCTCAGCCTGCGCCTGACGAGCGCCGCGCTCCTCCGACGTGAGGCCCGGGGCTTGGAAGCCAGCCATGGCCGTCTGGAAGTTGATCTGCTTCTGGGTGAGCATGAAGCCGAGCATCGTCTGCTGGCGCTCGAGGCCACCCATCTCGCCATTGCTGCCGCGACCACCCCCGCCTCGACCAGCGAGCGCCAGCGCGTCCGCGTACGAGCGGTTGGCGAGGCGCAGGTTGTTGGTGAACTGGGCCCACTGCTGGGCGGTCTGGGTGTTGACGATCTTCGTCTGCCAGCCGGCGATGGCCTTGCCAGCGTCCTGCATCTGGCCGGTGAAGTAGTCGAACGCCGCCTGCCCGGACTTGAACGTCTGACCACCGACGGTGGTCGGTGCAGCCATGCCGAGCGACGTTGAGGGCAGCGGAGCTCCGGTCACGCCGGGTCCGATGGGCGCGGTGTACTGGACACCCGGAGCGGTGGGAGCCATCGACACCTGCGTCGTCGGGACACCGATGCCGACGCTGTACGGGCCCTGCATCCCGGGCTGCTTGCCGATCCAGTCGGACAGGTTCTTCAGAGCCTCCTTGCCCTGGAGGGTCAGGTCGTTCTGGAGGGACTGGGCCTCGGTCAGGGTCTTGGCGATGTTGATGCCGCCGGGAGCGGAGCCAACGTCCTTGGCGGACACGCCCGGGGGCAGCACGCCAGCAGCGGCGTCCAGGAACGGATGACCAGCGAGCTCCATGCCCATCTGGCCGGGGATGCCGATGCTGAGCTGCTGGGCGGTCTGGGCGGAGAGGACCTCGAGCTGCGCTCGCATGCCTCGAGCCTGCTGTGCGGCGAAGGCCTCCGGCGACTGGGTCATCGCGCCGCCAGCCACGTTCTGCCAGTACTTCGTGGCCTGCTGCATGCTGGTCACGACCTTGCCGTTCGCATCCAGCAGGACGGTCCCGCTCTTGTAGAGCTCGTCCACGCGATCGGCGTAGTCGGCGTACTTGCCACCGAGAGATCGCTGCGCGTCGGCAGCGTTCTTCATCTGGTCGAGCAAGTCCTTGTTCTTGGTGATGGTCAGGTGCGTCCCGTCAGCGGCCTCGCCCAGCGCGTCCGTGTACCGGCGAGCCTGCTGGTTGTAGTCCCTGACGGTGGCGGAGGCGAGCTGCCTGAACACCGGCCCTTGGGCGACCTCTTGCGGCGTCGGCGGGGTCCGGTAGCCGACGCGACCACCCGGGCCCATACCCGGCAGGTTGCCGACGTAGGCACCGATCTTCGACTCGGCGGACGACATCGGCGTGACCTTCTTGGCCTCGTTCGTGATGGTCATCAGGTCCTTGGTCATGATCTCGACGGCACCCTTGCCGCCACCCAAGACCTCAGCCAGAAGGGCTCCGCCGCCGACCCCGCCGTAACCGCCGAAGAGGCCCTCAGGCGCTCCCTTGATGGAGCCGATGATGCCCTTGCGGACGTCCTCTCCCTGCTGGGCTGCGGCACCGCCGCCCTTGGCGAGGACACCGCCGGTCAGGTACTGCTGGGCGAAGGCACCACCAGCCGTGCCGATGCCACCCTGACCAAGAGCAGTCGCGAGAGCGGCCTCGACGTTGCCGCCCATCTGACGAGCCGACTCGCCGACGGTCTTGGTGACTTGCTGGGCGGAGGTGGAGAAGCCCGTGGCCCCGTCCATGAAGCTCTGGGTCGCCTTGATGGTGCCTTCGATGGCGGGCTGGATGACGGCGCTGGCCGCCTGCATCGCCAGCCCGTAGCCGGACGTGGCCGCGATGATGACGCCCAAGTTCCTGACGATGCCAGCGTTCGTCGGCATGGTCTTGGCGGTGGCCTTGGTCAGGACATCGAGGCGTTCAGCCTCAGCCTTCTTGGCCTCGCGGATCGGGCCGACGACCTTGCGTAGGCCCTCGTAGTAGTCCTTCTGCTGGATGTTGCCCTTCTGGAGCTGATCAGCCAGCCCGATCTGCGCCGCCTTACCTGCACCGACCAAGGTGTTGGTCCGAGTGAACGCCTTGTTGTAGGCCGTCTGGGCCTCGACCCGCTCGCGCTCCGCCTGCGTCATCTGCTTGACGCCACCGAACAGGAACGAGGACACGGCGGCGATCGCGCCGCCAGGGGTGCGGGACGGCAAGACCTTGCCCGCCCCGGCCCGCATGATGGACAGCTCGTCACCCCTGTTCTCGCGGTCAGGAGTGTAGGCACCGCGACCAGCGCGGGACTTGCGGATGGTGGCGGCGACGACCCGGCGTCGCTCCTCCTGCTCCTCAGCCTCGATGGCCGGGAGCGCGGTGTACACGGCGGGGTTCTCGTACGCCTCGCGGGCGGCTTGCTCGCGCTCGAGACGCCGGGCCTTGGCGGCGTCCTGCCGGTCCATCTCTTCCTTGTCCCGGCGGCGGGTGTCCCAGCCGGATGCAGCGCCGCGCAGGGCACCGACGTACGGCACCGCCCACTTGGGGACGATGATGCCGTCCTGCTCTGGGCTGAAGAAGCTGTTGGCGGGCTTGTTGATCATCCCGGTCTTGGCACCGTCGCGGGCCCCGGGGATGCGATCCATGACGAACTTGGGGATGAGGTGGGCGTCCCTGCCAGCGACGAAGCCCTCGCTGCCGTCGCCCTGCTCGTTGACGATGTACAGGCCGCGACCGGTGGGCCCGCCTGCGGCGTGATGCTTGACGGTCTTCGCGAAGCGCCCCAAGGCCATCGAGCGCGTGACCGCCTCGAGGGTCTTCATGTCCTGCATGCCGGGGGCGGCGAGCATCGGGGCTCCGACGCGCTCCATCGGGCGGAAGCCCATCGGATCGGCGTTGTGTCCGAAGAACGGGCCCGGGTAGTCCCCGGACATCATGTCCCACCAGTCCTGGGCACCGCTGATCTCACGGGCCTTGTCGAGGTAGGGGCCCACGAAGTCCTGTGCGAGGCGCGATCGTCCGGTGTAGTCGGTCCTGCCGCGACCTGAGTACAGGGCCTGATACCACTCAGGCATCGAGCGCATCGAGGCGGCCTTCTCGCCGCCGACGATGGGCTTCAGGACTCGCCCGCCTGCGGCGCGGTGCTGCCTAGCAGCTTGGCTCGCCTGCCACGCCATCATCGCCATGAACGGGTCGTTGGCCCAGCCGACGGCGGTCAGCGCCACCTCGTCGAGGAAGCCAGCGTGCGGCACCACCGATCCGCCGGCGGCCATGTACTTGGCAAGCTTCGGCGTCCGTCCGGCGGCGAGGTCGGTCTCGGCCTTCTCCTGGATCCACAGCGCAGCCTGAAGCGAGACGGGCGGGATGCCCATGTCCTTGGCGACGGTGCGGAAGGCCTTCTCGACACCCGTTCGGACAGGACCGCGACCAGCTTGGCTGATGGCTCCCTGCGTGCCGGTGCGGAGGGCCCAGCGGTCGATCGTGATGGCGTCGAGGTCACCGCCCGTGTTGAGGAAGAACTGGCCGACCTTGGGCGTGTGACCCAGGATCGCCCACGGGTCAGCACCCTCGAGGATGGCCTTCGCCTTGCGGTGTGCGTCGAGGGTCGTCTGGTACGGGAACGGCTTGCCTGCCTGGTTCGCCTGAAGGATGCGGACGGCCTTGGTCTTGTTCGAGGACCACGCTGTCCCGGCGGACAGGGAGGCGGTGATGCCGCGCACCGTCGGCTCCGGCAGGCCGTACATGTCAGCCTGCTGCTGGATCCACTTCTGCGCTTCGGGATACCACTGGACGCCCATCTCGAGCGACTGGCGGCCATACGGGTTGCCCGGATCGAGCATGCGCTTGGCGGCGTCGCGGACGTTGCGGAGATACGACCGCTGGCGCTTGGTCATCCCAGCTTCGACCGAACCGCCGATGCCGCGATGGACGCAGCCAGCGTTGGCGTGGACGGCACCACCGACGCAGCGGTGCATGCCCAGCGACTGCCGGATCTCGTCGGCCTCAGAGTCGTTCTTCTCGATCATCTCCATCGCTTGGCGGATGAACGAGCCCATGCGCTTGCCGCCCATGGGGTCTTCCGGCCACTCGGTGCGGAAGTTGCCACCGGGCAACTGGTAGCCCATCGGGTCGTAGACATCGACTGAGGCGTGGAGGGACTCGCGTGCGGCACCGACCAGCTTGGAGATCTGGGCGGTCGTCGGGAGCCGCGTCATCTCCGCCCCGACTGAGTGGAGCGGGCTACCCGGACCACTGGTATTGGTGCCCCAGACCCGGATGAAGCCCAGCGACTTCATACGCTCGACGGACTCAGCCTGATCCAAGCCAGGGAACAGGTCAGCCGACTCGCGGTGGTCGATGCTGCGCTGTCCGCGCAGGTAGTCCGGCTTCCCCTCGCGAGGGACGAAGCGGTCATCTCGGCGCGTGTAGCCCTGCGCCACATGGCGTCCACTGAAGTCGAGGAACTTGCCGGACGGGGTGATGAAGCCAGCCTCACGGACGTTCTCGGTGACGCCGTAATGCTTGATGGCGGCGGCCTCGAGGGCCTCAGGATCGCCGCCGTACAGGCTGGTGACTTCGCCGCCGTAGCCACGGTGGCGAGCACGCCACGACTCAGCCACGAACTGGTCGTAGCCCTGGGACATGGGCCCGTAGTTGGGGTCGCCGCGCAAGCCGGAGATGGTCGAGCCGATCTGACGCATGACCCGACCGGGGCTCTCCTCAGCAGCCCGCTCCTGCATATAGCGGGTGTGGTGCATCCACGGCTCGTTGTAGGTGGAGAACCGCCGACGGCTGATGTCGCGGCCCACGCCCATGTTGCTGCTGGGCCCGCCGATGGTGTACGGACGGGTGGAGCGAGCCAGATTGCCGATCCGTCCTCGAGGGCCCTTGTTCCAGTCGAACCAGTGCTCCGGCAGGAAGGCCTCGACGGCGTACTTCTCTCCGTAGTCACCACGGCTCCCCGTCTTGTCACCGGAGAACCAGTTCATGTCGGGCTCGCCGTAGGTGTGACCACGGGCGCTCGAGAGCCTCATGCCCTGCTGGCGGATCTGCGCGAGCACCTGAGAGGCGGTGGCGTCCGGCGTACCCCGAGTCGAGTGATAGCCACGGGCGTAGCCGGGCGGCACCGGCAGAGTCCCCAGCGGGGCTGGCATGTCGGTACCCGGCGGCAGCATCGGCGTCCGCGCACCCCGGAAGGCGTGCTGGATGTTCTTCTGCCGCTGCATGATCTGGTACTCGAGAGCTGCGAGCTCAGCGGCGTGGCGGCGGTACTGGGCGACGTCCTTCTCGATGAAGCCAGAGGCTCCGGGGCGGAAGACCTCAGGGCGGCGCTCGCCGACGATGGTCGGGCGACCCTGCTGGACCGGGCCACCATGCTCGCGCTTGGGCATGATCTGCTCGATGGCCTGTCGGGCGAGGATCTGGCCCTTCTGGGGGCTCATGCCGCCCATCGACGAGAAGACGGTGCCGATGATGGCCTGCGGGCTGCCGGGGCCCGTCTTGGGGAACTGGGCGGAGACCTGGACCGGGATGGTGCCCAGACCCTCGGTGATCTTCGTCCGCATGGTGGCGATGGACTTGGAGTCCACGTCGATGGGGACGTGGATGGTCTGGAGGGTCTTGGCAGCCGTGGACAGGGCAGCCTGAAGCTGGGCGGGTTCGATCGCGACCTTGATGGTCGTCGGGGTGGAACCCGCCCCAGCCTTCGCCGCTCCAGCGCCAGATGCGGCCTTGGCCGCCTGCTGCTGGAACGAGTTCAGCTTGCCCTGGGCCGTACCCAGTCCGGCGGAGAAGTTGCTCGCATCGAGCGACAACTTCACGCCGATATTGCTGACTTCCTCGTTCGCCATCCGAGCACCTCGTGGGTGCTACACCGCCTCCCCCTTGAGAGACTTAGCGTTGAGATCGAAGCTTTCGAGACCGTCGAACCCGTCTTCGTCTTCGACGGGAGCGGGCGTGTTGGCTTCGATCCAGTCCTCGCGCAAGGCCAGGTAGTAGTGAAAAGGGAGCGCCGCCACCTCGTGGGGCCACCTCCCGTACCGCACCGCGATACGAAAGATGATCTGACGGGTGGTCAGGCGGCGTTTCCCGGGGCCGTTCCTTCCTCAGCGTCGTCGCTGACAGCAGGGGTCTCGTCTTCCGGCTCGTCGCCGTAGTGCATCCGGTTGACGGTGGCGTTGAACTTCATCACCACGCGCATGGGCAGCGCGGCGAGCGCCTCAGCGGACAGCTTCGGGTCCGTCGAGCACTTCATCACCATGAGCTTGAGCAGGACGGTGTTGTCGATGAACTCGTCCTCGCCACCGCCCGGAGCGATGCGCTTCGTGGTGGCCTTGCGGACGAGGTCGTCGTAATCGCCGATGGACAGCTCGCGGAAGTGGTACAGAACGCCACGGGCGTTGACCTCTTCCTCGAGGAAGTCGGGAGAGAGCGGCTGGACCTTAGACGTCATCGAGCGTTACCCCTTCTACCAATAGGCTCGACCCCTGACGCACCATCGCGTAACCCGGGGCCTGGGTGAGCCTGTATTGCTTGTGCGGCGTGATCGAGACCACGATCCGCTTGACGTACTCCGGGTCGTCCCAAAGGGCGTCGGAGACGAACGAAAACGCGGCGCGGAGATCGTAGAGATCGGCATCCCGACCCTCGTCACCACGCCGCGTGAGCGTCCAGTTCGCGAACTCCCCGACCTTGGCTCCAAGGAACGGAACGTCCACGATCCCGGCGGGACGATACGTCCCCGACCGGAGCAGCTTGAACAGATATGCCATGCGATCCCTCAGAACACTCAGGCAGGCGAGGCCAGCAGCCCGGGAGAGGCCAGAGTAGGCCTCACCTGCCCAAGATGGTACGGGGACTAGTTCCCGGTCGTGAAGACCGTCCACGCGCCAGCCGCCCGGAAGTTACCGGTCGTCTTGATCGCGTCCGTGTTGCTCGCGGTGATCGCGGCGTCCACCAGACCGGGGCCAGAGGCCACGAGGAGGACGGTGCCACCGTTGGTGCCGTCGTCGGCGTAGAGGTAGATGTTGATGCTGTCGGAGTTGGCGGCGTTGACTTGGTAGTCACCCGACGTGTCCAACAGACCGGCGAAGGTGCCCTGGATGTCCTTCAGACCGACGAGGTACGTCTTGTTGGTGTCACCGAAGACGGTGGCATCGACGTAGTCGCGGTTGAGGTTCAACGTCCACTCGGTCTTGGTCGTCACCTTGACGCCGACACCGATGCCTCCGTTGAAGTAGATGGCACCGTTCTTACCGTGGAGCTTGTGGCCCAAGCCGGGTCCAGCCATGTGGCAGCTCCTTCAGGAGAGAAACGATTACAGGGGCTGGTCGGTCCAGATGGAGTACGACCCGCCGACCTGATAGATGCGCTTGCCCTGACTGTCCACGTCTGGCCCCGTTGGCAGATCGCTGACGCGACGGCAAAGCATGCTGGTCTGCCCGTCAACCGTGAGCACAGCCTCGTCGAGTGCTCCGCTGATGAGCGCGTCGATGTTGTTGGCATCGACGGGGTTCACCGCGAAGGTCGAGATGTCGAACAGCGTGTGGTACTGGAAGCCGTCCCACTGGTAATCCCTTGGGGCAGCGGCCATGAGGTACACGATGAACGGGTACTTGACCTTGCGGGGAGCGATGCCCTCGTGGATACCGCCTGCGATGGCGGCCATGAGGGGAACAGACGCCCGAAGGTGCTGCACCACCGCTCTCTTGATAGGGGCGGCTGTCGATGTTGCCATCAGGCCCCCTTCATATCCGCACCACGATCTCGATCTCCGTCGAGGAGCCTCCGGTGCGGGCGGCTTCTCGGACGGCGTCAGCGATGAGCCTGACGACCTCGTTACGGCTCTCCTCGGCTGCCGGACGAAGGAAGGGTCGGGCTGCGTTGTGACGCGTCCCGAACTCCTGGAACTTCGCGTACGGTGCCGTGGCGATGACCCATGCCTCCGCTGTCGTCTTCGACGCTGTCGCTGGCTTGGCGGAGATGCTGCCCCTGAGACGCCCGCCGATACCGGCGTGCCCCCAGGTCGTGAACTGGGCCCGCATGGTGCGGACCTCGTAGGCTCCCCGGCGATCGAGGACCGTCTTGTGGCCGACGATGCCAGCGGATCGCTGGCGAGCCTCCTGTGCGTCGTACAACTCGAGGAGGGCCTGCGCTGCCGACAGCCGGCGCTCCTTCCAGTGGACCGGTGGCTTCCTGCCGATGGACCGCTTGAGCCACACACCCGGGACATCCCCGGGCTGGACGACGGTCTGTCGGGGAGAGGCGGTGCGGAGGGCGCGGTCCCTGACCGAACGCTCGCCCTCGATCTCGTCGATGCTCTTGTGGCGGATGTGGTAGCCGCCACCAGCGAAGATGTGGCGGACCGGGGCCTTCGCCCGGGCCAGCGTCGCGACGCGCCTAGCTCCAAGGTCGAGGCCGTGGACAGCCGCTTGGAAGATGGCGTCCTGGAGCTCCTCGAGGTTGATCACTCACGCAGCCTCAGGTTGCAGTTGACGAGCGCCTTCCAGGTGTTCTCCTTGGTCGTGTCCGACACCGTGTAGGTCTCGCCCAGGAACTCGAGCTCGTCACCCGGGAGGATGTCGGTCCCGACCGGGCAGCGGAACATGTAGGTGTTCACGGTGACGATCGCGCCCGTGTCCGGCGTCTGGACCTGAGACGGCGTGCTGTAGAACCAGCCCTTCACCCAGTGCCTGCGGCTGTCGTTGGTCGCGATGTACTCGAGGCCGTCGTCGCCGTAGGCGTTGGCCGGATCGGACGAGCTCTCGATAGGCGTCCGGCGGAGGACCTGCACGTCCTCGATCATGCCCAGTCGGGCGATGTACTTGCTGATGTAGTCCACCTGTGCCGGACTGAAGAACCGGTGGGTGGCCGGGTCCATTGGCGGCGGGCCGGAACTCGTCATCGCACTGAGACCCCGTCGAAGCGGTAGGTGGCGAGCAACGCCGCTGCATCAGGGACCAGAAGCTCGAGGTCCGATGCCCGGGCCCCGCTGGGGACAGACCGGATGATGGGCTTGGTCAGCTTGACCTCACCGATCTGGAGGCTCTCGAGCTGGGTCATGCCCCGCGACCGGGTCTCCGACGCCCCGAACAGCCACGCCATGATGTGGCCCGCTGCCAGCGAGATCTCGTTGGGCAGCTTGTAGTGGTACGCCGCCGAGACCACGTCGGTCGCCTCGAGGTTGGCGTCGAAGACGACCGTGCCCTCGTCGTAGTTGATGGTGAAGCCGGTGGTGATGACGGCACCGTTCTTCGAGATGACCGGGGCCCCGCCGATGGGCACGCCCCACGCGTCCTCACCGTCCTGATCCGCGTACCACCACTGGTTCGTGGCGGCCCACGTCTGGCCGTCCTCTGTCTGGAGCGTCTCGCCCGGCTCCGTGAAGTCCCAGCCGTACTCGTAGCTGAAGCGCACGACCGGCGTGGCGAGCCCGATGTTGGGGACCACCAGAGCGTTGAACAGTCCGGCGGAGGTCAGGGCGAGGGAGACGACCTCGACGTACCTCTGGCTGCTGTTGATGAACAGACCCGTCGTGTCCACCTGGACGTACTGGGTGTTCGTGACGTAGATGCGGAACTGGCTCATCCGCTTCACCGGCCAGTGGAACGGGTACGCCCGTCGCTGACCGATGTCGAAGTCGCTCTCCGGGTAGCGCCACGAGTGCTGCTCTCCCGTGATGGTGCCACCCCGGAAGTCGTGCTGCTGTGGCACACGCGGAACGAGGCAGTAGTTGTTGACCCAAGTCGTCGCTTGGGCCGCAAGCGAAGCCCACGTCGCCGGATCGTGCTCGCTCATGTCGATACCGAAGCCCATCTTCCTGAACCGGTCATAAGTGATGTAGGCGGGCATCGGAGCTCCTGATGTTGGCGCTGGGTCGGCCCTTTAGGAGGGTACAAAAAGGGCCGACCCAAGCGTCAGATGAGGGTTGGGTCTAGACGACCTTCACCCTGATCTTGTTGTTCCACGGCAGGACCTTCACCGCGAGCCCGTTCATCAGGAAGACGATGTACAGGTGGGTGAGCTGGCCCGAGATACCGATGGGGATCTCGAGGACCGTGGGACCGGGCGTCCCCAAGTAGGGGAGCGTGATGCTCTCCTCGTCGAGGATGTACAGGTCGCGGACCTTGTTGCCGCTGTAGGTGGAGGCGTGGTACGAGCTGATCGAGTCGCCAGGGACGACGGCCCACGGGAGCGGGCCTCCGACCGTGTTGATCTGATCGGCCACGACGCCGACGCCCAGGTTCACCTGCTGCTCTCCCGCAAGGATGCGGAAGTTCGGGTCCTGCTGCTGGTTGAAGGTGATCTTCTCCGACGGGTGGCTCCAGAGGATGCTGGAACGGCCACCGGCCTGGATGATCGGCAGGACAGCCGCGTCAGCAGCGACGCGGAAGTTGCCGGTCGTGGTCGGAGCGGTCGCCGGGTCCAGGTTCTGGGCGTCGGCGCTGTTGAGAAGCTGGCGAAGGCCGGTGAAGGCGTTGGCGTCGTAGAGCCCGAGCTCGTTGTCCGCCGTGCCGCCGGAGTCGCTGGCGTTGCCCTCGAAGATGGTGGTCTGCATGCGGTGCGCGATGCTCCGCAGGCCACCTTGGAGCTCGATCTGCTCCGGGTTGTAGTTCATCCCACCGGCCATCACAGCGAACTGCGACTTGAGCGAGATGCCACGCCGGGTCGCCAGGATGGCGATGTTCGTGGTCTTGCGGACGTACGTCGAGGTGTCGTCCGTGACGGTGCCGAGCTCCGCCATGAACTTCGCGTCGCCGTACGCGGTGATCTGGTTCCAGGCGTGGACGAGGCCGTTCGCCGGCTCCTTCCGCATCCGGTCATAGGCCGGGAAGATGCGGATGAAGATCTCGTAGAGCAGCGGCTCCAGGTCCTGCCGGATCAGCGCGGTGGCACCCGTGGTATCGAGGGCCTTGGCGACGTCCGGGTCGAGGGTGCCGTGCAGTCCGTTGAAGGCGTTCTGGGCCGCGAAGCCTGCGGTGTTCAGCCACAGGTCAAGCGGAACGCCTGTACCGGACTCACGAGCCTGCCGCGAGAAGAGCGAACCAAGCTGGTTGTCGCTCTTGGTGCGGAGGGTCTCGAAGAGGGTGTCACGCTCGTCAGGCGTGATGTATCGGCGACGGACTTCGGGGTCCGGCGTCGCTTGCTGCTCGATCGTCTTCGCCACTTCAGGAGCCGGCGCAGCCACGTTGGGCTCGTCGTTCATCTTGGCGAGGGTCGAGCCGATCTGCTCGAGCGTCTCGGAGTTGCTCTTCAGCAACGCCGCGATCTCCTCGTAGGTCATGGGCATGTGTTCAATCCTTCTTGAGGAGGTCCACGAACGCCTCTCCATAGACCGACTTCAGGGACTCGAAGTCCTTGGCAGCGTCGGTCACCTGGGTCCGCTTCCCCATGGGGGTCGCGGCGAGGCGGGTCAACAGGGCAGACATGTCGTTCATGGCCTTCTCAGCCAGAACGAGCGCCTGATCGCGCTCCTGCTCCAGACGAACGTTCGCGGTCTTCGCTTCGACCAGCTCGCGGGTGATCGAGAGCATCAACTCGTTGTTCGCGTGGATGGACGCCGTCAGGGTCGGCTGGAGATCCAGCTCCTCGACGTTGTCCGCTTCGGCAGGGGCGTCCCCGTTCTCAGGGCTGCTCTCCTCAGAGGGAGCTTCCTGCGGGGCCGGGGCAGCACCGTCGCTGTCCTCGGTGTCATCGGGAGGCGGAGTCTCGAACTCCGCGAGGTGGGCTGCAAGCTCCTCACCAGTGAGGGTCGGCTCGTCGCCCTTCGAGGAAGCGTCGTCGTGGGGATGGTTCTCATCCCCGTAGGCGCTCATGTGGGAGTGGTCGTGCTCGCTGCCCTGCTTGTCATCGACGTGGGTGTGGCCCTCGTCGTGGCTGTGGGCATGCGTGTGGGCGTGGTCGTGGGAATGGACGATGCCGTTCCAGTGCTCGTGGTTGTGGTCATGCTCGTGAGCATGGGGGTGGGTGTGATCAGCAGGCTTCTTCGCCTTCTCCAACTCCACGTCTTCGTCACTGGTGATCTCCACCATCGTGCCGTCAGCCGGGGCCTCGATGCCCTCCATGACCTCGCCAGTGCCTTCGCTCTCTTGGACCTCGAGCGGCATCTCGGCGATGTAACCGACCTCGCCGTCGCTGCGCTCGATGACCTCACCGGTCTCCGGCGGAGCATCGCCATCAGCCCACGACATGGTCAGGCCACCGTTGAGGCTCTTGACCGCGTACTCGACCCAGGATCGCGGGTTCGCCGGGACGCCGACGATGGAGGTCTCGAGGAGGTCGATGTGGTCGATGACGTAGCGACCGGACTCCTTGGATCGGGTCGCGCCACCGTCGGGGATGCGGGCACCGATCGACAGGCCCAGCTTGGTGCCGTTGTCGATGGCCTCCCACGCCTTGACGGCTCGCGGGTTGGCCTCGTTGACCACGATGTCGAAGACGAGATCCTGGATCTCGGAGTCCTGCGGGTGGGAGCGGAGCACGGCCCGCTCGACCGAACCCGCCACATCCTCCGGCACCTCGTACCGGTGGTTGAGGAAGATGGTCATGTTGTTGTTGGCGGTGGTCTCCATCTCGGACAGTGCGGTCCGGGTGATGGTGTCGCCGTGGCGGTCCTTGATGGATGACGACGCCACGCCATGGAACCGCTTCCGTCCGTCGGCGTCGCTCGACGCCTTCAGGAGCGGGACGAAGATCTTGAACGTGCTCTCGGTCATGTGGCTGCCCCTTCCGATGGGTCAGTACTGGGCACCGTTGGCTCGAGCTTCTCGAGGGCGGTGATGTACTCATCGAACTTGGACGCGGCCACGTCCCAAGTCGCCAGAGAGCGGATGTGCTCCACTCCGGCATGGCCGAGATCCCTCTGGAGGCCCTTGGAGCGGAACATCCGCTCGATGGCTTCCGTGAAGGCTGCGATGTCCGGCAGCCATGTGTCCTCGCCTGACGGCGGGGTGCTCATGTAGCCGCTTGGCTCGAGGAGGATGCCGCCGGGCCCGACGTACTCAGGGATGGCGGAGACGTTCTGGGCGATGACCGGGGTGCCGCAGGCCAGAGCCTCCATGTTCCCCAGACCAGCGCCCTCTCCTCGAGAGGTGCTGACGACGACATCGAAGGCCGACAGGAGGACGTTCATGTCCTCGATCGCCCAGCCCTCGAAGCTGTTGTGCAGGCCCGGGAAGTGGAACCGATCCGGCCTCACCTTCTCGGCGTTCCGCAGGAGCATGTCCTGCATCCGCAAGCCCACGTTCATGGCCTCGTCCTGACAGTGGAACCAGGCCTCGACCTCGCTGTACTTCTCCATCACCGGCCACAGGGCCTTGATGAGCGCGGCGTAGTCCTTGCGCCCGCTGTTGGTGTCCACTCGACCGACGAGGTACTTGTCAGGGTCGAGTCCGAAGGCCCGCTTGCAGTCGTTCTTCGTCTTGCAGACGATGCCAGTCGAGGTCGTCTTGGGCTTCTCCCAGATCGGCCAGAACATCTCCTGGTCGATGGCGTGATAGACGAGCTCGCTGGGCTGGTAGAACTTCTGGCCCCACTCGCTCATGGCGATGACGTTGGTGACCTTGGGCAGGATCGTCGTCCACGTCGGCGGGAGGTTGGTCCCATCGACGGGGATGTAGGCCAGCATGGGCCGGTACTGGAGCAAGATCCGGTCCGGGTCCTTGGTGTTGGCGAAGAGCGTGTTCAGGATGACCTGAGGGTCCTGAAGGATGACCACAACGTCGGGATCGACCTTGCCGAGCATCTCGACGATGCGAGCCCGACCGTAGATGTCGCCTTGAACGATGGTGTCCGGGCGGTACAGGCGGAGCGGCGTGACGTGCGAGTGGTACGGTCGCTCGCAGTTCCACGAGTCGCCCCGGTAGTTCGTGGCGAGGACGTGGATCTGATGTCCGAAGTCCTCGACCAGCCGCTCGCCGATCGCATGCGTGACCCGTGAGAAGCCGGTCGTGCAACCGGCATCACTCAGCCAGAGTACCTTCGCCAAGTTCGTCCTCCACGCCCTCTTCAGGGCTGATGGTTCGTCCTGCCGGAAGCCGGTGCTTCTCGAAGCAGGGCCTGCACAGTTGCAGCGAGGCCTTGGATGTGTTCCTGTGCCAGACGCTGTAGGCCGTCGCGCCCTCAGAGCCGCACAAGATGCAGGCCTTGAGCTCACGCTCGATCTTGCGCTGGAGGTCCTCCAACTGACGACGCGTCAGGCTCTTGAGGGCGTCATCCATCATCGAGATGCTCCCCGCCCCAGACCGTCGCGTTGATCCACCGTCGTTCCCGCTGGCGATAGGCCGTGGGATGGTCGGCCTTCCGACGACTCAGGCGGTACAACTCGGCCTGCTGGGCGAGGTCCTCGTCCAGGACCTGGTGCCGGCTGATCGGCAGTTCACGGGTCCGGGCGGAGTTCCTCCAGTAGCCCGGGTTCCTCGTCCGCCAGCGCCTGACAGCCTCAGCGTTCTTCTCTGGGTCGGCCCACGGCATTACTGCCGACGGACAGTCACCTGGACCTCCGGGGACGTCGTCTGGACGCGGCCCCCTGGATAAGTCACTTCCCACTGGACGTTGAAGGTGCCCGGGACCGACAGGTCGTTCGGGCCCCACGAGTAGCTGACGCTGCCTGCGACGGCGCTGAGGACGGTCGCTCCGGCGTTGACCTGATACCGCTTGTCGGCTGGCTGCTTCATCTGGAAGCGAACCGAGCAGCCGGTCAGGTCGATGATCGAGGAGATGTCGTCCTCCTCGTGGATGATCGCCTTGATGTCCGGGGCCGTGTCGCCCTGGACGAAGGTCAGACTCACACGCTCCCTCGCACGAACTCGAGGAGGCCCACGACGATGCCGATGGGCCAGGCCCACGTCCCAAGGAAGTCACCGACAGACGTGATGACCTCGACGTGGATGGCGGGCAGGACGACCGACAGGAGCAGGCAGATGAGCCCAGCGACGAAGCCGACGGCCACTGCCCGGATCACTCGGTTGAGCATCAAACGACCTCCGCATCGAGAGTGAAGTACGACCGGCGCGTCCAGAACCAGGTGAAGTCCATGGTCCTCGCAGACAGGCTGGGCGCGATGGTCGCCGCGCTCAGGCTGCCCTCGATGGTCCCGGCTGTGGTCGTCCCGGCGATGGTGTCCGCCGTGGTGGTGGACTCAATCTCCTGGACGATGTGCCGACTGATGGACGCATCGACGGTGAAGTTGCCGTAGCCCGGACCCGTGATCTGGGCGTCGGCGGTGAAGGACCGCTGACCAGCCGCCCCAACGGACGCATCCGCCGTGAACGAGCCAGCCCTTCCGGCCTTGATGATGGCGCGAGCGGTGAACGACCCGGTGCGGACGATCCGCAGCAGGGCGGATGCCGTGAAGGTCCCGGTCCGGGTCCGCTGGATGACCGCATCGACGAGGAACGTGCCGCCTGCCACGAAGAGCGTGACGTAGGCGTCTGCCGTGAGCGATCCAGTTCGGAGGGTCGCGATGACAGCGTTGGTGGTCACCCCGCCCGTTCGGGTGGCCCTGATCACCGCATTGGCGGTCAGGGAGCCAGTCGCTGTTCGCTTCGCGATGGCGTTCGCCGTGAACGAGCCGACCGAGCTCGAGCGCAGGACCGCGTCGGCCCGCATCGTAGCAGACCGCGTGGCACGCACAATAGCGTCCGCGCTGAATGCGGCGGTGGTTCCGCCAGCGATCCACGCAGCCGCTGTGAAAGTGCCCGTGCTCGTCCGCTTGACTACAGCGTCGGCGACGAAGGTCCTATTGAAGCTGGCCTTGATAACGGCGGATGCCGTGAACGAGCCCGACCGGCTGGCGAGGACGACGGCGTTGGCCGTGTAGGACCCCGACCGGGTGGCCTTGATGGTCGCGTCAGCGGTGTACGCACCAGTGCGCGTCGCGAGGATCAGGGCGTTGGCGACGAAGGTGCCTGTGCGGGTTGCCTTGATGACCGCGTCGCCCTTGAACGAGCCAGCGCCGGCTGTCGGGGAGATGATCCAGGCGTCTGCGGTGAAGGAGCCCGCGAAGGTCCGCCGGATGACGGCATCGGCGGTGAAGGACCCGGCCCTCGTGGCCTTGATGACCGCGTTCGCGGTCGTCGAGCCGGTCTGGGACCGCAGGATGAGGGCGGAAGCGGTGAACGAGCCCGCTCGAGTCGCCTTGATGACCGCATTGGCGCTGAACGAGCCGCTGAACGTCTTCAGCAGCAGGGCGTTGGCCGTGAACGATCCGGTGATGCTCAGGCGCAGGACGACGGCGTTGACCGTGAACGTCCCGGTCTGGTTGAGCCGCAGGACGATCGCGTTCGCCGTGAACGAGCCTGTTCGAGTGGCCTTGAGGACGGCGTCAGCCGAGAACGCCCCGGTAGCGGTCCGCTTGACGACGGCAGAGGCGGTGAAGCTGCCGGTGAACGTGGCCCGGATCACGGCGTTGGCCGTGTAGGACCCCGACGCCGTCCTCAGGATGACCGCGTTGCCAGTGAAGCTACCGGTCAGGGTCTTCTTGATGGCGGCGGAGGCGAGGAAGGCCGCCACACCAACCCCGCCGATCCACGCATCAACGGTGTACGTCCCTGTCTGGGTGCGCTTGATGACGGCGTCGGCCCGGAAGCGCGGCATGATGACCGCGTTGGCCGTGTAGGCACCCGTCTGGGTCCGCTTCAGGACCGCATCCGCCGAGAAGCGCGGCATGATGACGGCGTTGACCGTCAGCGATCCGGCTTGGGTTCGGAAGATGACCGCGTTGGCTGTATACGACCCCGTCCGGGTCGCCTTGATGGCGGCATCGGCGGTCAGGGAGCCCGTGCGGGTCGCCTTGACGACCGCGTCAGCGAGGAACGTCCCCGTCCGGGTGGACTTGAGGACAGCGTTGGCCGTGAAGGAGCTCGTCGCGGTCCGGGCCAGCACGGCGTTGGCCGTGAAGCTGCCCGTCTGGGTCCGCAGGATGGTCGCGTTGCCGGTGAACGAGCCGGATCGGGTCGCGAAGATGACCGCGTTGGCCGTGTACGACCCGCTGATGGTCGCCTTGATCAGGGCAGAGGCGCTGAACGAGCCGGTCAGGGTCGCCTTGACAACGGCATTGGCAGTGAAGCTGCCGGTGCGCGTGATCTGGACCCAGGCCGACGCCGTGAACGCTCCGGCGATGGTCTTCTTGATGACCGCATCGGCGGAGAGGGAGCCGGTGCGGGTCAGCCGGATGACCGCGTCTGCGGTGAAGCTCCCGGTCCTCGTCGCCTTGACGACCGCGTTCGCCGTGAAACTCGACGTGATGGTCGCCTTGACCACGGCGTTGGCTGTGAAGGTGCCCGTCCGGGTCACGACGATGAGGGCGTTGGCCGTGAAGCTGCCCGTCGCGGTCTTCAGGACCACCGCATTGGCGGTGAAGGACCCAGTCCTGGTGGACTTGAGAACCGCGTCGGCTGCGAACGAGCCGGTGCGGGTGCTCTTGATGACCGCGTTTGCCGTGAACGTCCCCGTCTGGGGGCGCAGGATCAGAGCCGATGCCGTGAAGCTTCCGGTGCCGGTCTTCAGGAGGACGGCGTTGGCTGTGTAGCTGCCCGTGCGTGTGCTCTTGATGGCCGCGTCGGCCTTGAACGAGCCCGTGATGGCCGCCTTGATGACAGCCGCTGCGGTGAACGATCCGGGCTGGGGCCGCAGGATGAGAGCGGCTGCGGTGAAGGACCCGGTCTGGGTGCGGAGAACCACCGCGTTGGCAGTGAAGGTGCCGGTTCGAGTCGCCTTCAGGACAGCGTTGGCGGTGAAGGAACCCGTGACTGTCCGCACGATCGCGGCGTTGGCCGTGAACGAGCTCGAGATGGTCGCCTTGACCACCGCGTTGGCTGTCAGCGAGAAGGCGGTGTCGGCGACGAAGTAGAAGTCGAAGGCGGTGTCTTCAGCCGACCAGATCGACAGGTTCCAGATGCTCGTGCCGCCGCCCGCGTACACAGACGTGGTGTACAGACCGGCGTTGTAGTACTTGCCGCTGTCGGTGGCACCGGACCGACTGAAGACGATCCAGTACTTCGTCCCACTGACCAGCGGGAGAGCGACGGTCGAAGTGGTGAGGACCGTGAGGGTCGTGGAGAGCTGGCCTGCGGCGACCGACGCGATGGAGCCGATGAGGGAACCCGGAGTCGAGCCCGCGCTCGACCAGAGCTCGACCTCGACGGTGTCCGCCGGAGCTCCCGTCCTCGAGAGCATGTAGGAGACACGCCACAGGCTGCCGGTGGCACCTGCCGTGAAGGCCTGCGCCACCTTGGTGAAGTCGGAGATGTTCCCGAAGGCGATCGCGGTCGGGTCCAAGCTGAACGAGACCGCAGACAGCTCGTTGACCGACTGGGTCTTCTTCAGGATCGCGTTGGCCGTGAAGGTGCCGGTCCGGGTGATCTGGACCCAAGCGGCAGCGGTGTAGGAGCCAGCGATGGTCTTCTTGAGAACGGCATTGGCCGTGAACGTCCCGGTCAGCGTCGTCTTGATGACGGCGTTGGCGGTGAAGGTCCCGGTCCTGGTCGCCTTCAGGACCGCGTTCGCCGTGAACGTCCCGGTGACCGTTCGGACGAGCGCGGCGTTGGCCGTGAAGGTCCCGGTGCGGGTGCTCTTGATGACCGCGTTGACCGTGATGGGCAGCGTCGCCTTCAGGTTGAACGTCGCGTTGATGACATCCCAACTGGAGGTCGGAGCGATCGTCCACGTCGGCGAGTACGTCCCGGGCTTGGTAGCGAAGAGGTACGCCGCCTGCAACTGGTAGGTCGCGGTGCTGACACCCGTCAGGTTGGTGAACCCGTTGCCAGCGGCGCTGACGACAGACGAACTCAGGAGGTCCATGCCTCCCAGGAAGAGGCGGGGACCGTCTACCGTGATCCCACCGACGGTGACAGGCGAGATGCTCTGGCCGTTCTTGGTGGTGACGCCCGTCGGGCTATCGACGCCGCTCCACTCGGAGACGTTGACCGCCTTCTGGCCGCCGTTGTCGAAGGTGACGGTGACGGTGGTCTGGCCGCCGGACGAGTAGAAGCCCGCGCTGACGACGAGGCCCCAGGCGTTGCCTCGGTTATCGACTTCAGCCCAGTTGACGCCGCCGCCAGAGGGGATGCCCCTGACCGCGACGACGCTTGGATCGGTCCACCACGCGATGAGCGCGTTGCCAGCGGTGACCGCCGACAACGTGACCACCACCGTGAGACCCGTGCCGGTGTTGGTCGCCTGCTGGACGAGGACCGCGTTCTGGAAGCCCTGCGTCTTCAGGGCGATCGCGTTGGCGGTGTAGGTCCCTGTTCGGGTTGACTTGATGACCGCGTTCGCCGTGAAGGACGAGGAGATAGTGGCCTTCAGGACCGCGCTGGCCGTATAGGACCCGGGCTGGTCGGGGTCCTTGACGATGGCGTTGGCCGTGAAGCTGCCCGTCTGCGTCCGCTTGATGACCGCGTTCCCGGTGAAGGTCCGCGTCTCGATGTCCTTGACGATCGCGTTGACTGTGATCGGAGCGATAGCCGAGGCCGCCTGATAGTGGGCGGTGATCTGGGCCTGGGTCAGGACGACGTTCTTGTAGAGCGCGAGTTCGTCGAGCGAGCCCTTGAACTCCTCACCGACGGAGCCACCGTCCCAGCCGACCTTGAGCGTCTCGGTGTTGTCCGCCATCGTCAGGTTGGTGACGGTGCCGGTGATGTCTACGGTGTCGAGGTAGATCTTGTTGGCGGCACCGTTCTTGGTGACGACGAGGTGGTGCCACGAGGTCGTGTCGGTCAGAGCCACCGACGAGAGGGCCGACGTGCCGACGCTGCCCTTGCCGAAGTCAACGATGTTGGAGGTGTTGATCTGGATGTTGTAGGCGTTGGTGCCAGCGTTCAGGACCGTCTGGAAGGTGCTGATCGTGCTGCGCTTGTACCAAAGCTCGATCGAGAAGACGTCGCCGAGATCCTTGCCAGACCCGTCTGGGAACTCGGCGTACTTGCCGGTCGATCCGGGCGTGAACGCCTTGTTGGTGTCGGCTGGAAGAGCTCCTGTGACACCCAACGTCGGACTGCCGATGTAGGTGCCGTTGAGGGAGGCGACCTCCTCTGCGGCGACGGTGCCGGAGGCCTCGCCGAAGCGGGCGTAGAAGCTCGCACCATCGCTGCGGACAAGCGAGTAGTAGGAGAGTTGGGTCCGCTTGATGACCGCATTGGCGGTGAACGTGCCAGTCCTGGTGGACTTGAGGACCGCGTTCGCGGTGAAGGTGCCAGCGCCGCCAGCTTGGACGACGAACGTCCGGGCGATCCAGTGGGTGCGGACCTGGTCGGGAGTCAGGACCAGCGGGTACAGCGCGATCTCATCGAGCTTGCCCCCGACGTAGCGGTCAGGGGCCGGCGTGCGGGCGATGGTCAGGGGGTTCGCGTTGGTCGCGTTGCCCGTGTAATCAATCGACGGGCCATCGACGGTCACGTCCACGCCGTCGATCCAGATCTTGGTGTTGCCGTGCCCAGTGCTGTTGCGAGTGATGACGCAGTGGTAGGCGTTGACGGTTCCGAGCGTGATGCTCGACAGGGCAAGCTGCTGCGGCGAGTTGTAGGTCTCGAGGTTCAGGTTGTTGTTGCCGAGATGGGCCTCGAAGTGGGTCGTCTTGTTGAGGATCGAGCCCCCGGCGGTGAGGTTGCTGCGCTTGATCCAGAACTCGAGCGAATACGGGCCGTCGTTGCCCATGGCCGACAAGGTGTCGCCAGCAGTCGCGATGCTTTGCGAGGAACCGTTGAAGGTGACGGACGTGTTGGTATCACCGGGCAGCAGGCTCGTCGCACCCAGCGTCGGGCTGCCGCCGTACGTCCCGTCGAGGGTCCCGACCTGGTCGTCGGCAGTGGTGCCCGCCGTCTCGCCCACGCGCCAGTAGTGGAACGCTCCGTCGGCGACGACCTTCTGGGTGTACGACTGGGTCGGGTTGACCCGGGTGATGTAGTGGTTCCGAACAGAGATCGGGCTCAGGACGTAGTTGTAGACGGCAGCGTTGGCGAGCGACCCGTTGAAGCGAACGCCGCCACCACCGATGGGGCTCTCCGCCCCGATGAGCAGGGCTTCCGCGTTCGCGCTGAACGTCTGGGTGGTCGAGGTCCCCGGCAGCACAGCCCCGTCGAGGTAGGCGATGTACGTCGAGCCGGTGCGGGTGAAGACGACGTGATGCCAGTTCGCGTCGCCGTCGATGGCCCCCGTCGATACGAAGGCATTCGAGACGTAGTTATCGACTTTAAGCTGACCGGTATCCTCGATCAGCATGTTGAACGCGGTGTTCTTCGACAGCAGCCAGCCCTGCACCCCTGCCGAAGCAGTCGCACGCTTGTACCAGATCTCTAGGCTGAAGTCGGCGGCACCGAAGTCGAACGAGGGATCGTCGGGGATGGAGACGTACTGGGTCGAGGCGGCCACGAAGGTCGTGGCGGTCGCGCTGTCGCCGGACAGCGGCCCCGGCACACCGAGCGTCGGCGAGTTGATGTAGGTGCCGTTCTTGCCGTTGCCGGAGTCATCGGTGGCGGTCGTACCGGACGGATCGTCCAACCGCCAGAAGCCACGCGGCACATCGGAGATGACGACGGCGGAGTAGACGCTTCGCGTGGCCGATGCAGCGGCGTAGTGGTTCGCGACCTGCTGAGCCGTCAGGGCGTAGGGATAGATGGCGACTTCGTCGAGCCCGCCGTTGAGGTAGTTACTCGCCCCATTCGCACCCGCGCCGATGAACATCGGGAGGGCGTCGCTGGTGATCGACGTGTTGGCACCGTAGACATCGGTATCGAGCTGCCCATCGACGTACAGCAGCCACGAAGTGCCAGACACCGTGCCGACGGCGTGGTGCCACACGTTGTCGTCGTAGTTCTTGAAGGTCCGAACGCGGTTGCCGTCGGCAGGCGTCCAGTAGAGCCGATGGTCGCCACCGCCAAGGAACAACAGCCACGGGCCGTTGGAGCCCTTGTAGATAAGGGACATCGTCGTCGAGGTGTTGTTGACGATGAACCAGCACTCGTACGACAGGTCCCCCAGGAACATGTCCGGGTGGTCGGGGACGCTGACGTACTCAGAAGAGGCGGAGGCGACCGAGATCGAGGGGTTGGAGTCGCCGGACAGCGCGGACGGACCATTCAGCGTCGGCGTGTTGACGTACGTCGCATTCCAGGCGGCGATCTCGTCAACTGCCGACGTGCCCGCCAGTTCACCGAGCCGGTAGTAGACGAGCGGTCGGTCGCCGGAGATCGTGTCGAAGTACGACATGACCGGATTGGCGGCAGGCTGAATGACCGCGTTGGCGGTGAACGAGCCGGTCTGGGTGATTGGTCCAGCGGTCGCCGGGATGACCTTCCTCGGTCGGAAGATCTGCGCTGACCGGCGATAGGCTCCGCGAGCCACGGGGTGGTATCCCCTTTAGGTCTAGCTCATGGGATTGAGCTCAGTGTTCCCGGCGCGAGCGCCTCAGGAGAGGGAGATGATGTCCTCGAGCCGGACGCCCACCGCCGGATACATGGGGTCGTCGGTCACGATCTCCCAGTGCTCCGTGGTGTCCTTGCCGACGGCGATGCCCTCTTCGTCGTAGACGCGCTCGACCTGGTCGAAGCGTCGGAGGGTGCCGGTGACCTTGACGATGACCGGCTCACCGGCCTTGACCGGCTCCGGGTAGTCCTCGGTGTTGGTCTGGCTGACTCGCTCGTGGACCTCGGCGTAGACCCCATGCTGGAGCGAGAACGTGCCCTTGTCGCCGTCCTTGTACGCCATCAGTTGACCTCCTCGTATTCGAGCGTGGCTCCCCAGCCGGTCAGGGTCGTCGGAGTGCCCTGAAGCTGGAAGACGAAGCTGAGGTCGAGGCCGATCATCGGGCGGTCCTCAGGCAGGAAGATCTTCTCGAAGCCGTTCAGGTTGTTGAAGCCCTCCCAGCCCATGACCGTCAGCGTGCCGCCGCCGTTGGCGGACGAGTCGGTGCCAGCCGATGCGGCTGCGTTCGAGGTCGAGCCCGCCAGGCCCGACGCCACGGAGTTGACGGTGATGGGGGCGGGCGTGGTGCTGGTGAACGTGCCGAAGGCCGACGCCTTCATGCCCCAGCGGACGGCGAGCTGCTGGCTCGTGGAGGTGCCCGACTGTCCGCATGTCAGGCGGTAGATGCGGATGATGGACGCACGGCTCGTGGCGGCGGTGGCGCACCTGACCGTGATCATCTCGGAGTCCGCGATGACGGTCTGGTTCGCCATCGTGACGACGTAGAGAGAACTCATCGCGAACTCCTACTGGGCGAGGATCGCCTTGTTTGACCGCCATCTAGGGTAACCCACGGGTGGGTTGTCGGCGGCGGGCGGAACGACTTGGAACGACGCCGCCACCACGAGTGTGCTGGTGATGGAAGTCGTGATAGACAGGGTCATGATGGCGGTGTGGCCGCCGGAGTTGCTGTTGGAGACCAGCGTCGCGTGGGAGTAGTGATCGACCGACGACACACCGTTGTTGGACGCCCGTAGCGTCGGCGTGCCGTGGTTCGATGTCCAAGTGTCGTTGGACGCTCTGGCAACGCTGCGCCTGTCGGCACCGACCATCGCCACCAGTTCTCCCGACAGAAGGTCAGCGTTAGCGAAGGTAGTAGTGTTGGGACTCGAAGTAGAACTACCCTGCGCGGTCTGGTCTAGCGGTATGTTTCCACCGCCAGAGAACTCGCCACCCGACCACTCTTCGAGATGCGCCGCCGTGATGAAACCGGCGAGCCCCGTGATGGTCGGAGCCGCATCTGACCCAGCGGCGATCTTGAAGAAGATCGAGCACGCGCAAGTGCCCCCGTCCGAGATGTTGACTGTGGACAGCCAACCCGAAGGTGCCGCGTATGACAGGGCCGTGACGCCACCAGCGGTGCCGCTCACGAAGCACAACAGCAGGTTGTTCGCCGTTCGGCTCGATCCTGCGCCATACGCTGGCGTGACGTTCCCGCCAGACGTGCTGACCGACGCCGTCCCGGCTGATCCGACGAGCGCGTAGGCCATCAGCCACCACCGGTCATCATCAGCCCAGCATACGCGAGGCGATGGCGTCCACTTCACCCTCTTCGCCGGTCATCACCATGCCGTTGGGCATGAGCCACAGGCGGGTGACGTGGCGGCCATGCTTCTTGCCGACGACGTGGGCGGTGACCGTCGGTCCGATGGTCGAGCCGATGATGCCGACGTGGTGACGGTGGTAGAAGAACTGGTCACCCTCCGACGTCGTCATGCACAGCATCGGCTGACCCGACTCCTTGCTCATCAGGAACCAGATGCCAGGCCGGCGGAAGGTGTCGCGGTTGCCCTCGATCCAACCGGGCGTGTCGAGATCGATACCGATGTTGCCGCCCACCTCGTCGTCAGGCTGGAAGACGAGGAAGACCGGAAGGTCGCCGACCCAGCCGCTCTCCGGGTGGTCGGCAGGGACGGGGACGGTGCTGACCTCGACCGCCGTGCCCTCGAAGATCTCTACCATGTGATGCCCAGCCTCTCTCGAGCCTGCGCCGGGGTGAGCGCCTTGTGGCCGACATCACCGAGCTGGCCCTCGCGGAAGTCCTGCTCGTCGGGCTTGCGGAAGGCGATCTCGCGCAGGAACGTCTCCTCATTCACCGTGGTCGGACCGACGTGGCCGATCTTGATGGACGTGTCCACGAAGATGCGGGAGCCGGACTCCTTGGCCTCACGGCAGAACAGGAAGTCCTCGCCGTACTCGCCCTGCCAGCGGAAGAACGGCGGAGGGCGCATGCCCTGACGCTGCTCGAGGTCGGGGAAGCCCTCACCGGTCTGCTTCCGCAGGATGCGATCGAAGACGCGCTTGTGGATCAGGACGAAGGCCATGCCGGTGGCGTCCACCTCGACGGCCTCGTCGTCGCCCCAGTCCTCGAGGAAGGTGTAGCCGTGCTCCGCCTCAGCGGCCTTGACGTACATCGTCGGCTGGTAGGGCGGCGTCCGCTGGAAGCACAGGCCACCGACCATGTCGAGGTCGAACTTCTCGCGGGTCTTGACGAGCTCCGTCACGGCTCCCGGCTGGAAGGCCATGTCGGAGTCGATGAACAAGATCCAGTCGCCGTCCATCTTGGCGATGCACTCGTTGCGCTGGTGGACGAGGACGTTGCCTTGGATGATGAACCGCTGGCTGTACTCGCCCGGACCGATGTAGGTCCGGTCATCCATCAGCCAACTGATGGCCGTCTGGGCGGACACGTTGTCGCGGGTGACCATGGCGATCGTGCCGACGCATCTCTGCTCCGGCACGACCTCCTCATTGAGCTCGAGCACCGACATCTCGGTGCCATCGACAATCCCGGCCCGGACCTGTCGGCGGGCCTTAGGGGTCCTGGTCGTCACCGCCTATGCGACGGTGACAGAGAGCGTCGCGACGGTCGAGTTGTCGGACGCCTTCTTGAGCGCCACCGTCCACGATCCGGCGGACGGGAAGATGTAGTTGTTGAAGACGTGAGCCCCGCCGTTGGGGGTGAACAGGTAGCTCTTGCCGTACACGACCGCACTCTTGGTGAAGTCGATGTAGTACACGATGGCGGGCTCCGTCGGGTACTTCAGCGGATCGAACGCGGCGCTGTCGTTGGTCGGCGCTGCCGCCACGGTCACCCTGCACACCGTCTTGGTGGCAGTGATGGCCCCCGATGCGGGGACGATCGCCAATGTCGTCATCAGTTACTCCTTGAACTGCTCGCGACTGTGACCAAGTGGTCCGCGTCAGGGTACACGACGCCTACCAGCTTTGGTCGCGCAACCGGCTCAGTTTCGGAGCCTGGGTGACCGACAGGTCCCCGCCTTGGTCCCACGGTGTGGAGTACGTTTCCGCCCATGGCTCGCCGCCCCACTTACGGGCGTGGTACTGCTTGTTGAGGGGGTAGCTGTGATCGTTGCGGGTACCGGGCTCACGGATCGTGACGCTGCCGCCCTCGGCCTGCGTCGTGGTGGACTCGAGGTTGATGACCTTGACGCCCAGGTTCTTGGCCCGCCAGTCCCAGTCGCTGTCCTCGCAGTAGCAGGGGATGTAGTTCTCATCGAACCAGCCAGCGAGCTCGATGGCCTTGTCGTTGACGGCGAACGCGGAATAGCCGCAGATGGATACGTTCACGGGGCCCGACGCACTCCACATCGCGTCAGCAAGACGAGCGAGGTCTCCCGGGCCGAAGACGATGTCGGCGTTGGGGAAGAACCACCACGGGGCCCGGAGATTGGCCTTGATGATGAAGTTCAGAGCCGCCCCCCAGCCTAGGTTGAAACCGGGCTGGCAGACGAAGCGGTCGCCCGTCCACGGATGCTCGTCGGGGACGTACCCGCCGCCGTTGTCGAGGACGTAGTAGCGGACAACGCCAAGATCGACCCCAGCCTCCATCCGCCCCGCCAGGTCGTAGCGGTTGAGGATGGGCAGGCCCATCACCGGGATCATCCGAACCTCACGACCGGGCTCGCCGTCGGGGCGAACGCGGCGGCGATGGCGTCGTGGCGTTCTAGCCAGAGAGCCTGATCATGGTCCCAGCCGGCTCTGGCGTTGCGGTAGGTGTCGTCCCACGGAGCCGAGTTGGCGGCGTTGTAGACCGGGTGGAGGTGCTCCACGGTGGCCTCGACGGCATGGGCATACTCGCCCTGCTGGAGGGCCGTCCAGAACATCTCGTTGTCAGCGAAGTTGTGGAGGTAGCCCGGGTGGAACGCCAGACCGGGGGCGTCGTACACAGCACGGGCGAGGTACTCGCGGCGGATCACTGCCTGGGTGCCCATGGGGTTGTGCATGTCGTTCATCACCACGCACGAGGGCCCCTCGGCCATGACCATCAGGGCCCGCGTCAGCCAGCCCCTGTGGTGGATGACGTCGTCGGAGCCGAAGAACAGGGAGTCGGCGTCATCGAGGTAGTCGATGAGCTTGTTCATCCGGGTGACGTAGCGCCGGTCCTCGACATCACTATCGTCCAGGTACCACTCGCCCAGCTCGTCAAGGATATCCATCGACGCCTCGTCGCTCACACAGAACAGCATCGTGTGCGGCTCCGGCGTGTTGGCCCGGATGTTGGCGACGGTGTCCCGTAGGCGCTGTGGTCGATTGAGCGACGGGATGAGGATGGCCGTCGTCATGACAGCGGCTGCCAAGGGAGGTGGCGGCTGACCTTGAGCTTGTGCTCCTCGCACACGATCAGATCCGCCAAGTGCTGGCCCAGAGCAACCCTCGCCACCGCTGGCTTGCCGCACAGGGGTGGGTGGGGCGTCTTGAAGTTATTGAGCGGGTAGTTGCACTTCATCGGAACTCAGCCGACTCACGCCACATGACGTGCGGCTCCCAGCCGGGCACGTCGTTGCGGGCGACGTAGTAGGGGGCGTCACCGTAACGCTTCGGCCCGTGACTGAACTTCAGGCCCAGATGGAGAGCGATCTGGAGGACCGACACGGCGTTCATCTCCCCACCGCCCACGTCCCACGTCTTGTTGCTGTAGGTCCCGAAGTCATCGATCTGGAGGAGCATCAGGCGGACGTAGTCGCTGACGTGGAGGAGGTCGCGCATGGCCGATCCGTCGCCGTTGATGACGACCGGCAGACCCTCCGCCCGGGCCTTGCAGAACCACGCGATCCAGCCGGAGTCCTCGCTACCCTCCTGCCCGGGCCCGTAGACGGTGCCGGGCCGGTTGATGATGAGCGGAACGTCGTAGGCCGACTCGTGCTCCTCTGCCCACAGCTCGACCATACGCTTGGCAGCACCGTACGGGGTCATGCCGTCAGCGGCCTTGCAGGAGCTCGTCAGGAGGACGGGGATGTTGCCCTCGCGGGCGGCGTCGAGCATGTTCGCCGCCGTGACCACCGTGTCGTTGAAGGTGCCCATCGGGTCCTTGACCGAGCCCGGCGTGGAGCACACCGACGCGAGGTGGACGATGACGTCGGGCCCGAAGGCGGCGACCAGCAGCGTGGCGCTGTGGTGGGCGAGGTCGAAGCCGTCCTTCTTGTCGAGACCGAGAACGGTGTCGCCGCGCCCCTCGAGAGCCCGCACCAGATGCTTCCCGATGAAGCCAGCCGAGCCGGTGACGAGGACCCTCACTTGAGCTGGAGGTGGTCAGCGAGGTAGGTGCGGAAGTACGCGACGGTCCTCTCCACGCCGATCTCGAGGGGCAGCAACCCGGCGGCGGAGATGCCAAGGGGCTCGAGGGTCGTCGGGTCACCGAGCACGACGGAGTGCTCCCCCTCGCCGGGACGCATCGGGAGGTGGACGATGTCGGCCACGACGCCAGCCTGGTCCGCGACCTCGCCTGCGACGAGGTGGGCGATGTCGTTGACGGTGGTCCGCCTGCCGGTGCCGGCCTCGAACGTGCCTGACGCACCATCGGTGGCGGTCTTCTCGAGGGCGGTGACGAGGATGTCCGCCACGTTCCCGACGAAGATCATGTCCATGATCTGGAGCCCGTCGCCATAGATCTCGATCGGCTCGCCGGACAGGGCCCGGCAGACGAAGGAGGGCATGACCTTGCGGACGCGGGAGGGGCCGTAGGGCTGGGCGGCCACCTGTCGGGGCCCGTAGGCGTTGAGGGCCCGGACGACCGAGACACGGGAGCCACGGTACTTCGCGTACATGTCCGCGAACCGCTCGACCGTGTTCTTGGTGATGGAGTAGGTGTTGTTCTCCCAGTAGTTCCCGACGGCGATGTTTACCAGCGGGACGTCGTACTCGTTGCAGGCCTCGAGGACGTTGAGGCCGCCGAGCACGTTCGTGTGGGCAGCAGGGCGCGGGTTGGCGATGGTCTCCTGGGTCCCCAGCACACCGCCGAGATGGATGACGCCTTCCGCGTGCGCCACGGCTTCGTTGACCGCCACCTCATCCCTGATGTCACCAAGGAAGACCTCGTAGGGAGAGTCGCGACGGATGTGGTCGAAGACGACCACCTCGTAGCCCCGGGCCTTCAGCTCCTCGCAGACGTAGCCGCCGATGAAGCCGGAGCCGCCCGTAACCAGAACACGCTTCACAAGATCTCCTCAGGCGTGACGGCCTTGAAGGGTAGTGGGGCCGAGTCGCATTGACAGGTTGTCTAGACCGCCGGGAAACCACCCGGCCCCGGAGTGAGTTTAGACGGCGATGGAGTTGACCACACCGCTGATCGCGGCCACGTCGGCCTCGAGCTGGGCGATGATGGCCGGATCGACCGCATCTGCGGTCAGCAGGGCGATCTGCGCGTTGAGGTCGTCCACGGTCGCCTGGAGAGCGGCTGTGGCATCAGCAGCGGCAGCAGCCGCGTCAGCAGCAGCGGCGGCGTTGGCTTCGTCCCGGGCCTTGGCCGCGTCGGCGTCGGTCGTGAGGGTTGCGACAGCAGAGACCAGGGTATCCGTAACGGCCATGAGTTCCTCCAAGTGTTTCTCGATCCGGCGGAGTCGGTGTCGGATGATCTCATCCTCGTCCTCGTCGCCGTCCACGTCGATGTTGATATTGATGTCGCGGTCGTCGGTCATGCGGGCCTCGGGAGGGGGTAGTCGGGAGACCAGTGCGTTTCGCCTCACCGATAGAGGCCTCCGGCTGGGCTGAGGACCAACCAGAAGTTGCGTGGGTCTCCCGACCCCGAAAGACTACTCCTCGTCAGGGGCCTTGATGGTGAACTTCTTGGTGGCGAGATCCTTCTCGCCATCGGTGAAGGCCACCTCGAAGTCACCGTTCTCGAGGACCTGGAACTGGCCCTCCTGCACGGCGGCCCCGACCCGGCTGGTGCCGGAAGAACCGGGCCCCTCGACGCGGAACCAGAGCTCACCCTCGACGTCGCCGTCGTAGGTGAAGGTCAGGAAGTCGAAGACCTTGGCGGACTTGAGGTCCGTCTCGGACGTGATCTTGCCCTTCGCCATGGCTACGCCTCGTCGTAGGAGTAGTTCACCGTCTGCTGAGTCCAGTTTCCCGGGCCGGCAGTGGCGTCCACGCGGAGCTGGAGGACCAAGTACTTGGTGTACACACCAGTCTGGCCTGCCGTGAACTGCTGAACGTCCCACGTCGCCTTGTTGCCGGTGGTGAACGTGGTGGCGTTGGTGTTGGCGATCGTCGAGGTGGCCGTGGTGCCCAGCTGGTACGTCACATAGGCCCCGGTGAAGTTGAACGTCGTGGACGTGTCCACGGTGCTGTTGAACCACACCTTGAAGCTCTGGACGTAGTTGGCCGGGGTCGCGGTGACCTTGAGCCTGATCCACTTCTCGTACGAGTTGGTGCCAACGGTGATGGGGTTGGCCTGACGGTTAGCCAGGGTGTTGGTGGCGTTGTCGGCGGACTCGAGGTCCACGCCCGCGACCGAGTCGGTGACGGTAGGCGTGGAGCCGTTCGAGACGCTGACCACAAGAGTTGCGGCCATGTTCGTCCTTTCAGTCAGTGTTCCCCGTCAGGACGGGCTCGATGGCGTCAGCCTTTGATGTCGGCTTGCCCTCACCCGCAGCGGGCTGCTGGTCGATACCCGTGACTTCACGGGCGCTGGCGACCTCATCGATGGCGACCACACCAAGAGGCGTGTTCGCCATGAGGCGGTTGTAGGGGTTGTTGGGATCGATCGGATCTCCGAGCGGGAGACGGCCTTCGTCCAACCGCGCCTCGTTCACCGGCTTCCAAGGCATGCCTGCGAGCGCCAACTTGTTGATGTTGGCCTTTGACATGGACTCCTTGATATTGAGCCGGGTGAAGCGGAACGCCAGGTTGTTGGCCGACCCTCCAAAGCTCTTGTCCCACACGATCTCACGCGTGAAGTAGTCCTGGATGAGCGCGAGCAGGGGCCGGAGGCCCTGATCCTCGCTCATCTCCTGCTGGACTTCCCCGGTGGCACGGTTCACGTCGAACGTGACACCGATGTCCTGAGGGCTGATGAGGTACACCGCGCAGATCTTCCGCACGAGGTACTTCAGCCATTCGTCGTACTGCATATCGCGGTTCGACGGTCTGAATGGGATGAACTTCGCGCCCTTGGTGCCGCCCAGGAAGCCGAGTGCGCTGCGACCGGCGATTTCCGCCCGCCAGTAGGACTGGAAGGCCTCGACCTGGTCAGGCCGGGCTCCCTCGCCAAGATCGAACAGGCCGTCGGGAGCGGACTGCTCCACCTGACGGCGGTTGTACTGCGACCCTGTGACCTCTGCGTCGATGGTCATCTTGAGGGTCTCGAGCGGCGACAGGCCGAGCACCGAGTAGGTGCGCGGGTTCGCCATGATGTACATCATGTCGTCGTTCTTGAAGGCGATCTCCGTCTCCGGCACCGGCACCCACCAGTAGCGCGTCTCGCCGGGGCTGCCGTCCCACCGTGCGTTGACCTTGATGCGGGCCCCGTCCACGGCGTGGAGGCCAGCAATCTGGCCGCCCAGGGTGCGTTCCTTCTCGATGACGCCTGCATCGAGCACGAGGATGTCCTCGATGATGGGCTCGACCCACGAGCGGAAGCTCTCGACCATCATGTTGGGCGAGATGAACCGGTCGCGGATCTCCGCCTTGAGCGACTCGCTGACGTCCTCTTGGCCGTCGAACGGGACGATGTCCCACTCGGCGGAAGAGACCTGTGCCTTGCGGATGCTGATGGCGGCCCGCACCCACTCTGAGTGCTCAGCCCAGTTGCGGAAGAGGGCGGACGTGGACTTCATGACCTTGCCGCGCTCTTGGAAGACGAAACCCCCGCCCGGCGAGGCAGGGATCGTCTTGGGGCTCGTCCTGTACGAGCGTGTGATGAGGTCGCTGATGACGCCCATTAGCCCAGCTTTCGGAAGTGCGCCGCGACGAAGTCCGCTCCAGCCTCGTTGAGGTGGTTGGCTTCCATCTGACGGTTCGCGGCGGTGATGGCCTCGTCGTATGTCATCGTGTGGGTCTCGATCTGGGCCATGATGTTGGCGAGGTACGCAGGCACGAGGCGCGTGCCGTCGCGGAACTCGACCTCGGTCTTCTGGCCCGGGAACACTAGGCCGTCTTCCATGACACCTTCCCGGTCTTGTTCATGGAGCCGAAGAAGAAGCCCTCCGACGTGAGGTCCATCGAGTAGCCCAGAGCGTCCACGAAGTCGTCGTGGCCCTTGGGGAACGACAGGAGCTCCGTCTCGAAGGCCGATCCGCGCAGGCTGATGTGGTGCTTGACCTTGTGGGCCTCGTACTTGGCCGCCACCCCTCGAGCTCGCGTCGTCTTCTCTCCGTCGGCCTTGCGTCCCTCAATCGGGATGTGCGGGTACTCCTCCATCGTGTTGTGGATGATGGTGCTCTGGGCCTGCACGCTCTCCACGATCACCAGCCCGATGTTGGGGAAGGCCCGCCAGCCGTCGAGGATGAACTCGACGTGGTGGCTCTCGCGCTTGTCGCGGTAGGCTGACAGGACGTAGAAGAAGCCCCTGTTCGGGCAGCCGGCCTGGCAGGCGTCCTCGGCGGTCGTCGCCCGGGCTGTGAAGTCGGCCCGCTCGCGGGCGCTGAAGGCGAGGTCCACGCCCATGCGGAGGTTGTAGGTATGACCCTCTGGGAGCGTCTCAAAGTGCTCGAATGGGCCCTTGAAGATGTTGCCCTCGAGAAGCCCCGAGATGTCGTTCTGGTACGCGCACGAGAACAGCGCCGAACCCATCTCCTCGCGTTCACGAAGGAGGCGCTCGACCGGCCAGTACTCGGGCCAGTAGGACTTGAGGTCCCCCTTCTCGTCGGGCTGAAGCGCCGATACCACATGGCTCTCCCAGCCGAAACCGCCCTGAGCCGTCGGTGTGAAGAACTGCTCGTACAGGTCCGCTTCACCCCACCGCGTGCCGATGACGATGACCACCCCGTCAGGGGCTAGGCAGGGCTTGAGCGTCTTCTTGAACCAGGTCTCGACCGCCTCTCGCTGATCCACGGTCTGGGTGTTCTCCTCATCGAGGATGTCGTCCATCAGGATGATGTCGAAACGCTTGCTGATGATGGCCCCGCCCACGCCGACGGCGAAGCACGAGACGTCCTTGCTGCCGTGCCACCGGGAGCCTGAGCGCAGCCACTCCTTGTCGGTCCACTTACTGGCGGAGGGCCCGCACTCGGGGAAGATGTCCTTGTGGGCCGCGTTGGCCTCGTAGGTGTACTTGATGGCCCGGCTGAAGTCCTTGCCCTGCATGTCGGTGTTGGACACGAGGCCGACCCGCAGATCGGGGTACTTGGCGACCAGCCACGCCAAGAGGATGGTGTTGTTCCACGTCGTCTTGGCACCGCCTCGCGGCAGCAGCCACACGCCGTGGCTGCGGGCGTAGATGGCCTCGAGCGTCTGGCTGACCATCGCCCGGTGGTGGGCCGCCGGGAGGTAGCCGAAGACGGCCTCGCCATAGGCGAAGACCGCGTCTGGTCCGTCAGTTCGTGCGAGTTCTCTCAACGCGTGGGAGCGGAGAGCGTGCCACGTCTCCGGGGTCAGCTCCGCGCCCTCGAGAAGCTTCGACAAGGGCTCTGAGGAACTCGGGATCGTTTCCGGTAGAGGAGAGGCTGATACCAAGGTTTCGCTCCTCGGAGATGGTTGACGGCTTGCCGAAGAGGACCTGGAGACGGTCGATCAACTGCGCTACGTCTTGGGGTCGGATGACGACGAGCGGCTCTTCGACCCACTGGCCGTTGCGCTCGCGGGTGACGGTCCGCTTCATGTCGGAGCGCATCTTGCTGATGGCTTCATCGATGGCGTCGATGGCGTTGTCGCGGACCTTGACCTCTTTGGCGATCCGCCGGCCCTCGTCGTCAGCGAGGAGGGTCATGGCCTTTGACTGGGCGCGATCGCGGTAGTCCTCGCGCTTCTTGGCCCAGCCGCGCTTCTTGGACGCATCCATGATCATCGAGTGGGTGGACATGCCGTGGGAGTCCGCCAACTCGCGGAGGCTCATCTCACCCTGGATGTATTCGAGCTCGAGAGCGTCGTAGTCCCACTTTCGGTTCAACGGATCTCCCTCGTCACCATGCCCGACGAACCGGGGATGGAGACCACGACTTCAACGATGCGGGGGTGCTCGAGGAGGAGGCGCTCGCAGATCCACGCCGCGATGCCGTCCAGACGCTCAGAGCCGCCATAGAGCATGTCCGACAGGGTATGGAGGTGCAGCGTGCGGGTGGTCGAGTACAGGTCGTCGTACAGCGTCAGGCATGGCCCGGCTAGGTCTGCGACCTCATCGACGGTGACGGTGAAGGTGTGGCCGTGGAGGTGCGGCCCCTCGCGCTCCGTGTCCCGGTGGGTGGAGTCGAAGGTGACCGTGGCGCGGGCGGTGGTGATCAAGTTGCCCTCAGAACACACGAAAAAAGGGACGGGCCGACCATTGCTGATCGACCCGTCCATTCGGGAACCGGAACTCGCTGCGACCTGTCTGCTGGAGGTCAACCAAAAGAGCAGGGGGCGCGAGTCGGTAAGACCCTATTCAGTTGTACCACGCGCACAGTACAGGGCGCGTGCTCTGTTTGCTAGGTGTCCCGGTCGTCTTCAGGGACGTTTGTGTCGATGAAGCGGTCGGTTTCGACGGAGTAGCGCCAGTCGATCGTGTACGCGGCAGGCGGCAGGAGGGTCACCGATCCGTCCGCCAAGACGACCACCGCCAAGAGTGTTTTGGCGGGTGGTCGCTTTTGACTATCGAACTGTTCGAGCGTGAAACCCAGAAGCATCCCGACCGGGTGGTCGGTTTCGACCGGATAGCGGTCGGGTCGGAGGGTCACCCGGAGCGGTTCATCGAAGAGAGCTGTCACATCTTCCCCTTGATGGTGAACGTGCCCTTGTCCACCTTGTAGACCTTGTTCTTGTTGCTGAAGGACGTCACGTCCATGAAGTCGCGCTCGAACTCGATGGACACGATCTTGTCGGTCGAGATGACCAGCACGTCACGATTGGGCATCTGGATCGTGATCAGCGTTGGCGGCTCGTTCACGCTGATAGGCGAGGACTCGAGCTCGATGTGCCGCTTTGGCTTCTGCGATGGCGCGAACGTCAGACTCGTCGGGGACGGCGAGATGCGGAGCGAGTCCCGCAGGGCGTTCGACTCTCGCGTCGTGAAGCCACGACCCTTTGAAGTCCGCCCAGATCTGGACTCCGCAGACTTGGCACTTCGAGGAGCCATGGCTCACCTGATCCCCGCGCACCTGGCGCACAGCAGGGGGCTCTTGATGATGTCGCCCAGGCCGACGTAGTACAGGACCCGGCGGTTCTCGCAGGCGGAGCACTTCCCCCGGTGCTCCCTGTTGAGGCTGATGGACACGGTCATGGTCAGCGGCCCCCAGTTGGTGCTGACCGGCGACAGACCGGCGGGGACCTGGCCGGGCGCTCCGACAATCACGCCTTCACCCTCGTCTTGCTGCTCTTGCGCGGGGCGGGCTTGGGCACCGCCCGGACCGGGTTGTAGGGGATGGCTGCCGGAGCTCCGGTCGCGGTCGTGATTGTCGTAGTCCCACTGGTGAAGCTATGCGTCTGCTCCAGCGGGGTGGCTGACGTGAACTTGACCTGTGGTCCCGCGATCGCTTCGCGGGCCGCATGGGCCACGAACGACGACACGCTCATGCCGTGGTCGAGGCAGTAGTGACGAAGCGATTTCCAGTCCTCGTCGTCCAGGTAAAAACTATGCTGACGGACAGTCACAGGCCGTCCTCCTTATCTATCTTCTGCTTGGAACTGTTCGATGCCGCCGACTGGCGGCTCGTGCTTGTCGATGTGGGTGTGCTCCTCGAGCCGCTGCACGCGGCCCTCAAGGTCTGACGTGCGGCGATCTTCGTATTCGAGGGGGCCGATCCCACCGCCCAAGACGATGGCCTCAGGAGTCGCGCCCGGGTTCTTGGCCCACCACTCCTTCCAGTACTGGCCGATGGCGTCGAGCTGAGCTGGCGTGATGTCCGGGCCAGCGTCGAGAACGTAGCGGTCGTCGGTCAGGCGGATGAGCTTCATCACCACCCCCGCGACGGCGCGAGGAACGCGTCGTCCTTCATCTGCCAAGAACCGGTCCCACTCATGGCGAAGGCTTCGGCGTGCTTTTTGCACAGGTCGAAGTGGAGATTGGCCCCCGGGGCGTGCGGCTCCGTCAAGACCATGAAGTGATGGATCTGGAAGATGGCAGCGTCAACACAGCCCTCGACATCGCACACGAGGCTCTCGAGCTTCACGACGCGATCACCTGGTCGATGCTCTTGGTCACGCGCTCAAGGATGGGCAGCGGGTCGATGTCTGCCTGGAGCAGCCCGAAGCCATCGAGCAGGATGTCGGCCCGCACCGACGCCCTGACCTCCTCGAGGGCCTCGCGCCTGATCTCTTCCTTGGTCTGTCGCTTAGCCACGGTTGACCTCCTTGAGCGAGTTGCGGACCTGTTCGGCTAGACCGCCGGGCTTATTGTTCTCGGTGAAGTGCCAGGCATCGACGATCGCCGGGTCCGCCTGGACCACGAAGTCGTAGAACCGCTGGTACTCAGAAGGAGTCGCGTCATGCGCCGTCGGATCGCTCTTGCCATCGCTCTTGGTCTGTCCCTCCTCGCCGCCCTCGCTCCTGTTGTCGAGGCTGGCAAGGTCTTTGGCGGAAAGGTGTTCTAGGCCCCTCTCAACGCGAAGCCGGTTCAGGGCGCGGGTGGCGGCGATGAATGCCGCCTCCGCATCCTCCAAGTCGCGGTAGTAGCTCACGACAGCACCTCCGTCTCCATCTCGTAGCCGCAGCGTCGGCAGGGCCACGCCAGCCACTCGTGGCTGTAGGTGTCGTCGTAGCTCTTGCCCGGACGCTCGCGGATGCTCGTCTGCTCGTGGTAGCGCGGCTCGCCGCCAATCTCAGTGCCGTACATCGTCCTGATGGCCTTGAAGGCGTTCGGCTGGCCGCACTTGGGACAATCAGCCGTCGGAGCCTCGATCACGACAGCTCCCTGATGGCGGCCTCGATGACCGCGTCGATGTCGGTGCAGAGCACGGCGTCTTCGCCAGCGGCTGGTATCACCGACGCGTTCCGCAGATCGACCTGGATGTCGCGCAACACGGCCATGACCACGTCGGGATAGGCCTCCTTGACGTAGTCCCGACGAACGCGCAGCTTCTCTGCCGCCGACGTCGGGCTCACGCGGGCACCCACAGCACTTCCGCCACGCGACGGCGCAGCCACTGGAGGTCGGTCTCGCGACCGGTGGACTCCTCCTTCTCGCGGACCTTGGTCGGGCCGATGGCCTTGACCGATCCGTCGGGCTTGTGGAGGTACGACTGCTCGAGGGTGTAGCTCACGCCGCCACCCATGTCGAAGGTGTTGGTCGAGTTGATGATGTCGCCCGTGTAGGTCTGGGCGTTGCTGGTCACGACGTGCGAGCCCATGGCGCGATCGGGCATCAGCCACGAACGGTTGGCGTCACCGAAGGCGGTCACCTCGATGGCCCGGCCCTCCATCGGCGTATGGAGTTGGGTGGCGAGCTCGTGCTCGAGTTCACGCCCGCTCAACTTGCTGTACTGGCGACGCTGTTCGGGCGTCATGCCAACACCGTCCCCCTTCATACCGGCACCCAGCTCACTTCAGAGATGCGCCGCTTGAGCCATTGCATCTCGGTCTCGGGCCGCTCCTTCTTCACCTTGGCGGGTTTCGCCGGAGGGAAGTAGGGCGCGTCCATGAAGTAGGCGTCGCCGTATGAGGTCGGCCAGACGGTCACGGTGTTGCTGGCGGTGACGTAGCCGGTGGTGGTCGATGCGTTGGTGATGGTCCCCGTTTGGTAGATGGGCACGCCCAGGCTCCTCCGATACTCGTTGACGGTCATGTAGGTGCCCGGGACGAGGCGGTAGTCGTTCTCGTCCCGGTCACCCCATTCCATCCCTAGACGGCGGTCTTGGACGACTTGGTGGTGGTCGTCCGGTCCGTGATCTGGCGATCGACGGTGACCGTCGGGAGGCGCTCGAGGATCTGGCCCATCAGGTCCTTGAGGTAGCCGACCTCCTGATTGAAGCGGGCCTCGCGGAAGTCCATCTCCTTCTTGAACGCCTCGCGCTCCGTGGCGAGGTTCTCGGTCTTGACCTCGAGGACGGCCTCCTTGCGGGCCTGCTCGATACCGGCGAGGGCCTGCTCAGCCTCGAACTCCTGACGCTTGCGCTCGAGGCCGACCATGTGGGTCACCTCGCGCTTCTCGCGTGCGTTCGTCTCGACGATCCGGTCCTTGTCGATGTTCAGCTTGGCGATCTGCTCGCGGAGGACGTTCGCCTCCGTGGTGAGCTCCGTCTCCTTGCCACGCGCCTTGAGCGTCGCCTCGAGCTTGGCGATCTGTGCCGTCAGGTCGAGGACGGTGTCGGTGAGCTGCGCCTCCAGCGCCTCGCGCTTACTCGGTGTGCGATCGAAGATGCCCATGGTTGACCTCCCTTTCGGATGAGTCTGCCGCGACCGGCGGCCCGGGTTCTTGCCCTAGGTGATGAGCTTGGCGAGCAGGAGCACGCCGAAGCCGACGATGGCGGACCAGCCGACCATAGACTGGCCCTGGCTGCGGAACTCCTCGACAACGGCCAGGAAGACCGCCACGAGCAGGCCAAGGATCACGATGGTGTCGTTCACGGGAACCTCCAACTATTCGCCCCGCTCCCCCAAGCCATCTCGCTGACCAGGGCCGGCTAAGCGCGAGAGCCATGCCTTCGCCTCAGGGCGTCGTCGTAGCCTAGTACCACAGTGTCATGCGGTCAAGACGGCTCTCCCGCCGTCTCGGTGTCAGGGGATCGGAGACGTTGCGCGGTGATGTGCATCTGGCCGATACGTTCCGCCGACAAGCCGCAGTCGGGGCATGTCTCGGTGTCAGGGGAGCGGAGGGCGGCGTACTCGCGGGCGAGCAGCGTGATACGCCCGTCGTTCGGCTCGATGGGTGCGAACGCCTTGCTCCATGCCCGGGCCAGCCGCTCCACATCGAGCGGTGCCGCTTCTGCTGCGACATGGTACGAGAGTGAGTTTGTCAACCGCGTGACGTAGGGTGACCCGCCGGACGGTGCATCGAGCGGTGCCGCTTCTGCTGCTGCGAGGGCGGCACGGAGCAACCGCAGAACCTCGGAATGGTGGTACTGGCCGACCGACTCCCCGCGACCGATGGCCGACTCCACCGACATCAACAACGGCTCGAAGTGGTAGCGGTCCTCGGGCGTCATCGCCAACCTCCGCGCAGCGTGCCGACGGCGACCCATTCGGGGCCAGCGCCGAGGTCCAGACGTACCCAGACGACCATGATTAGGTAGCCGGTGAGATCGCGCCCCGGTCGTATCTCTGCTTTCACGTCGTCTCCTCGGTGTCAGGGGATCGGAGGGCGGCGTACTCGGCGAGCAGCGCCGTCACGAACGCGGCGGCGTTGTAGCGGTCAGGTTCCCATCGGTTCGGGTTCGTCTCTGCGACGAGGACCGCCCATGCGTTCGTCATGGTCCGAGCATCGAGCGGTGCCGCTTCTGCTGCTGCGTGTCTATCACTGTGTCCCGCTGGCAGGTCACACAGAGCGACCGTAGCGCGGCACTTCGGAACCTCTTGCGCCCGCAGCGCGGGGTCGGTCATCGGTCGTTCCTCCAGCCGTGATGCCACATCTCCCTCGCGGCCATGTACACCCCCGGAGCTGAGGCGATGCAGAAGAAGACGAAGAAGGTCCAGATCGGGACATGGACCCACCAGAAGGCGAAGCCCGCAGCAAGCATGAACGGCCAGGAGATGACCGCAGCCAGCATCACCCTGTCAGTCATGCTCGACCCCCATATGCACCAGCCTCGCCACGATCTCCTCGGCACAGACCATCGACCTGTTCAGACCGATGCCGTGCTCGCGCAGGATGGCGGCGGCCTCGCGCACTTGCAGTTCACGACGACGGAGCCTGCGCTCGACGTCCTTGCACAGATGTGGCTGCACCTGGGCCGACATATGCACCTCAGCTCCGCACCTGACGCAGTAGCGCATCGGGTCTCTCACCACAGCCTCCGCCTCTTCGTCTGTGGGAGGGGCATATGGAACCTCTCCCAGCGGTTCCGAAGATCGGCCATCCGACGATCCCACTCAGGCGTGTGAGCCACACCCTCCTTCTGCCTCTCGAGATAACGCGCCAGCAAGTCAATCTCCCTGTCCGTCAACGGCCCGCGTTCGGTGTACGGAACATCATCTGGGTCCACCGGCGGCCTGTACTGGCGCGAGATCTCATCAGTCATGGGTTGACCTCCTTCTCGCCGTAGCATCGTGGGTTGGTACTAGGGTGTCAAGGGCATATGGTGGTGGGTGGATGGATGGTTGTATGTGGTCGTATGCGAGATTTTGACCTCGCTCGACGCCGGGACAAGGCTCGCGGGAAGCGAGCGACCGGGGGGGGGCCGCCGGTGCCCAGCATGCCCTACAGGGCCTCTAGGATCAACGGAGACGGCTTCGGCCTCCACTGTGCGGAGAGGAGCCCGGTGTGACACCCTCCGGGCGACCTGGGGGCTCCTAGGCCCCTTGTAGGCGATATAGCTCTGGCGGCTACCGTAGCATGCTACGCCTACCGTAGCAGGTGCTACGCAAGGTGCTACGGCGACCGCTGCGCTCCACTCAGCAGGATCAAACTCAGGCCCCTCCGCGAGGGTGCCGTCGGGGTAGCAACCTAGGAGCACTCTGGGTCGCGGCGACCTAGCAGCCTGACCCTCGTGAGGGCGGTCTGCCCCCGCGTCCCAGATCGACCTTGGTGACCCACCGTCACGAGGAGCGCCGTGCTTGACACCCCTGCCGTCCATCCCCGATACTGGTCGCAGACACCCCCTGTGCTGGGGTGACGCATGGAGGTCAACCATGACTCACAAGGCCCGTGTTATCGCGGCGAGCAAGGCCCGTCGCTACCCACCCTGCGACGACTGCGGCAAGGTCGTCGCCCTTGAGGGTCACGCCTGTGACCTCAAGCCCCTCGCCCGATGACCGCCATCCTCGACGCCATCGACCGCCTCCCGACCATGGTCTGGGCGCTGGTCGTCATGCTGTCGGCGTGGGCCATCATCGCCTTCGCCTTCGCCCTGATGGTCGGCACCTACCTCGCCATCGGCGAACTGGTCGCGGCATGACCACCTACAACGCAGCCTCCATCAACTGCGAGTGCGGACACCCGGGCATCGACGGCCACAACATGCGGCAGTCGCCCCCGGAGTGCCTGACCCCCGGCTGCATCTGCGGCCTGTACGGTGCCACCGCTGACGGCTCGTCCGTCCATCGCGTGGGCCGCTGGGTGGTCCGCATCGCCCCTGAGCCCGCCGACCTCTATCTGGGGACGGATCGGACTTGGACCCGCGAGCGGGCGACCTACGAGACGGGCACCATCGTTGAGGTCTACGACGCCAAGTACGTCGAGGGCTTCACCCCTCTGGGCCAGTTCGTCACCGCCTACGGTGCCCGGACCCTGACCGACTCAGCCGTCGGTCGTGGCACAGGGCTCATCCTCGACGGCGGTATCCCGGCATGGCGCATGAGCGCCGATGAGTTCACCACCGTCCTAGGGCTCATCGCCCGCTGGGGCTGACCCTCACGGGTGCCCCCCACTGGGAGGCACCAGCGAGCGCCAGACAGGCACTCAGGTAGCAGGAGGAAGCATGAAGGTCTTGGTCGTCTGTGAGTACAGCGGGCGCGTCAGGGACGCGTTCAGGGCTGAGGGGCACGAGGCCATCTCGTGCGACCTCCTGCCCACTGAGGTCCCCGGGCCTCACATCATCGGGGACGCCCTTGAGGCGATCCGCGCTGAGAAGCCCGACCTCCTCATCGCCCACCCGCCCTGCACCTACCTCGCCAACTCAGGCGTCCGGTGGCTGTACGGCGGCAAGGGCACCACCATCGACCCGGTCCGCTGGGCGCAGATGGTCGAGGGCGCGGCCTTCTTCAAGGCCCTCCTCAACGCCGACGTCCCGATGGTCGCGGTCGAGAACCCGGTGATGCACGGCTTCGCCCGGGACCTCATCGGCCAGCGGGCCAACCAGTTCATCCATCCGTGGCAGTTCGGCCACGGCGAGCAGAAGTCCACAGGGCTCTGGCTCCGTGGTCTGCCCCTCCTGACCCCGACCGACGTGGTCGAGGGCCGGGAGCAGCGGGTCTGGCGGATGGGTCCGTCGGCTGACCGCTGGAAGGAACGCAGCCGCACGTTCAGCGGCATCGCGGCTGCCATGGCAGCCCAGTGGGGAGGTCAGCGATGACTGAGGACATCAACGCCATCCGGGCGAGGAACGAGGCCAACCGCGAGGCCCACAGGGTCGCGGCGCTGGCACGGCAGGAGGCCTACCGGGCCTCCCCTGAGTACAGGGAGGCCAGGTTGGCGCGGATCAACTCTGGCCTGTGCGTCATCGATGACGACCAGTGCGTCACCCACGGGGTCCCCGGCGACTTCGGCCACTACCTCGACACCCGCCCCGCTGAGGACCGGGGCCACAACCCGGTCAGCGGCATCGCCTACAACGACTGACCCTCACGGGAGCCCTGACCTCAGGGCTCCAGCGAGCGCCAGACAGGCACTCAAGAAGGAGAAGAGCATGGCACTCACCAAGTCCGATCTGGAACGGGCCATCGAGGACGAGCGCCGTCAGGGCACCGTCGGATACAACGAGGGCGATGGCCGCAGCCAGCGGCTCCGGGCCAAGGGCGCGACCATCGTGGTCCGCGAGGCCAACGCCAAGGGCTGGTCGTACGACGACCTCGTCCTCTGGGTGGACTCCAAGTACGGGCGCTGGTTCTGGGACAGCCTGTACGGCTGCGACGACCCTGAGGGCGCGGCCCGGGCGGTCACCCTCGACTGGGTCGAGCCCGGGGAAGGCGACTACGTCTACGACCCGACTCCCTACACCGTGGCGGTCGCCCGCAGTGGTGAGTGGGGCTCGCAGCGACCTCGCTGACCCTCACGGGAGGCCCACGAGCTTGGGCCTCCGGCGAGCGCCAGATGGGCACTCTAGAAGGAGAACAGATGGACAGCCAGAACGGAGTCTCCGCTCTGATCCTGACGCCTCAGGACCGTCGCGACCTACAGGCCGCACTGGTCGAGGCCATCGACACCGCCGACACGACGGCGGACTACAACAGCCCTCAGGTCGCCCGCTGGGTGGCCCTCATCAACCTCATCGAGGAGGGCAACAAGTGAGCACCGGAGCCGACTGCCAGTTCAAGGAGGTCACACCGGGCCGCTGGTCGTACGCCCTTCAGGAGTGGCCCTACGGCGACTCGAACGAGTACACCTCGTACGGACCCTTCGCCTCGTTCGCGATCGCGCGGGACCACCTCGACCAGAACCACGCCAACCCGGGCGGCTGGATGACCACCATCCATCCGACAGGCCACGTCCACGAGTGGACGACCGACCGTGGTGCCTACGTCCCGGCGGGCGTGGTGGTCACCATCCGCGTCGAGTCGCTGGGTCAGGACCCGACGCCTGAGGCCCTCCTGAAGTTGATCACCAAGAAAGGTGCCCTGACCACTGACCACCTCAGCATCAGGCCTGAGACGCGCTACGACATGAACGCCAAGGTCACGTCCTGCGAGTCCTGCAACCAGCAGAAGCCCTGACCCTCACGGCTGGCCCCCACTGGGAGCCAGCAGCGAGTGCCAGATGGGTGCTCTAGCAACAGGAGGTCAACCATGGCAAGCAAGTACCCCGACGTCGGGTCCTACAAGGCCTCGCCGGACAACCGCGACATCGCCCGTCGGGTCGAGTGCGACTTCGTCGCCAGCGGATCGGGCTCCTACTACAGCCGCGCATGCTCCAACCTCGCGGCGTGGGTCAGGGTCTACCGCCACAAGGACGGCACGGTCACCACGACCAGCGACCTCCGGTGCCACCGCCACCGCGCCATCGATGAGCGCACCGCCACCAACCGCAAGTGGTCGAGCCAGTTCAACGCCGACGGCTCGTCCAACCTCATGTTCCCCCAGTTCGACCCGTTCGACGGGATGGCTGCGGCCAAGCGTCTGATCCGCGAGGAACAGGCCAGGTTGCAGGAGGCCCGCCTCGCGGCCATCAGCGAGAAGGTCGCGGAGGCCGCCGCCTACATCACAGCCCACATCGTCGGGCTGGACGAGGAGACGGTCGGCTCCCTCAACGCCATCCACGCCATGGCGACCCTTGGAACGCTGGTGGTCCGGTGACCGCCGAAGAGGTCAGGGCTCGCTACCTCATCAGCGAGGCAGCTTGGGCGACCATGCGGGCGGTGACGCTCGAGGTCCACGACGTCACAGGCGAGGTCGTGGCCCTCGCCGTCCGGGGCGTGCCCTCGTTCTCAGAGCCTCAGGGCGAGGACAGCGACGAGTTCTTCTACGACGTGGACTGGCTCCAGTGGTTCAAGTTCGCCTACCCCGGTCGGAGCATCGTCGGGTCGATGGCTCCCGTTGATCAGGACACGGAGGAGGCGTTCGTCTGGTTCATCGCTCTGGACTGACCCTCACGGCTGGGGCTGACGGCCCCAGCAGCGAGTGCCAGATGGGCGCTTGGGATCGCAGGAGGTCAACCATGGACAAGGCACAGGTCAAGGTCATCCACGAAGAGGTCAGCGAGGCCATCAGGACCGTCTACGCCAAGCACGGCCTGACCATCACCAGCGACCGCGCCTCCTACGGCGAGGCGGAGTTCAACATCAGCGTCAAGGCCATCAGCACCAAGGCTGAGGATCAGGCCAAGACGTGGGCACAGTACGCACCGGTCTACGGCCTCCCCGTCGATGGCTTCGGTCAGTTGGTCACCATCAACCGCCAGCAGTACGTCATCACCGGGCTCGACCTGAACCGTCGAGGCTACGTCGTCCGGGTGAAGAACCTAGGCACCGGCAAGGTCAGCCTGTTCAAGGCCGATGCGATCCGGCGGGCACTCGCCCTCATCGACATCAGCAGCCCCGCCTGACCCTCACGGCTGAGGCCTCGCCGGCCTCAGCAGCGAGCGCCATGTCGGCACTCAAGTACAGGAGGTCAACCATGAGCCCCATCGAACTGGCAGAGCGTCTGGGCCAGAGCCCCGACCTCGACAACCGGGCAACAGGTGTCGCCATCATCGTGCGCGGCCTGTGCGACGACGACGGCGATCGCATGGGCTGGCCGATGACCGCAGCGGTCGTGGCCCGTGCGGCCAAGCACATCGGTGTCGAGCCCACAGCCGAGCTGGTGGAGGCGGTCCTCGAGCTCGCCCCGATCCTGCCCGACTTCTACCTCAACCGATGATGAACGACGTCAGCCTGGTCGGGCACTGCCCGGACTGCGACTTCAACCTCGACGGCGGTGGCAACGAGGACTGCGAGACGTGCGCCGCAGAGCCCGCCTTTGTCACCGTGGTCGAGGCGGTGGACCGCGACATCGTCGTGGTCATCATCGCCTTCGACTCAGGCCGCGACCTCAAGGACAACCGCATCCTCAACTACCTCGTGGATCGGTGGCCGAACCACCGACCTCTGGCCGTCCAGATGGACGGCTCCGTCATCACCGTGACCGACGCCGGGTTCGTCGCCATCCTCGACCTGAACATCGGAGGCTGACGTGCCTGACCGCGAGGAGCTCCCGGCTGGCCCGACCAACGCTGCCGCTGAGGTGTGGTACGAACTCCAGCGGCGCATCCAACAGCATCTACCTGTACCTGGGGTTGACACCCCGGCGGCCAAGCCTCAGACTCACGAGGTGAGGTCAACCGACGAACTCGAAGACGAGCCCGTGTGCGAGCACGTCCACGTCGAGAAGGACGACGACGGCGAGTTCGCCCGCCGGTTCTTCTGCCTCGACTGTCAGCAACAGGTCGTCCCGGGCGAGCCCGACGAAGACGGCGAGTCATTCTGGGAGGAGGTCAACTGATGCCCATCATCATCGACGGCAACGTCACGGTCAGCGTCAAGACCCTCAAGATGCACGAGGGTCACGCCATCAAGGTCCACACCATCGACGGTCGGACGGGCCTGTACTGCGTCGATGACGGCATCATCGAGCAGGAGCCCAAGCCCTCCACCTCGCTGTGGTGCGGCTGCCCGGATCGGGCCGAACATGACGAGGGTGTCGCCCTCCAGACCCAGTTCCGCAAGCAGTACCGCATCCCCAAGTCGTCGTGCGTCGGCTGCTATCTGGGCGACGACGGACCGTCGATGCACTCCTGCTACATCCACGCAGAGAAGGATTGGCCCACAGCCTGACCCTCACCCCAGCCGCTGATTGACCCAGCGGCTGGAGCGAGCGCCAGATTGGCACTCATCAACAGGAGGTCAGCCATGGCCGAAGCCACCATCACCTACAAGGTGCCTCACTTCAAGGGCACAGCGGCACTCGACCGCTACGGCGACTACGACGGCAACGTCCTGCTCCAGGCACTGGTCAGCGGCGACGGACCGGCGGTGGATCAGTTCCTCGCGGAACTCGCCATCAAGCAGAACGAGGAGTTCGACCGGACCGACGCCCGGTACGCCTATCAGGCCAAGGTCATCGAGGCCATCGACCCAATCATCGCAGCGACCAGCCTCACGGGCTTCAAGGCCTACGCCAACACCGACCCCAAGACGCGCTACCGCCGACCGAAGATCACCAAGGAGGGCGAGGGCTGCCAAGCTGGCTACTGCGACCTCGCGGCCAAGTACCGGCTGCCCGATCCGCAGGAAGGCAACGACTGGGAGGCCTACACCCTCGCGTGCCAGAAGCACGCCATCAAGAGCATCAACAGCCGCGCTGACTTTGTGGCGAAGGGTGGGGTAGCGCCTCTCCGTCACGTCTACCTGACCAGCGACCAGCATCGCACCATCACTGATGCGATCCGCGAGGGCCTCAAGACCGTCAAGGCCTGACCCTCACGCCAGCCCCCGGGCCGGGGGCTGGAGCGAGCGCCAGACTGGCACTCAACAAGGAGGTCGCCATGGGCATCACCTACGAAGAGGTGGACAAGTACTGGGACTCGACCATCGCCCGCCTCAAGGCGGAGTTCCCGGCGGAGTGGAGCATCACCGGCTACAAGGGCCATGGCACCCGCGACGGCGTGGCCTGGGTCGCCAAGCTGCGCCGCAACGGCAAGGTCGTCGGCTCTCTCGAAGACTCCGGTGTCGGTGGGTCGGTCTTCATCGACTTCTGGACGAAGGTCGGCAACTCCATCGACTACGGCCACAACAGCGAGGACGCCAAGGCGTGGGCCGCTGCGATCGCAGCCGCGCTGCCCGACGAGAAGATCGAGCCTGACCAGATGGTCATCGAGGCCCTCCTCCAGCGAGCCGGCAAGTGAAGGTTCTCGACCTCTACTCCGGTCTGGGCGGCTGGTCACAGCCAGCCCTCGACGCCGGTCACGAGGTGGTCAGGGTCGAGTGGGACAAGCGCCTCGCGGCTGAGGTGCCCAACACCATTCAGGCCGACATCACCGAACTGACGGCGACCGATCTCCTCAACATGTGCGACGGCAAGCCCGACCTGATCCTCGCCTCGCCTCCCTGCGAGTCGTGGTCGGTCATGGTCCTGTCACGCAACTGGTTCCCCGACTACACACCCAAGAGCCAGCGTGCGGTCGAGGCCATCCTCATGGTCAGCCACACACTGGAGTTGATCCACCAGCTCGACCCTGCCTTCTGGGTCATGGAGAACCCACGCGGCATGATGCGGAAGCATCCGGTGGTCGCCGGGCTGGAGCGTCGGACCATCACCTACTGCCACTACGGCGAGCAGCGCATGAAGCCGACCGATCTGTGGTCGGACCGCTGGCCCGCCAGCCTCACCCTCGCACCGGCGTGCAAGAACGGCGACCCCTGTCACGTCCGCGCACCTCGCGGCTCGATGACCGGGACCCAGGGCATGAAGGGCGACCGCAACGGCTACTGGACGAAGTCCCTCATCCCGTACCCGCTGGCACGCGACGTCACCGACGCCGTCTGCCGCGACCTAGAGGCGGGCCACGTCGGCTCCAACCTCACGCTCTGGTAAGGAGGTCAACCATGGCTATCACGATGCGCTCGTCTGATCGCGCTGAGGTCATCCGCGAGATGGCCCGGGAGCTCCTCGCGAAGGCGGACTTACTGGACGGCACCTCGCCGTGCGTCTGCGGACACCTCCGCCAGAACCACGATCCGGCGGGCTGGAACGAGGGCTGGTGCAGCGGTGCCCAGACCACGCGGCGACCCAAGAACCAGATCATCGCCGCCGACGGCGACTGCAAGTGCGAGGAGTTCGAGGCATGGTGAGAGAGCGAACACTGGCTGAGTACCGCGAAGCGATGGCCGCAGACAGCAACGCCTCGTTCTACGAGGAGCGCCGCCTCAACTTCCTGATCCTCGCCCTGCCTGACGGCCACCTTGGCACGGGGGAGATTGTCAGCGTCTCCTTCCGCGAGGGCATCGACTTCATCGATGAGGACTGGCCTGAGTTCGGCAACTTCCTCATCTTGGAGACGGCATGAAGACCAACGGACCGAAACTCGTCGGTGACTGGCGTCGCCGTCGCGGCTCCAAGACCGACGCCCACCTGTTCGACGGATCGGGGCACCACCCGTTCGACCAGCGACCGATGTGCGGCAAGGCCATCCGCCACATGAGCACCGAACCGGCGACGCTCTGGACGGGCACGCCCATCAGCCGGTCAGGCTCGTTCTGGGCGCTGCCCTGCACGGAGTGCCTCGTTCAGGCCATCACCCGCCAGCGCAAGGAGGTCAACCATGCCTGAGACACGACGCATCAAGGCCACCTACTACCCGGTGCGCCAAGCACACCCACGCCGGACCGACTGGGCCAGGGTCGCCCTGTTCATCGCTGGCGGCATCGTCGCCGCGATCGCGGTCTGGGCCTTCGTCGCCCTGTTCCTCGTGACGTTCTGATGTGCGGCAGGGAGGACGACCCGTCCATGACTGACGTCTGCACCCGCTGCGGGCATCCCGCCACCGACCATGGCGGCGGCCCCGGCGAGGGCGAGTATCCCGATCTGCCGTGCGACTGCGGCTGCGACCGCTGGACGGAGGAGGGCTGATGCCAGCCATCGACATCCCGGCGGAGATGCCCCAGCTCAAGGGCCTGTTCGTGGGCGGCTGCGTCGCTCGAGGAGACGGCTCCTCGTTCCGGGCTCGAGCTCACGCCCACACCTTGCCCAGCGACTACAAGGGCTGGGTCTGCGTCAGGGCAGCACATCGCGTGCTCACGCCCTCAGGCCGGCCCTCCCGTCTGATGTGGCACGAGTACGCCCACATCACCACCGGTCACGGACATGACGCCGTCTGGCGCGAGCGGATCACGGAGTACGGCTTCCCGGCGGAGGCCCACCGGTACATCAGGAAGAAGAGGCCGCCGCTCGTCTGGTATTGGTATGACCCCGCCACTGGCGAGCGCCAGACGGGTGCCCACCGCGAGATGGTCGCAGCACTGAGAGGAAGGTAGACATGGACATCACCGCGCTCATCATCGAGCTGGTCCAGGTTCGCGAGGTCTTCGGTGACCTCGAGGTCATGGTGGCACTGGAGCAGACAGGCGACGAACCTGTGACCGATGTCATCGTGCTGCCCGCCGACAAGCAGTTCCGCCGCGTCGTCAAGATCGCGGCGCTGGGAAAGCGTGACAACGCCTAGGCCACGGGCCTATACTCACCAAAGGAGGTCAACACAGAGTGGACGAGAAGCCGGATCAACCACCCCCGAAGCGGTTCTGGAGGGTCACCTTCTGGACTGCCGACGGGTCTGAGCACCGCCGCTACATCCGCTGCCCGTACGCATCGCCTGACTCGCTCGTCGGCGTGTCGGCCAGGCTGGGCGAACTGATGTGGGACGGCATCATCACCAGCTACCGCCTCAGCCCTGTCCCATCGGCCCGTGTCGCGGTCGTCCGTGACCGGTCCGTCCGCTGGAGCGAGGTCGAAGCGACCCTCGCCGCCTAGGAGACACCATGCTTATCGCACTGTTCATCACCGGCATCCTGATGTACATCATCGGCTCACGTCTCGACAAGGGCGAACGCCGCAAGCGCGAACGTGAGATCGACCTCAAGTACGGCCACACCGCCGACGGTCGCCCCCTCGAGCGACGCCGATGAAACGATCCTACTCAACCATGGCCCGTGAACTGGGCATCAAGCTGTGCGGCGGTGTCCGGCCTACCGGACACTACTGCGAGCTCGACCACCAGCGATGGGGCGCGTCTGAGCCGGGCCTCGTCCACATGGCCGACGTGCGCGTCACCAAGGCCGGCCTCGCCCGGTTCTTGGGTCACGCCGCGATCGCGCTCGACCCGAGCATCAACGACGAGGTCCCGTGGCGACGCGTCTACCGTCGGCAGATCGCCTCTCGCGATCTGGCCCGTCGGCTGCATGTCCGCATGCCCGGTCGCGAGTTCTACGACTTCGACCGGTCGTTCGTCCTCGCCAGTGTGGCGTCCATCCCGAACGGCGAGCCTCTTCGGAAGCAAGCCTTCGACTGGGCCCGGCGGTGAGTGATGCGATCCGCCGACGTGTTCCTCATCGCCGGGGCGCGGCTGCGGCTACCGATGGTGCCTCATGTCCGCCACGGGGCTGGCCTGATCAACTATCGGGAAGGCGCACGCATCGTCCTGAACTCGTACGTCGAGCCGGGGCCGTGGTGGGAAGTTGAGTGCGTCACCCCGGACCGTCCGCTGGAGGGCCAACGCATCGAGCATGACTGGCCCGGGTTCATCTACGGCCCGGCAACGGGCCTCAAGCGAGCAGAGGAGCAGCCATGCCGGACGACCATCCTGATCGTGTCTGGCTCTGCACCAAGTGCTGGAAGGAGGGCCGCAAACCGAAGTTCATCATCCTGGATGGGACCTACGGGTCAGCACCCTGCCGCCATTGCGGCACCAAGCGCATCTTCCACGAGGAGCTCCGCCATGACATCGATACTGAACAGCCACGAGTACACGGCACCGCGCAGCAATCCTGAAGTCGCCCGGATCATGCAGGAGAAGGGCGTGGGCCGGAAGCGGGCCTACAACATCCTCCGACAGGCCAAGGCGGCCCAGTTCACCGTCGAGGTTCCCCAGACGCAGCGGGCACAGGTGCTCACCTCGCTGGTGGAACACGCCGGACAGTCCAAGAACGCGGCCCAGCTACTGGAGCAACTCCACGACGACGGCGTGAACATCGACATGCACGACGTGGTCAAGACGCTCTGGTCGCTCCAGAAGACCAACTTCGTCCAGTTCCGCGAGCGCAACAACCCGCCCAGCCTGTACGCCATCAAGGTCACCGACCAGGGCCTCGCGGCCTACGGCGACATGAAGGAACGGCTGGCGACCGACGCGGGAACCATCACGGTGCCTGAGACACCGCTCATCACCGAAGCCCGGGCGTCTGTGGCGCTCGACCACGATCCGAAGATGGAGACGCAGTCCGTCGAGGTCGAGACCATCCTGCCCGGCACGCCGGAGTGGGACGAGTCCGAAGTCGCCCTCGAGGCGCAGCGCCGCGCCGAGTACACCGGCATCGACCTGTCGGACTTCCCGCTGATGCGGTCCATCCGCGATCGGGCCCGCAAGGAGTCCGTCCTCGCCAAGGCTGCCGCCCTCCTCGAGGACGCTGGCGAAGACGACATGGCTCTCGACGTCATGAACCTCACCCAGTTCAACGCCCTCGAGCTCGAGGTCAAGCAGATGCTCCAGAGCATCGGAGAGGTCTAGATGACAGTCACCCTGAAGATCGAGGTCACGTCGCCTCTGACCGACGACGACCGCGACCTCCTCGCCGGCCTCGCCGTGATGACGGTCGCCATCGCCAACCGCCAGCTCAACATGGAAGAGCAGCCGCCTGAGCCGACGGAGTGCGGCGAGCTCGAGTACGCCGATGAGCCGTCTGGCCCTCAGGCCACCGGCAGGATCTGCGACAAGGACCCGCACCACGTCGGTCGCCACCGCTTTCGTCAGGCCCCCGTCCTAGCGATGGTGAACTGATGCCCCAGCCCGCAGAGGGCATGCCGCAGTCTGAGGTCGTCCTCAGGCTGCGGGCTGCCATCGACACCGCCATCAGGTTCCCGTCGGCCAACAACGACGCCTCAGCCATCGCCATCGCTCAGGCCTACCCCAAGGCGATGCGATCCACCCACGTCAATCACAACCTCGGTCAGGCCCGCTGGGACTGGCTGACCGAGCACGGCTATTACTCCGCCCTGGACCCGTCGGAGGAGGACGACCGGGTCCAGGGCACCATCGCCCCGGACTACACCGGCTGATGCCGTGACATACAGGTGGCAGAACGGTCGGGGAAGATGACGGTGTGACTCGCCCCGTCGTCTTCTCCGCATCGTCGGTCAACGCCTACCTCGACTGCCACCTCCAGTGGTGGTTCAGCTACGTTCTCAACGAGGAGGGATACCAGTCCGAAGCGAAGGTCTTCGGCATCGCCTTCCACGACGCCGTCGAGGCGATCCTGAAGGGCACCCTGCCGTCGGATGCGTTCGATGACTACCCCATCAAGAGCGCGATCGAGGTCTTCGTCCGCGACATCCTGCCGACCTACCGCAACCCGGTGTGGATCGAGAAGGAGTTCCAGATCGAGGTCAACGGCATCCCGTACAGCGGCGTCATCGACGCTCTGGACGAGCAGGACACGCCGTGGGGTTTCGAGGACATCCTGCGCGACCACAAGAGCACCGGCAGCCGGCCCCGGGCCGGACGCTACCGCTTCAACATGCAGGGCTACTGGATGGGGGCCCGGGACCTAGGCCGCACCCCGGCTGCCATCCAGCTCGACTACGTCGTCCGAACCAAGACGCCCTACTACTGGCCGGAGGTCGTGCCAGTCCCAGACGATGACGACCTGGCGGTTTTCGCCACGACCCTCAAGAGGGTGGCAGATGGTGTTGACCGTTCTGACTACCGGGCTACAGGTTTGGGCACCCGGGCCTGTTCGAGTTGTCCCTACACCGCGATGTGCGGTCCATACCAGCGTTTCATGGAGGTCACCGATGGCAACGTCTGAAGCCAAGGTCATGCCCACCCTCGCCGCCAAGTTGGCGGAGATCATGGGCGAGATGGCCCACGTCAAGAAGGAGGGCTTCAACAAGGCCCAGAACTACCGCTTCGTCCGCGAGACCGACGTGGCTGAGAAGGCGTCGGAGCTCCTCGCGGCGCGGCACATCTGGGTCCACCAGTCGGTCATCAGCGAGGAGATGGTGCCGCTCTACACGACCGCGTCTGGCTCCCAGATGTGGCTGACCAAGTTGCAGATCGCCTTCAAGTTCATCGACGGTGACACCAAGGAGGAGACCGAGCCGCAGACCTTCAGCGGCCACGGTGCCGACACCGGCGACAAGGGTGTCTACAAGGCGATGACCGGTGCCGAGAAGTACTTCCTGATGAAGAGCTTCCTCGTCTCGACCGGCGACGATCCTGAGGCCGACGAGAAGGTGGACAAGGCCGCCGCTGCCGCCGGATCGACTGGAGCGCCTCGCGTGGTGCGCGGCAATCAGGCTGGCGTCCAGCGTGGCGGCAAGAGCACCAACGCGACCGCCGCTCAGGTCAACGAGGTCGCCCGCCTCTACAGGGATCTGAACCTGACGCCGGAGTCGGTCCTGCCCATCATCCAGGCCACCCTTGGCAGCATCCCGGGCGAGGGCCAGACGCTGCGTGACTTCCTTGGTGCCCAGAAGGGCGACGACGTCGCCAAGCTCATCAGCACCCTCATGGAGTTCAAGCCCGTCGAGGCCGACGCGGTCGAGCCGGGTGATGTCGCCGTCGAGGGCGAAGACGACCTTCCCCCGGCGATGGCCGTCGTCTAGACTTATGGGCCGTCCCTAAACGGGTCGGCATCGGTGACGCGAGCCGGGTGTCTGACAGCATCCGGCTCCCGCCGCCCTTTCTGTCAGGAGGGTGGATTTTGTACGACCCTGTCGAGGTCGCGTCCGTCTACGTTGCAACGTTTCCGGCCCGCTCCGATGTGTACAGCGTCTGGGTGCCGGACATCAAGAGCTGGAGGCCAGTCAGAGAGCCGCTGACTCCCGCGATCGCACTCGCTGGCCTCACCCGAACCGGTCCCGCCATCAGTGGCTTCATGATCGCTCCCGACTCCGTCACGCACTCATTGGCAATCGACTTCGATACCCCTAACGGCCTCGAGCAGGGCTTCGCCGTCGCGCTGGCGATGGAGGAGGCCGGGCTCCCGGCCTATGTCGAGACCAGCCGTCGCGGCTCGCACCTGTGGTGCGTCCTGGATGGTCTGGTGCCCGCAAAATCTGCACGCCGTGCGCTCCGGGCGTTTCTCGCCACAGCCCTGCTAGACCCTGAGGATACTCACATCGAGATCAGGCCCGGCTCTGACGATGTCGATGCCCGGTGGCATGAGCATGTCTCTGGTGCTGTCGTCGGAGACGGGCTGGGTCACGCCCTGCGGCTGCCATTCATGCCGCACCCCAAGACCGGCGTGACGCCCCAGTTCATGGACGCCAAGGGCAAGGTGATGGGCCCGACCATCGCCGCCGCATTGCTCGACATCGAATGGGGTAATGCGAGCATCATTGCGGACTGGTCCCGTCGGTGGTCGCCCGTCACCAAGCGCACCGATCTGACCAAGGCCTACCAGACCCCGAAGGACTTCGGGCCTGACGAGTATGAGGATGCCTCCGCCTCGGCGATCCTCATGGAACTATGGGGCGTGGACCGGGCTGCGCCCGGAAGGAGTGTCCGGTGTCCTGCCCATGACGATAGGATCGCCAGTCTCAGCATCCTCCGCGACGATAGACGGGTCATCTGCAAGAGCCCTGCCTGCCCCCTCAACAACGGGGACCACGGACGCGGGACGTTCGAGCTCACCAAGCTCGCACCCCGTCATGAATAGCGGCAACGAGCGGTTCAACTTCGAGAAGATCGGGCTGGGCTACCGCGTGTGGCCGACCGACGAGAAGCTCAACACCGAACTGAAGATCAGCCGCATCAAGCGCAGCAGCCAAGAGTTGCACGGCTACCTCCAGGTCATGTGCAAGTTCGAGGGCGTCAAGACCGTCAACGGCGTCCTCCACTCGACCCGCTTCAACATGTCGGCGGGCCAGACGCGCAAGGGCCTCGCCAAGCTCCTCGCGGAGCGGACGCCGGGCTTCGAGAAGATGGACTGGTTCGACGCCCTCGAGTCCCTGTGCCAGTGGGTGGCGGAGGCTGAGAGCCGTGGTGAGCCGGTCATCGCGGTCGGCACCGGCATCGCCCCGGCACAGCGCACCACGCGCCTCGCTCTGGACCCGCTGGTGCCCGCCAACGTGGCTTCCCTGCTGTACGGGCCCGGAGGTGCCGGGAAGAGCGTGCTGGCCCTCGCTGGGGCCCTGTCCATCGCGGTCAACGAAGAGATCATCCCGGGCATCCCGCCCGTCATCAACGGACCCGTCCTGTACCTCGACTGGGAGACCGACGCTCACGTCGTCAACGACAGGCTCTGGTCGCTCTGCGCTGGGGCCGGCGTCGAGCCAGCCAACGTCAGCTACCGCCGCTGCAACCGTCCGCTGGCGGACGACGCTGAAGAGCTGGCGATGCTGGTCGCGGAGAAGAAGATCGTCTACGTCGTCATCGACTCGTGCGGCCCGGCGATGGGCACGTCGGGTGAGTACGGCGACGCCAACGAGAGCACCCTGCGCCTGTTCGAGGCGATCCGCCACATCGGCATCACCACCCAGATCATCGACCATGTCAGCAAGCAGGAGATGCGATCGCCCAAGGGCAACGTCACCGGGCTCCTGCCGTACGGCTCCATCTACAAGGTCAACCTGTCACGCGCCGCGTGGGAGCTCCGCAACAGCACCACGACGGACGACGAGCAGTTGCACATCACCCTCCACAACACCAAGGCCAACGACTCGCGGCTCCGCGAGCCCATCAGGCTGCTGCTCGACTGGGCGACCGACAGCATCGCCTTCCAAGCCGATACCGACGGTCCGGCCCCGCGAGACGACATCAGCGGCAACACCTGGCGTGACAAGCTCCGCAACTTCCTCCTCGAGGACGACGAGCCGCCGCGCTACACCGTCGAGGTCGCCAAGCTGCTCAACACCACCGACGCCAACATCCGCAACCAGATCCAGCGCAACCCGTCGGACTTCACCCGTCCCGACGGAGAGCCGAAGAAGATCATGCTGACTGTCAGTGGGGGTATCGGCGGACCATCGAACGTCGTCTCTTTCATGGCCGCGAGGGGTCCTGAATGACCTACCGTAGCAGTGCCGTAGCATGCGTAGCGTAGCAACCGTAGCAGGCGTCAGGTACCGTAGCGTAGCACCCACCCCTATAGGGGTGCTACGCTACGGTTCCTGCTACGCCCCGCTGGCCCTCGTGCCGGGTCTGGGTGCTACGGTCCGATGACACGCAAAGATGCTGTCTCTGAATGGACCGCCGACCAGGTCGCCCGACGAGATAACTACAGGTGCATCGCACCCCGCATCGACGGTCAATCCGGGTGGTGCCGCGATCGCTGGGGCAATGCCATCACCCGCTGGCCGGTCAACCGCATCGACCGTGACAAGTTGACCTTCGCCCACGTCAAGGACGCCGACGCCCAAGCGATGGGCAAGCGGGCCCCGTCGGATCAGGCCCACCTCGTGCTGCTGTGCTGGGGGCACCACGAGGGAGCGGGCGAGACCGGCGGCTACTGTTGGGGCACCAGCCGGGCTGGCCTCGACAAGCAGCGGATCTACCTCGCTGGCTTCCACACCCTCAACCCAAGGACACCGCTCCTATGAAGCACCTCTATGCTGGCCTCGCCGTCGGGGGCGTCGCGGCTGGCTTGATCCTCGCGACCGTCGTCGTCTGGTGGCTCTTGGGCTTGTTCGTCAGCCGCGAGCTCGCCACCACCTTGACTGCGGTCATCATCCTCGTCATGGCGGCGACCGCCGTCCTCGACTACGTCACGGAGAAGAGGGAGAAGAAGGCATGACCCTGCTCGAGAAGCTCAAAGAGAGCCGCCGTCGGCACCCATTCGGTCAGTTCGGCACGACCGACGACGAATGCACCGACAACGGCGCTCTTGGCTGCACCCACACGATCTGGCGTTGGATCGCGTGGTGCTACAAGGGCAAGTGGTACAGCCACGACCAGCTCTCGCATCTGTCCGGCTACCCCTGCGGCGGCGGCCCGTCGAACCGGGGCATGAGGGTCAGCGAGAGCCAAGTCCTGTGCAAGAAGCTGGGCCTGCCCTTGGTCTACAAGGGCAACCTCTCGTCGGGCGATCTGCTCCGAGCATCGAGGGTCGGACCCTGCCTGTTCGGTATCCGCTACGGCGACTGGCCGAACTGGGCCCACTACAAGGGCCAGACGCGCCCCCGCCCGTGGGCTCGTCCTCTCGACAAGGCCGGACGCAACCAGTTCACGGGCTTCACCGGCTCGCACGCCGTCGGGCTCCTCGGCTACATTCGGGTCACCCTGGCGAACGGCACGTTCGTCCGCAACGACGCCTACTGCTTCGAGCCCAACCACGACTCGCCGGCTCGCCCCGAAAACGTCGCCTTCGACATCGTCACCCAGACCCAGTTGAACGCCGCCTACCAGGCGACGAAGACCAAGCTCCACTGGAAGGCCACCATGGCCTTCATCCCGACCAAGTCCCCCACCTTCCCCGGAGGCCTGTAGATGACAGAAGCGGAGCAGCCCGTGCCGGTCGAGGACCCGGTCCCCGACGATGACCCCGGAGCAGGAGAGGAAGTGGAGATCGTTCCCGGCGACGACATCGCCCCGGAGGATGACCTCGCCACCGCGACCGACAAGGTCGAAGAGGACGAGACCGTCGAAGATGCCGACGGCGAGCTGATTGAAGATGAGGATCTTGGAGAATGAGTGACGAGCCCATCCTCGCGGTCTACGCCGTGAGGGTCACCGTTCGGGGTATCGGCATCGCGCCGACCATCGCTGAGCTCGAGGCCGCCGTCGAGAAGGCGGTCGAAGACCTCGGCATGGTCTCCCGTGCCAACCAGCCGCTGCTCTCGGTCAACGCCGAAGCGACGAGGACAGACAAGTAGCCTGGACCGTCACCATCCCCGGCCACGTCCCGTCGGGTAACCACGCCAACAAGATCGGGCGTGGTTACCGGGCGGGCGGCATCGCCTACCCCAAGCTGGTCAAGACCGACGAAGCGGCGGCCTACCAGCAGGGGGCAGCGATGATCGTGCGGACCGCAAGGCCGTCGGGCTGGAAGTGGGACGGAGGTCAGGTCGTGGTCGAGTACCGCATGTACCTCGACCGCGACGCTGACTGCACCAACATCATCAAGACGCTCGAGGACGCGATCTTCCCGGCCCTCGGCATCAACGACTCGTTCGCCCTCCCTAGGGCGATGAGCAAGGAGGTCGTCAAGAAGGCCGACGCACGCATCGAAGTGACCATTGACTCAGCCTAGTACTATGACACGATAGGAGGTCAACCCATGGCAGAGATTGTGATCCGCATCCAGGTGCCCGACGGCACCAACGTCCGCGTCGATCAGGGCGGTGGCTCCGACAAGCCGTTCGTCCAGCGACCGGCCCCGCCTGAGCCCAACGATGGTGGCTGCCCCACCCACGAGGTGGCGTGGAAGCTGGTCCCGGCGGGCGTGAGCAAGAAGACCGGGCGTCAGTACAACGCCTTCTGGGCGTGCCCGGAGCGCGGCTGCGACGAGAAGCCGTCGTGGGACGATAGCGCCCCCGGTGGTGGCGACCTTCCCTTCTGAGGTGGACCTGACCCATGCCTCCTTCTTCAGCGGAGTGGGAGGCGTTGACCTTGGGCTTGAGCGAGCTGGATGGAGAACCGTCTCCACCAGCGAAGTCGATCCCTACGCCAACGCCGTCCTCGCCCACCACTGGCCGGACGTCCCGAACCTCGGAGACATCGTTGCTCTCGCCCACGCTGAGGGTGGGGCCCAAGAACAACCGGCAGGGCAGCACGTCAGCGATGCAGCCGGTCATCCTGACTGGTGGGACGCCACCCTCTGGTCAGGAGGGTTCCCCTGTCAGGATCTCTCCGTTGCGGGCAAGCGCCGTGGCTTCGCGGGCGATCGCAGCAGCCTCGCCTTCGCCTTCCTGGACCTCGTTGGAGTTCACCGACCTCGAGCCATCCTTCTCGAGAACGTCCCCGGTCTCCTCTCCAGTCATGGGGGCCGAGACCTTGGGGCTCTCCTCGGTGCGATGGTCGAACTCGGGTACGGCGTGGCGTGGCGCGAGCTCGACGCTAAGCACTTCGGCGTGCCCCAGCGCCGACGACGGATCTTCCTCCTTGGTCTGCGAAGCGAGGCCGACGACCCTGACGGACGTGTTGCAGCCGACCGCGCCGCTGCGGTTCTCGCTGTCGGCACGCGCTGCGACAGGCATCCTGCGCCGGGCTGGAAGAAGGGGACGGTCCCTGCCAGCGGACCTCGAAGAGGCGCTTCACTCGTTGGGGGAGGAAACTCCGCCCCCCAGTCCCAGCGCGTCTTTGGCACCGACGGTGAGTCCCCTGCGCTCAGCGTCCAGAACCGCTACGGAGGACCCCAAGCCCCAGCCGTCCACGTCGGCAGCCTCCAAGTCGGAAGCGGACCCGGAGGTGGCTGGCGTGTCGGAGCCGACGAGGCAGGGGCCGGGCACGTCATCGTTGGTCCGCCGTCTGACGCCGGTGGAGTGCGAGAGGCTGATGGGGTGGCCGGACGGCTGGACGATCGCGCCGGGGTGGTTAGAGCGTTCACGAAAAGCCGCCGCGCCCAGACCGACCACGACCACGAGACGTGGGTCGAAGGCGACGCCACCCCCACCCTGAATGGCTTCGACTCGTCCGCCGTCCGGGCGACCACCGTCATCAGCCAGTCCCTCGACCAGAAGAACGGCGGTGTCGATGACAACGAGGCCCAGTCTGGCCTAGCCATGGGCGGTGGCATCATGGACGATCCGCTCCTGCCCACTGGGCTCGACTCCAACCGCTATCGGTGCTGCGGCAATGGTGTCGTCGCCCCGGTGGCGGAGTGGATCGGGGCCAGGCTCGCCGCCTACCTGAACCAGAGCCCGTGGGTGGTCGTGCCCAAGGGCAACAAGGCCGCCGTGGCTCTGGCCGACGGGCACTACAGCCGCCGCAAGGTGGGCAGCCCGCAGTTCATGCCACCCGGCCAGACGCTGGTCCTCATCACGCCCGACGACAAGGCCGTCTTCGGCTGGTGGCGTCCGCACCCTGACTCTGGCATCAAGCAGATGAACGGCCTCGATGGCTGGACATGCACCATCTTCCGCAACACCGGACCGCAGCGGTCGAGCGACCTGATCCTCGCCGCCGAGAAGGAGCTCCTCGAGAGGTACGACGTGGGCCCGGACGGCCTGCTGACCTACGTCTGGGACAAGAAGGTCGAGTCAGTCAACCCGGGCTACTGCTTCAAGGTCGCCGGGTGGAAGCGCATCGGGCGATCGCAGGACGACCGCAAGACCTTGCTCCAGAAGAGGCCAACATGACCACCACCGTCGCCACTCCAGACCACGATCCGCGACCTATCCGTATGCTCGTCCTCGAGGCCGCCATCCGGCGGGCCATCGAGATGCTGGACGGTGAGGGAGATGTCGAGGTACGCGAGCTTCTCGAGGAGGCGCTCCGTGAGGGTAGTCATCGCGGGTAGCCGTGCCCTGCCACGCGGCCAGGCTCCGCGCCTGCTGGCTCGCTTCCTCGCCAAGTTCGATGACGGTGACAGCGTCCTGATCCGCACGCCCAAGATGGGTGAGCCCGGCCCCTTCGAGCGCGACGTCATCAAGCTGTGCGAGCTCTTCCAAGTCGAGGTCGAGACGTTCACGCCGGAGCCCACGCCGCAGACGCCGGGCCGTGGCTCCGTCTTCCTCCGCGACATCGAGATGGTTGACAAGGCGGACCTCGTCCTCCTGTTCTTCACGCCGACGGAGGCTGTCGAGGGCTACTCAGGCACGGCCCACATGATGGAGAAGGCGCTCGATGCCGCACGTCCGGTCTACGCCTACACCGTGTCGGAGGCCGGCGAGGTGAACCGGCTGGGCGAGTACGACCCTGACGATCTGTTCAGCCACAAAGTTCCGTCAGTACCTTGACATCATGGTGTCATGCCACTTATTGTTCGCGGTCTGCGGTGCGTAGCCACGGGGTTACTTCTCTGGAAAGTAATACCTCGAACGGCGATCTTGTTCTCGCAGATAACTGAATAGGTGACGGTGCGTAGGCCGGGGATACTTCGTTAATCTTTGGGTCGTGGGTTCGAGTCCCACCCCGGGCCCGCAAGGGCCTGGGTAGCTCAGTTGGTAGAGCAAAAGACAAGAGACACCTCGTCCACTCAGTCCTCGTCGCCACTAGACGTGCTGATGGTGCGTATGGGTAGGGGCTACTTCGTTGCTTGAAGTCTCAGTTCGACTCTGACGGAGAGCTTGCTCTCTGTGGCAGTGGTGCCAACACCTCAACCCGACCTGTTCTCATCGGCGCTACATCAACGTCAGCGGTGCGTAGACCGGGGTTCCTTCGTTGGAGAGAGCCCACCGGCTTGCTGGTGGGTGGGGGTTCGAGTCCCCCAAGTAAAACCTTGATCGCCTAGTCCTCGCTGATACATCCGTTCCAGTGGTGCGTAGAAGAGGGGTACTTCGAGTGCCAGGCCCCGCAAGGGGTCAGCCGGACACTCAACCGGCAACCCGCCGCAAGGCGGTTCGTTCCCTTCCTCGACTTGTTCTCACTGGTACACCGACAGGAGCTTCGAATGGTCAAGCTCGCCGCCCGCACGAAGCGGGCTCCCAAGGCACCGGTCACGTCCACCAAGGGCCGGAAGCCGGACACCCTCACCTACAACGCAGGCGCAGGGTTCTCCCGTGAAGCCAAGTCGGAGCTGTTCCTCCTGTCCGTGACCAACATGGTCAGCGAGGACACCTTCTACGAGCGCGGCAAGAACCGTGACAAGCGGTTCGTGGACCTCATCCGTCAGGTCGCCCTCGAAGATCCCGACTGGGTCGCCCGGCTTGTGCCCTACCTCCGCGACACGATGAACATGCGATCCGCATCCATCGTGATGGCGGCTGAGCTGGTGCATGCCAAGCTGACCCGTCCCGTCGGTCCCGGCACGATCAAGAACCGCGACATCATTGCGTCCGCAATCAAGCGGGCGGATGAGCCGGCGGAGATGATCGGCTACTGGATGTCCGAGTGGGGCAAGGCCCTGCCGCAGCCGGTGAAGCGCGGCATCGCTGACGCGGTCGTGCGCGTGTACAACGAGCGGTCCCTGATCAAGTACGACGGTGGCGACAAGGCCATCCGCTTCGGTGATGTCATCGACCTCACCCACCCGGAGGCCAAGGCCCCGTGGCAGTCGGCTCTGTTCAAGTACGCCATCGATGACCGCCACAAGCGGGACATCCCGATCTTGGAGCGTGCTGAACTCGGCCTGGTCTGGGCCAACGAGGGTGCGATGTCGCTCGACACCGACGCCTTCCGCGCTGCCTTCACGCCTGAGTTCGTGGCGGCGGCTGGCCTGACGTGGGAGCAGGCGTCGTCCAAGTACGGCAAGCTCGACGCGAAGTTCTGGGAGGCGATGATCCCCTCGATGGGCATCTTCGCCATCGTGCGGAACATCCGCAACTTCGAGGACGCCGAGATCAGCGAGGCCGCCGCCGACCTGGTCCGGGCCAAGCTCAAGGACGAGGAGACCATCCGCAAGTCGCGGATGTTCCCGCTCCGGTTCATGGCCGCGTACACCGCGACCAAGAGCCTGACGTTCGCCCGCGAGCTCGAGGCCGCGATCGACCTCGCCACCTCCAACGTGCCTGCCCTGACGGGCAAGACGCTGGTGATGGTGGACATCTCCGGCTCCATGGACGCGGCGCTGTCCGCCAAGTCGGACGTCAAGCGGCTTGCCGTGGCGTCCATCTTCGGTGCGGCTCTCGCGATCCGGGCGGAGAAGGCCGACCTCGTGGCGTTCTCGGACACCACGGCGGTCATCCCGGTCCGCAAGACGGACTCGGTGCTGCGGACGGTGGCTGCCCTCGTGCAGTCCCTGCCGCACGGTGGCACCCAGACGTGGCAGGCGGTGCAGCGCACCTACACCGACCACGACCGGATTGTCATCGTGACCGACGAGCAGGCCAACGCAGGCTACGCGGGGACGACCCTCCCTGAGGACGCCCGCGTCTACACCTTCAACGTGGCTGGCTACCGTGCCGGTCACGGCCCGTCGGGCAAGAAGGGGTGGTACACGTTCGGTGGGCTGACGGATGCGGGCTTCACCGCCATCGAGCTCCTCGAGCGAGGGAACGACCAGACCTGGCCGTTCTGATGCCACAGCCTCCCGACTTCGATGGGGAAACCTACGAGCGGGACCGCGACCATGAGCGCCTGACCAGCCAACTCGGCAGAGTCAGGTCGCTCATGGCCGACGGCCACTGGCGGGCCCTCCCTGAGATCGCGCTGGGGACCGGCGACCCGGAAGCCTCCATCTCTGCGAGGCTCCGAGACCTTCGCAAGACCAAGTTCGGCGGCCTCCGTGTCGAACGTCGCTACGTCGAGGAGGGTCTCTGGGAGTACAGGGTCTCACCACTCGACACGCTGGACGTTCCAGTACCTCAAGCAGCACCCCCTCCTCCCCCTCCAGCAAGGCCCAGTCGTTGGGTCTGCACTTCGTGCCAGCAGCCAGCCAGCGTGGACCCGACGGTCTCGCTCGTGCCCAACATCGCCATCGGCAAGTGCCTCGTCTGCAAGAAGGACTCGACGTTCAGGCGTGTCGGCGCGTAGACTCCCCCGCGATGGCGTCACCCACCCCGTTCCCTGACCATGTCATGCGCGAGACCGCGCACTGGGCGACCTACTTCGCCAACGATTGGAAACAGGAAGCGCCGCAGTACATCCACTCCCACGACATCTCAGCCGACGGATCGCCGCAGTGGCACCCCGACTTCGAGACGTGGATCACCCGCGACGAGAAGCCCTCGCGCCGCAACGGTGCTGAGCGGCTCCGAACAACCAGGGTCATGCGCCGTCTCAGGCGTGCGGCTGTCCGTGAATACGAGGTGCTCTACAGAGTCCTCGTGCTCAACGAGAGGCTCGAGGAGACGACCGTATGGCTCAACGATCGCGCACTACGAAACGCCATCCCACTCCAACCGGGCAGGACCGTCCACTACACCGACAAGGACACCCTCGCCCTCGTCATCTGCGGCATCGACTACGCCCGCTGTTTCTGGTAGTCGGAGCTCTTCTCACCGCCTGCGGGCCGGTCACATCGGCGGTGGCACCCACACCCACGGCTCTCCGTCAGAGTCCGCACCCCAGTAGTACCCCTCCGGCGTCGGCAACGCCCCTCCCGACACTGATCCCCACGCCCACTTCCACACCAGAGCCACGCCCGTCACCACGAGCAGTAGCCAAAACAGTTTCCCGAGCAACGCCCAGGCCTGTTGCACCACGCACCTCCAGCAGCCGTTCCATCAAGGGAACAGCCACATGGTATTGCCTGCCAGGCCGGTCAGCGTGCCCCCACGGCTACACAGGGGGCCTGTACGCCGCCATCAGCCCGGATCTGAAGGGATTGCGCGGGAAGCGCGTCCGCGTCTGCTACAGGTCATCCTGCGTCGTCGTGAAGATCGTGGACTGCGACTGTCAGGCCCGTCGGAGCATCGACCTCTTCGCTGACGCCTTCCGCAGGCTGGCTCCGCTGTCGGCGGGCCGGCTCCGGGGCGTGACCATCTCGTGGTCCTAGTGGCCTAGGCCGAAGAAGGCCAAGATCCCGAAGAACGTCCCGACGATGCCGAGGACGACGCCAGTTCCGAGCACGAACCGCCACGCACCCTTCGTCTGGTTCCACCAATCATCGATCGGCGCGAACTCCTCCTTCTTGAACAACTCGAAGTCGGCACGCAACCTGTCATGCCGCTCCCTGTTCTCCTTGGCACGCGACAGCAGGGACCGCCCGAGAGGGCTGGCCTCCGGCTCAGTGATGAGCAGCTCGCGGATGGACGCTACGTCTTTGGCGATGCCGTCCACCTTGTGGGCGAGCTTGTCATAACGCTGGTCATCGGTGCGCCGCAGTTCCGTCATGGCACCACCGATGAACCGATGGTGCTCAGGGCCTCCATGATCTGGCTACCCAAGAACAGCAGGGCAACGATCGCGACGATCGCAACCAAGGCCAGGATGAGTGCGTACTCGACAAGGCTTTGGGCCATCAGATAGCTCCTGTGTCGTCGTCGTCATCGTAGTGCGGATCGTTCATGCGTCGGAACCAGCGCGGCCTGAACGGCCCCGGCGGTGGCAGCGGCTGCTTGGGCACCAGCGCCGGGTAGATGGGGCGCTCCTCGATCTTGGGCAAGTCGGGCCACAGGCGGTGGGCCGCCTCGAGCACTTGCATCAGCAGCCAGCCTGCGGTGATCTTGCGGTCGGACGTCTTGAGCATTGTGTCGAGACGCGTCGGCCAGAAGAAGACCGTGGTCTTCTCGCCCGTCTCGTTGTCGATCATCACGAGGGTGAGGCGACCGTGGTCGGGGTCGGGCTTGATGAGGCGGGCGGCGATGACCGGGTCAAGGCCGTCTCCCGACTGCTGATCGGGATCTGGTCGAACATCGGCAGGCCCGTCTTGGGTTGGTATGGGCAGCGGCTCGTCGCTTGCACCAGGTCGGGCACGATACTGGTGACCTCGACGTCGCATCCTGGCAGTTCCCTATTGGCGACCGCATTCCATGAGGAGTTGGGGTGGCTGGCAGCCCAGTCCGCGACGACCGCCGTCGCCCGGTCTTGGTGGGCCTTGGTGATGAGCAGATAGCCCACCTCCACGCCACCAAGGATGGTGAAGAGGAGGATTGGCAGGATGAGCGCGAACTCGACTAGGGCTTGAGCCTTCCTCCTTCTGTTCATGTGCGCCCGCTCACTTGGCGGCCAGCCATGTAGCCGACGAGTGCGGCGATGATGACACTGACGAAGCGGCTGATGGCATCAGCAGCGAAGGCGACGCTCGAGTCGCTACCGGTGACCGAGACGTACAGCAGGGCGAACGTGGTCGAGATGATCACGACCGCCACGACGATAGCGAGGATGAGGGCGACGAGGTCGGCGGTCTGTCGGGGCACTGATGATCACGGCTTCCTCTTTCGGGGCCGCGTCGAGATCAACGCTGAGCCATCGTTCGGGCACGCGATCATCTTGATGCCCGGCAGCTTGAGCCACCGGAAACCGCAGTCGGGCTTGGGACAGGCCATGGGCAGGCCGTAGTCCTCAGACCGGATCGTGGGGCGGGCGTTCCCGCCCGCGCTCACGGGGACAGGAGGGAGGGCACCCCGTAGGTGCTCATGCGTCGGTGGTCGCCCAGCGGAGGGCCGCACGATAGCCAGCGCGGACGACAGCACCGATGAGGGCGAAGGCCGCCACTTGCTGCTGGTCGATCGCACCACCGACGTCGGTGATCTGCACGGCAGCCAGAGCGGCAGCGCCGGACAGAAGCACGTCAGCGACGAAGTCCTTGATGAACTTCTTGGCGTTGAAGGGAGAGACGCCGGTACCGTCGGTCAGGACTCCGACGACAGCTCCCTGCGTGGGGGTCGGGGCAGCGGCTGGGGCCGCGTCCTGAACCGGGGCAGCGGCAGGCTTGGGTGTGACGGGGGTCATTGGGCACCTCAAACGGGCGACCTCTCCCGGCTGCCTCGCGGAGTCTACGCCGTGCGGGCCTGACAGTACACATCAGTTCCTGTGGCAGGAGCCGAGACGAACGTGAACGAGCCCACGTCCGGGTCGGTCTCGCTGTACACCACGTCCTTGGTCTGGAGGGTGAGCGTGCCACCCGTGCCGGTGTAGACCTGGAGCGTGCCCGGAATGTAGGGCGGCAGGATGGTGAACAACGTCCTCGAGGAGTTGGCGGCCTCCTCTGCCACGTCAGCGTAGTACGACCCGTACGGGAAGGTGGCCGATCCGCTGTCCGTCCCGACGACGGGAGCCGGCTGGGGCTGGGGCCGCATCTTGCGGAGGAACTGCCACCACCACACCGGGTCCGACATCTGGAGGCCGAACGTGCCCTCGAACTGGACGTAGGTCAGCGGATTGTTACCGGGGTTGGTGCTGGGCAGGGTCGGGAAGGTGATCTTGACCTGACGCAGCGGCACGTCGATGACGTACGGCGTGACACCGTTGTCCTCGCTGAAGGACCACAGGTTGAAGGTCGTGACCATGCCCGGGATGAGGTGCTGCCGGACACCGGCGGAGAGCGGCACGTCGTGGGCGAACCAGGTCAGGACGTACTGCCGGTCGGGGTTGACCAGACCCTGCGCCCCTGTCACCGGGCTGGTGCCCGACGTGTCGCCGCTGATGAGAGCGTTCGCTCGAGCGTCCACCTCAGCCTGGCTCTTGAAGCGATCCTCACCGGGGTGGTTCTCGCCCAACTGCCAGCGCCCGTTGTCGGTGATGCTGGTCGAGTTGCTCTTGTGGGCCAGCACCACCGTGCCGTTGGTGCCGATCGGACTGCCGCCCCACACGAAGACCTCGTTGATGACCGACGTGCCGTCGTCGGTGACCGTGCCGTCACGCCAGCCGATGAAGGTCGTGCCATTGGGGATGTCGGAGAAGCCCCACGGTGCGGCGGTCGTCTGGAGCGCCAGCCAGTTGAGGCGGGCCGCCGCGTCCACCCAGTAGATGCAGGCGAGCTGGCCGTGGATCGTGGTCTCGATGACGAGCGAGTCGAGGACAGCCCTCATCGTCTCGCCCTGTGACGGCCAGACGTACTTGACCGTGAAGTCGTTGACGTGGGTCACCTTGGTCGCCACATCGAGCGTGCCGCCGCCCGTGAAGCCCAAGTCGAAGTAGGACGAGAACAGGCTGATGATGTGTGCGTCGTTGCCGTTGGCCCCGACGGCCACCGACGGGATGAGGTGGGTGTAGTCGCTGGTGTTCCGCAGCACCCTCTTGTCGAGGAGATAGTTGTAGTCCACGCCGTCGAGCGACCAGCGCCTGCCCGTCACCGGCGTGCTGGTGTCGAGGGCACTGAAGAAGAAGTCGCGGGTGACTTGGGTCAGGAAGCCGCCGAACATCTTGACCGTGCCGAGCAGCATCTCGATCCGCCCACCCGACACGAAGCCCAAGGTTTGGTCGGGGTCCTTGACCGTGAGGTGGAAGGAGCCAGGCACGGCTGCCGCTTGGAGCTCGAAGTAGGCGTCGATGTAGGTGCAGGACGAGGTGATGTCGGTCGTGAAGCCCGACGGATCGATGTAGTTGATGGTGATGTCTTCGGGGACCGGCACTACAGGGCTCCGTTCGTGATGTAGGTGAGCGACACGGTCGAGGTGGCAACGAGGGTCGGGTTGTACTGGATGATGCCTGCGGCAGCATCGTAGATGCTCCAGTTGCCGTACTGGATCGCCCCGCCGACGGTGAGGACCGCCGATCCGGGCAGGATGGAGTTGGTCGCCTGCCAGTGGGAGTTGGCGGGGTATGTCGGCGGAGCTCCGGTGGCTGTGCTCAGCGGCGTGAGATCTTCCGTCAGGTGGGTGCCTGAGGGAACGCCGTCGCCACCGGCGTTGGGGTCCGTGTCAGTGCAGTACGTTCCCCAAGTGCGACGATCCTTGAAGCTGATGTTGCTGATGGACGAGGTGATGGTCATGGTCGGACCACTGCCGCTGAAGCCCGCTCCTACGCCCATATCCATCTGCGTGAGGGCGGTCCCATCGGGCACGACCATCGGCTCCAAGTCGAAGTTCCGCCAGACGTCCTGGTAGATCTGCGAGCCGTTGTGGTAGACGGTACAGGTCGTGAAATCTGCCACGACCGTGATCGTGCCGCTGGTGATGGGCGCACTGTACTTGACGGAGTCCCCGCTCCCGCTGATCGAGGTGTCGAACATGGAGCGAGGACCCCCGACATACCCGCTGTTGTACAGCAAGCACTCGAACCAGGCGTAGTCCAAGCTGCCAGGCCCCGTCCGACCAGCGAAGCTGAGACCATATGCATACACGCTGTCGCCAACGATGTTGCTGATGTCCACGTCGTATGTCTGTACGAACGGGAAGGTGGGGGCGGGCACGCCTCCCAAGGACCAGTCGATGATCGGGTTCACCGACCTCAACTGACTCCCGGTGGAGGTGGCGGTGATGACGCCCCTCGTGCCATCGACGTAGGCGACTCGTCCGGTCAAGCTCGTCGGAGACTGGATGAGCCAAGAGTTGCTACCACCCGACGTAGCACCCCAGTTCAACGTCGATCCAGGAGCACCCACCGTCCGGTTGAAGTTATCGAAGGTCTCCAGCGAGCCATCCGTCGGAGAGCAGCCGATGTAGCACGGCCTGCCGCTGTAGTCGAAGTCGATGTAGTCCCGCCACACCCCCCAAGTCAGAAGGCTGCTGGACTCGCGCTGAGAGAAGACGACCAACTGGTTGGGCGTGATGACGCCGACGCCGGTGACCGTGACGTCCCATCCCGCTGGTTCTGTCGTTCCGCGCACCCACGACTTGACTCGGTGGGTCGTGCCCTCCTTCTGGTATCGCATCTCGTAGATGACACCGACCGTCCACGTCTTGCTGGCGTAGGTCCCGCCGACACCGGCCTCGACAAAGCCCAGCTTGTCGTTGCCGTTGACGGCACCTTGGTTCTTGACGACCCAGATGCCATGGTTGACGAAGAACCCGGTCGATGACTGGGTCACACCGATCGCCTGGGCGGCCTCTGCCGACGCCGACGCAGACGTGATCTTGAACGCCGACGACATCGTGAAGTCGCCACCCCACTGCTCGACACCACCCGTGGTGATGATCATCGTCTGACCACCGGTGAACCCGGACCCCTGCTCGATCTTGCCCCAGCCGCCGTCTCCGACTGCCTTCAGCGTGTAGCCACCCGGTCCGGCGTTCCCCCAAGACACACCCGAAGGAATGGCAGTACCCCAAGCGCCGGTGATAATCCGATCGAAGTTGTCGAACTGAACGGCGTCACATCGACTCGCGCCACCAACGTCGAGGTAGCTGATGTCGAGCCTCAGGGCTCCGAAGACGTTGGAACTGCCCGAACCCTGGTTGCCAGAGATGTCAACAAAGCTAGGACTCTCTGACCACCTGTACGCCGTTCCAGGCAATGTGTGGCTGATGTTCGGCGTTGACGGCTCGTCGGTCCCATCCGGCCAGTACGTCAAGGTGACAGTGGTGGTGGTGCGGACGACGCGATACCACCACCATGCGTTGTCGCGCATGTCCGGGGTCGCCTGAGCAGTGAAGGTGAAGAAGGGGCTGGAGCCGTTCACTCCGACACCGATGGAGTTGCCTGAGCCCGCCCCGTATGACGAACTCGAGTGGTTGAAGTTCCAGAAAAGCGAGGTCTGCCCATTCCCGACGGACGGTCCCACGATCAACGAGGCCCATGGCTCAGAGTCAGTATCGAGCGACGACCCACTCCATCGGGCACGGATCAGGAAGTACGACTCTGAAGCCGGGCCGGGGAACCCATCGAGGAACGCATCCACCACGCTACCGAACGAGTTGACGTTCGACTGGGGCATGGCAAACGAGGCGACACCACCCGAGATGTAGGCGTTGCTCGTGTTGTGGAACGCATCAACCGCCGTCGGGAAGATGCCGCTTAGCTCCCATGCCGTGCCGATGTCGGCAGTGCCCCACAACGGGCCGTCAGCCTGGGCACCCGGGGCACCGACGGCAGGCCCAGCTATCCGATCGGCGAACCCGTCGGTGATGCCGCAGCCATCATCGGCGCAGCCAGCCACCGGCTCCTGGCCGCCCGGCGGCAGTCCACCGGGGCCGGTCCCGCCTCCACCCAGACCCGGCGCTCCGACCGGCAGCCACGGATCGAAGAAACTCCACACCGCATCGACCTCCCAGCTCAACTGGAGGGCGAACAGCGGAGCGGTGGGCGTCGGCCAAGTGATGGTCATGGTGCGGATCGGCAACACGTCGTCGTGGGTCGGCGCGTCGTCCGGGTCGGCTGGCGGCATGAAGAACTGGGAGTCGTGGAAGTTGACCACGTCACCGATACCGAAGACCGGCGACCACGTCAGGAGCTCCACCGCCCGCTTGGGGTTCTTGGCACCGCGCAGCGACACCGGGCTACCCTCGACGGCGGCCCTCGAGACGGCGTTGGCGGTGGCCTGCTTGTAGATGCCAGCGGTGAAGTTGCCCGACTGCCAGCGTCCATGGTCAGCCTGGCTTTCCGGGCTCTGGTAGCGGGACTCGACGACCTGATTGCTGCCCTTGCCAGCGCCCCACACGATGGCGTCGTTCACCATCTCGGTCGAGTCCTCGATGATCCGCACGTCGTGGAAGCCCACGTCGAGCGGGCCCGACGGCTGGTCGGTCAGGGTGTACGGGTTGCTGACGAGGTCGGCATCGACGTAGGTCACCACCTTCTGGGGCGTGACGTAGAAGATGGCCCCCGTGTCCCACGACAGGTGCATCAGGCAGTCACGCATCGTGAAGCCACCCTGAGCCACGTTGCCGCCGGTCTTGGCAGTGACCCCCGGGATGTCGAGCACACCCGCTCCCACTCGGTGGATGTTCTTGGTGAAGCCGGTCGTGTCGAAGTACGACCACAGGTTGTTGAAGATGGTGTCGTCGTAGGTGCCCGCCGGGTAGTTCCACGTCCTGTTGGGGCTGCCGGAGTCGTGGAGGACGCGCCGATCGAGGAAGCGGTTGTAGTCCACGCCAGCGATGTGGAAGATGCGGGCTTCCGTCGCCGGGGCCTTCATGACCGAGAAGGGGAACTGGCGGTTCACCTGGACGATCCAGCCGCCCCACCGCAGGACACCGTCGATGTACAGCTGGACCTCGTCACCGAACGAGAAGGTCAGGTCGTGGGCACGGTCCACCACGTCGAAGGTGCATTCACCCGACTGGGCGTTGACCTTGGCCGAGAACGAGGCGGTCTTCCACATGACGTGGCTGGTGATCTCGACGCCGTTGACGAAGATCTTGGTCGGCACGCCGATGAGCGGCGGCGGCGGCCCGACGCCGGACCACGTCATGTAATCGACGGTGAACGAGCCAGCACCCGACGCCTTCAGCAGCGAGTTCGCCGGGAAGGAGCCAGTGAAGGAGCGGTTGTAGTAGGCGTCGGCGGTGAAGGACCCGCTGACCGTCTTGCGCTTGAGGGCGCTGACGGTGAAGGAGCCCGCGCCCGAGGTCGCGATGACGGCGTTGGCCCGGAAGTACCCCTGACTTATCAGGGCGTCCGCCGTGAAGGACCCTGACCGATCCAACGCCTTGATGACGGCGTTGGCGGTCCTCGAGCCGGTCTGGGGCCGCAGCTTGAGGGCGTCGGCGGTGAGGGCGGGAGTCCCAAGACCGTATATCTGGATGTTGTCGATGCGGAGCGCCTCTGTCGATGGCGCGTAGTACATATCGACAATCGGGGCTTGGGCGAGGTACGTCGCATTGCCGGTGAACGCCACCGGCCACACCGTCTGGACGGTCGTGTACGTCCCGGGCTCCGCGTCTCCGACCTTCCAGATGTGGGCCCTGACCGTTGCTCCGTCAACGATGACGTGGAGGCGGTGCCACGCCGATCGCGTGACGGGCCACAGTCCGTTCGCGTTCTGTCCGATAACCTGGTAGTTGGCCTGCTGGTCTTGGTATTCGACCCACCACTGGGAGTCGTACCAGTAGAGGCGCTGCTGGTTATCGCCTGAGGCCGGGACCCAGAAGTCGAGATAGAGCTCGCCCACTGTGATGAGCGATGCTCCACGCATCGAGTCCCACTGGTTCGCCGTGACGGTCAGGTAGCCGCCAGCATCGACGTGGGTGGGCGAGAGGGCAGCCGAGTTGTAGTAGCTGTCCCAGTCCGTCCAGACGAAGGAGTTGCCGATGTCCGCCGTGCCAGCATTGAAGGGCGGAGCCGACGTCGGCGTACTGAAGGTGTCGAGGAAGATTGTCCCCGGGGGGCCGACCGGGATGATGGTCTTGAGCCGGATGGCGTCGGCTGTGAAGGACCCCGTGATGGGGACGTTGATCTTCCTCGCGTCGGCGGTGAAGGTGCCAATCCGGGTCGTCGCGATGACGGCGCTGGCCCGGAAGAACATGTCTCCCTTGGTCGCATCGACCGTGAAGGAGCCGGTCCTTGAGGCCTTGATGAGGGCGTCGGCGCGGAAGCGGTAGCCCTTGAACGCATCGACCGTGAAGACCGGCGTCGTCTGGTCGGTTGTCGCCGTGCCAGCACCTGTACGCGATCCGTTGAAGGCGAACGAGTAGACCCAGACGAACCTGTTGCTGCCCGTGACCGTAGGCGCGAAGATGCCGACGGGGGTGTTGGTGAAGGTGTTCTGGGTCGTGCTCGCGAGGACGTTGGTCGTGCCCGCGACGATGCCCAGGTTGCCATCACTCTGGGCCGAGACCCGGATGGTGATTGCCGTGCCCGGGGTGATGCGGATGGGCCCGGCGTGGATGTTGGCGTTGGCGGTAGCGCCGGCACCTTGGAAGCCCGGGTACGTCAGCACTACCGGGACAATCGACGTCTTCTTCTGGATCGCGTTGACGGTGAACGGCGTGCCCGTGATCCTGAGCGCGAACCACGCACTGACGGTGAAGGTGCGGAGCTGGTCTGGCCGGAAGATGACCGCGTCAGCCCAGAACCGCAGCGGGACGATGAGCGCATCGACAGGCCGCGACCCGGTCTGCACCCGCAGGACGGTGGCGTCAGCCGTGAACCGACGCGGGATGAAGACGGCATTGGCGGTGAACGTGCCCGTGGTCGTCTTCCCACGGAGAGCATCGACCGTGAACGTCGGGGTGGTCTGGTCGGTCGTGACCGTGCCATTCCCTGTCCGCCCACCGTTGAAGGCGAACGAGTAGACCCACACCCACCTGTTGGTCGAGGTGAAGACGTGAACCCCGATGGGGTTGTCGTCCCAGGTGTTCTGGGTCGCGTTCGCGAGGACGGCAGTCGTCCCGCTGAAGATGCCTAGGTTGCCGTCGCTCTGGGAGTAGACCCGGATGGTGATCTGGGTGTTGGGCGTGATGCGGAGCGGCCCGGCATGGATGTTGGTGTTGCTGCCGGGACCCGCACCGATGACGCCCGGGTAGACCAAGTCCACCGGGACCTGAGACGTCTTCTTCTGGATCGCGTTGACGGTGAAGGACGACGTCTGGTTCCGCTTGATGACCGCGCTAGCGGTGAACGACCCAGCCCGGGTGGACGTCAGGACCGCGTCGGCGGTGAAGACCGCCATCTTCTAGCCCGTCGCTGAGACGAGGCCGCGCATACCGAGGCGGGCGGCCTTACGGTTGAAGGAGGCCTCGACGGCCCGGACGATCTTCTCGATGGTCGCGTCGCCGGACACGTCGCCCTGCACCGTCAGGTTCAGGTTGACGGTGACGGGTCCTCCACCGCCACCGCCGCCCATCATCTGGGTCGTCGGGTTGCGGAGGATGGCGACCGTCTCCGGCCCGGCTTCACCGACGGTCATCGTCGCGCCCCGGGCGAAGCGGCCCAGATAGCCGTTGGCGAAGCCGCCGCCACCGCTGGTGCCACCGCTGCTGGTGCCGCCTACGGTCGGCATCGGGTTGGTCTGGACCCACCGGCCACTCTTGGTCTGGCTGAAGCCCAGCGAGGTGTAGATGGTCTTCACGGCGGCTTGGACCGCCCCGCCGAACTGTCCGGCGTAGGTCGCGGCGGACTGGAGCACGGTGGTGAAGCTGTTCTCCGCCTTCATCTGGACGACCTGGGCCTTGGCCTGAGCCTGCGAGAGCTTGATCTGCTGGGCGGCGATGGCCTTCTGCGCTGCCGCGATCGCAGTCTGTGCAGCCTGCTCGCTCTTGAGCAGCTTGAGGGCAGCACCCGTGTCCTCCACGCCGCGTCCGGCACCGACGGTGAACTCCCGCTTCTGGATATTGAGCTGCTGCTGGGCGACCTTGGCTTCGGCCTGCGCCTGAGCCTGACGAGCAGCCCGCTCCTCAGACGTCAGGCCCGGAGCCTGGAAGCCGGCGAGGGCCGTCTGGAAGTTGATCTGCTTCTGGGCCAAGCCGAAGCCGAGCATCGCCTGCTGGCGCTCGAGGCCGCCCATCTCACCACGGCTGCCGCGACCACCACCACCGCGACCGGCGAGCGCCAGCGCGTCAGCGTAGGCGCGGTTGGACAGGCGGAGGTTGTTGCTGAACTGGGCCCACTGCTGCTGGGTCTGGATACCGGCGATCTTGGTCTGCCACTGGGTGATGGCCGCGCCCGCGTCGCCCATGTCCTTGGTGAAGGAGTCGAACGCCTCCTGGGCTGAGCCGAAGGTCTGCTGCCCTGACGTGTACGTTCCCTGCATGCCGGGCTGCGAGCCGATCCAGTTCGAGAGCTCCTTGAGAGCGTCCCTGCCCTGCTGGGCCAGCTGATCCTGCAAGGCCTGCGTGTCGGCCAGCGTCTTGCCCACATCGAAGCCCGCGACGGTTCCCGTCTTCTTGGCGACGTCTGCGGCGGACATGCCCGGGGGCAGGACCCCAGCGGTGGCCTCCATGAACGGCTGGGCCGCGAGCTGCATGCCCAACTGGCCGGGGATGCCGACCTCAAGCTGGTGGGCGGCCTGAGCAGCGACCATCTCGAACCCAGCCCGCAGCGACTGCGCCTGCGACTGGATGTAGGTCGCCATGTCAGGGATGGTCGCGCCCTTCGCCATCTGCCTAGTCGTGGTCTGGAAGTCTTCGGCTGACTGGGCGACCTTGCCCGTCGCGTCCACGAGGACGACGCCATTGGTCGCCATCGAGACGGCGTAGGCGTCACCGCTCTTGGCGGCTGCCGTCGTCCCAGCGTCAAGCTGCGCCTGATCCTTCGCCAACTGGTAGCTGTACTTCGACACCTGACCGAGGGCCTGCGCCCCGCGCTTGGCCTCTTCACCCAGGTTCTCGAGGTACTTGGTGATGCCCTCGATGTCAGCGCCGCCCTTACCGATCAGGGCCGGGTTCTGGAAGCCGACAGCACCACCAGCACTCTGGGGTGACGGTCCGGTCTTGGGAAAGAGGAACTGAGCGGCGGTTCCGACGAGCGGCCCAGCCCCACGAAGGATGTCCCCGCCAGTCCCCACGATGTCAGCCGCGACGCCCAGCGGGTTGCCCTGCTCCTTGGCCTTGCCCGTGACGTAGTCGCGGAACTGCTGGTTCTGGGCGAACAGCAGACCGGTGCCAAGATCCTCCGGGTTGAGGCCGCCACGAGGACCAGCGAAGGCGCTGACGTCGCCTGCGATCTGCTCCATGAAGCCCTTGCCGCCACCCAACTGGGAGGCGAGGAACGAGGTCCCGCCCACACCGCCGTAGCCGCCGTACAGGCCTGACGCCACGTTGTTGTTGCCGACACCGAGAGCCGCCCTGAACAACTCCGACTGCTGGCCCTGGTTGGCGGCAGCGGCCTTGGCGGTCACCGATCCGCCAAGCGTCTTCTCGAGGAACATGCTGAAGCCGACGCTCATGCGCGTCTGGAGACCGACGTCACCGAAGACCTTGTCGAGGTTGCCGCCAGCCTGGTTGAGCTGTTCACCGAGACCCTTGGTGACGCGGGCACCGGTCGTGCTGAAGCCACCGAGCTGGTCACCGAAGTCCTTGAGGGCTTGGACGCTGCCCTCGACGGCGGGCGTGATGATGGCTCCTGCCGCCTGCATCGCCATGCCGTAGGCGGACGTGGCCGCGATGATGACGCCGATGTTCTTGACGATGCCAGCCTGCGTCGGCCTCGCCTCGACATCGGCCCTCTCGAGGGCCTCGCCACGCTCCTTCTCGAGGGCGATCGCCTCTTGGAGCTTGGGCTTGGCGCGAGCGATGTAGTCGGTGCGGGCGACGTCGAGAGCGGTGCCCTCTTCCGTCGTCTTGCCGACAGCCGCGATGGCATCGCGATACTCAGTCAGGGTGCCCTTGTACGTCTGGAGCTGGCTGTTGACGATACGCAGGGACTTCGAGTACCCCTGCTCAGCCTGAGCTCGACGGACCTGAGCCTGACCCAACTGCTGGACACCACCGAAGAGGAACGAGGCCACCGACGCCACAGCGCCCTGAGCGGTGCGCGACGGGAGCTCCTTGCCGATGCCTGCCCGACCCTCAGCCAGGTCCTGAGCGATGTTGCGGCGTGGCGCTGTAGGAATGTCACGACCACGCGAGGGACCAGCCCTTTCCGCGCTGCGGGCCATCTCCGAGATGTGCTCCGCCCACGTCTGGTAGCCGTACATCTGGGCGGTGGCTTCCGCTCCGCCACCAGCCTTGGTGACGTTCTGGATCTTGCGGATGTCCTCCGGGTCAGTGCCCGGCGGGACGGCGACGCCGCCGATATTCTGGAAGCCAGCCTGGGCATGGCGCAGGGCACCGACGTATGGCACCGCCCACTTGGGGATGATGACGCCGTCCTGCTCCGGGGCGAAGAAGCTGTTGGCGGGCTTGTTGATCATCCCCGTCTGAGCGCCGTCGCGGGCGTGGGGGATGCGATCCATCACGAACTTGGGGATGAGGTGGGCATCCTTGTTGGCGACGAAGCCCTCGCTGTTGTCGCCCTGCTCGTTGATGATGTACAGCCCGCGACCGGTGGGCCCACCGGCGGCGTGGCCCTTGATGCTCCTGCCCTGATGGCGGGCGAGCGCCATCGAGCGCAGGATGCCGCTGATCTCAGGCTCGTCCTGCATGCCGGGCAACGAGACGCGGGGCTTGCCAGCCTCCGGGCCGCGCCACTGCTCGTCGGTGATGTGCCGCTGGTAGCCCGCCATCTGGGAGCCCCAGCCGTACTCGCCGGACATGATGTCGAGCCAGTCCTGGTCGCCCTTGTACCAAGGCGACATGCGGGCCGGGACTTCGGCCAGCGGCGGACCGGCGAAGTCACGGGCCACCCGCCCACCACGGGCCCGATGCTGCTTCTGCTGCTGCGCCTGCCACGCCATCATCGCCATGTACGGGTCGCTGGCCCAATCGGCTCCGGTCTGGAAGACGGCCTTGGCGAAGGGACCGCTCGCCATGACCGGCCCGCCCGAGGCACGCGGCATCGCACGTCCGGTCTTGGTGTCGAAGCGGAAGTACTTGACCGCTTCCTTGTTCAGGTCACGGATGGTGCCCCACGGCTCAGCCTGCGCCTCTCGAGGGTCGATCGCCCGACGCTTGGCGAGCTCGTTGATGGTGAAGATGCTGGCTCGCCGGACAGCCGGCTGGGGCACGTCCTTGCCGATCCAGTCCTTGCCACGCAGCGCCTGCATGAGTTCCATCGCGGTCTTCGGCGCGGGGATGCCGGTCTTCATGCCGAGCGTCGTGATGCGTCCCATCCAGCGGTCGATGGGGAAGGCGTTGGGATCGTAGAAGGCGTCCGCGAAGGGCAGGCGCTTGACGCCTGTCACCCGCTTGCCAGCGAGGATCGCCTCGACCATCTCGAGCTGCTCGCGGTTGGCGAAGCCCGCCGGACCCTGCCCCTGCACCGCACGGATGGCTTGGATGCCAGCGGCGACGTTGCGGTCCCATGGCTGGTTCGATGACAGGGCAGCGACGACGTCCACGAGCTGGTGCCCGCTGACACCGCCGAGCTTCCCTGCTTCGGACTCGATCTTGCCGCGCTCGATGTCGTAGAAGGCCCGGTGCATGCCTGTCGCGGCCCGGGTCTGGCCGATGTCGGTCAGGGCATCGAGCACCGCGTTGCCACGGTTGACCATGGCGAACTCGTTCGGGGCGACCTTGATGCGGCCAGAGCCGCCCATCATCAGGCTGTGCTGGACGGCCCACTCGCCGTAGGCCTTCGCCGCCTTGGCCTCGCCACCAGCCGCCATCCGGCAGCCACCGTTGGCGTGGACTGCACCGCCCGCGCAGCGGTGCATGTTGGGGTTGAAGTTCTCGCTGAGCGACATCTCCTCGCGGAGTTCCTGCGCCTTCGCGTCGTTCTTCTGGATGACGTCAATCGCCTGACGGATGAAGGACCCCATCTTCTTGCCGCCCATGGGGTCTTCCGGCCACTGCGTGGCGAAGCTGCCTTCGGGCAAGTGGTAGCCCATCGGGTCATACACATCGACGGCTGCGTGCAGCGACTCCCGGGAGGCCCCGACGAGACGGTTGATCTGGGCCATCGTGGGCAGCCGAGTCATCTCAGCGCCGACGGTGTGGAGCGGTCCGCCGCGAGCACCGGACGTCCCCCACACCCGGATGAAGCCCATCGACTTCATCTTCTCGACGGCCTCGCCCTGATAGATGCCGGGCAGGATCTCGCTGGCTTGGACGTGGTCTACGCCGCGCTGACCAGCGAGGTAGTCCTGGTCAGAGAGGTGGCTGTAGATCGGGTCACCCGCGCCGTAGCGCCCAGACCGCACGAAGCGATCACCCTGACGCTCGTAGCCCTCCGACTCGTGACGACCGCTGAAGTCGAGGAACTTGCCAGACGGCGTGAGGTAGCCCGCCTCGCGGATGTTGTCGGTGACACCGAAGTGCTCGATCGCGATGTTCTCGAGGTCTTCGGGGTTCTTGTAGCGGTTGACCTCTCCGCCACCAGCCCGGGCGACCGCCTTCATCGACAGCGGCGATCCGCACTTGAAGCACGACTTCCGGGGAGCGCCCGACATGAGCGACCAGTTGACGAGCTTGCACGACGGGCAGGCGACGGGCTGCATCGGCGCTCCGCCGCTGCGATAGACCCCTCCACCTCGAGCACGGTGGCGAGCTCGCCACGAGTTGGCGACGAACTGGTCGTAGCCCTGCGTCATGTCCTCGTAGCCGGAGTCGCCGCGCATGCCCGAGATCGTGGAGCCGATCTGGCGCATGACCCGACCCGGGCTCTCCTCACCGGCCCGCTCCTCCATGTAACGGGTGTGGTGCATCCACGGCTCGAGGTGGGAGGCGAAGCGACGAGGGCTGACGTTGCGCCCGACGCCCATGTTGCTCGACGGCCCGCCGATGGTGTACGGATCGCTGGGGCGACGTCCCATCCCGAACCAGCGGGACGGGAGGTGCGCCTCGACGGCGTAGCCAGACTCGTAGGGCGTGTTGGTGAACCAGTTCATGTCCGGCTCGCCGTACAGGTGGCCCTGCGTCTTCGACATCTGAAGACCGCCCCGACGGATCGACGCCAGGTTCGCGGCCATCTGGCTGGTGTCGCTGCCGCTCGTGCGGTGGTAGCCCCTAACGTAGCCCTCGCGCAGGGGTGCTGTGCCCAACGCTGGCGGCATGCTCGAGCCCGGCGGGAGCATCGGCACCCGCGCACCCTTCAGGGCGTGCTGGATGCGTCCCTGACGCTGCTGGATCTGGTACTCGAGGGCGGCGAGCTCAGCGGCGCGGCGGCGGTACTCGGCCACGTCGCGCTCGATGAAGCCCGTGGCCCCGGGCCGGAAGACCTCAGGCCGCCCACCGTCACCGACGACGACCGGACGCCCTGACGAGACGGGCCCGCCGTGGGCTCGCTTGGGGAGGATCTGCTCGATGGCCTGTCGGGCGAGGGTCTGGCCCTTCTGCGGGCTCACACCACCGAGCGACGAGAAGACGGTGCCGATGATGGCCTGCGGGCTGTTGGGCCCGCTCTTGGGGAACTGAGCGGAGATCTGGACCGGGATGACGCCGAGGCCCTGGGTGATCTTCGTCCGCATCGCGGCGATGGAGCGAGCGTCCACGTCGATCGGAACGTGGACGGTCTGGATGCCGGTGGAGGCGGCCTTGAGGGCGGCCTGAAGCTGGGCAGGCTCGACCGCCACCGTGAGGGTGGTCGGGGTCTGGCCTGCCCCTGCCTTGGCCGTAGCAGCACCAGACGCGGCCTTCGCCGCCTGCTGCTGGAACGTATTCAGCTTGCCCTGGGCCGTCCCCAGACCGGAGTTGAAGCTGGACGCATCAAGCGACAGCTTCACTCCGATATTGCTGACTTCCTCGTTCGCCACGGGGCACCCCGTCGGTGCTACACCGCCTCTCCCTTGAGAGACTTAGCGTTGAGATCAAAACCTTCTAGCCCTGCGAACCCGTCGTCGTCTTCGGCGGGAGCGACGGCCTGGCTTTCGATCCAGTCCTCGCGCAAGGCTAGGTAGTAGTGAAAAGGGAGCGCCGCCACCTCGTGAGGCCATCGTCCGTATCGCACGGCGATGCGGAAGATGATCTGACGGGTGGTCAGGCGGCGTTTCCCGTGGCCGTTCCTTCCTCGACGTCACCGTCGGTCTCGTCGGCCTTCTTCTCTTCCTCAGGCTCGTCGCCGTAGTGCATCCGGTTGACGGTCGAGTTGAACTTCATGACGACCCGCATCGGCAGGGCGGCGAGCGCCTCCGCGCTGAGCTTCGGATCGTACGAACACTTGGTGACCATCATCTTGAGGAGGACGGCGTTGTCGATCATCTCGTCCTCGCCACCCAGCGGGTTCGGACGCTTGGTCGTCGCCTTCTTGACGAGCTCGTCGTAGTCCCCGATGGAGAGCTCGCGGAAGTGGTAGGACACGCCACGGGCGCTGACCTCTTCCTCGAGGAAGTCGGGCGTGAGCGGCTGCACCTTAGATGTCATCGAGAGTTACTCCTTCGATCAGTAGGCTCGACCCCTGACGCACCGTCGCGTAACCTGGGGCCTGAGTGAGCCTGAACTGCTTATGCGGGGTGAGGTTGACCACCACCCGCTTGGTGTACTCGGGGTCGTCCCAAAGGGCGTCCGAGACGAACGAAAACGCGGCGCGGAGATCGTAGAGATCGGCATCCCGACCCTCGTCTCCTCGCCGCGTGAGTGTCCAGTTCGCGAACTCCCCGACCTTGGCTCCAAGGAAGGGAACGTCCACGATCCCGGCGGGCTTGTACGTCCCCGACCGGAGCAGTTTGAAGAGATACGCCATGTGGTCCTCGAACGTTCGGGCAGGAAAGGCCGGCAAGCCGGGAGAGGCCGATGACGCGACCTCGCCTGCCCGAGATAGTACGGGGCCTAGTTACCGGTCGTGAAGACCGTCCACGCGCCAGCCGCCCGGAAGTTACCGGTCGTCTTGATCGCGTCCGTGTTGCTCGCGGTGATGGCCGCATCCACCAGACCCAGCCCGTTGGCAACGAGCAGGACCGTGCCGCCGTTCGTGCCATCGTCGGCGTAGAGGTAGATGTTGATCGAGTCGGAGTTCGCCGCGTTGACCTGATAGTCACCCGACGTGTCCAACAGACCGGCGAAGGTGCCCTGGATGTCCTTCAGACCGACGAGGTACGTCTTGTTCGTGTCACCGAAGACAGTCGCATCGACGTAGTCGCGGTTGAGGTTCAGCGTCCATTCGGTCTTGGTGGTGACTTTCGTCCCCGTCCCAACACCGCCGCCGAAGTAGATGGCACCATTCTTACCGTGGAGCTTGTGGCCCAGACCGGGTCCAGCCATGTGTTAGCTCCTTCAGGAGTTGAGTGGTTACAGGGGCTGGTCGGTCCAGATGGAGTACGACCCGCCGACCTGGTAGATGCGCTTGCCCTGCGAGTCAACATCTGGCCCCGTTGGCAGATCGCTGACGCGTCGGCAAAGCATGTTGGTCTGCCCGTCCACCGAAAGCACAGCCTCGTCGAGTGCCCCGGAGATGAGCGCGTCGATGTTGTTGGCATCGACGGGGTTCACCGCGAAGGTCGAGACGTCGATCAACGTGTGGTACTGGAAGCCGTCCCACTGGTATTCCCGTGGGGCAGCGGCCATGAGGTACACGACGAACGGGTACTTGACCTTGCGGGGAGCGACGCCCTCGTGGATGCCGCCTGCGATGGCGGCCATGAGGGGAGCAGAAGCACGAAGCTGCTGCACCACCGCTCGCTTGATGGGAGCGGCTGTAGACGTTGCCATCTAGGCCCCCTTCATATCCGCACCACGATCTCGATCTCCGTTGACTGGCCTCCGGTGCGGGCGGCCTCTCGAACGGCGTCAGCGATGAGCCTGACGACCTCACTGCGGCTCTCCTCAGCAGCCGGGCGAAGGAAGGGGTGGGCTGCGTTGTGGCGCGTCCCGAACTCCTGGAACTTCGCGTACGGCGCTGTGGCGATGACCCATGCCTCCGCCGACACCTTCGATGCACTCGCAGGCTTGGCGGAGATGCTGCCCCTGAGACGCCCGCCGATACCGGCGTGCCCCCAGGTCGAGAACTGAGCCCGCATGGTGCGGACCTCATATGCCCCCTTGCGGTCGAGGGCTGTCTTCTGCCCGATGTAGCCCTTCGTCCGGCGACGCGTCATCTCAGCGTCGTACTGGGCGAGGAGCTCCGCCGAAGCCGCCAGCCGGCGCTCGCGCCAGTGGACCGGCGGCTTGCGTCCGATGGCCTTCTGGAGCCACACCCCCGGCACATCGCCGGGCTGGGTGACGGACGCTCGCGGTGAGCCTGTGCGGAGGGCCCTGTCCCTGACCGACCGCTCGCCCTCGATCTCATCGATGCTCTTGAAGCGGATGTGGTAGCCGCCCCCGGCGAAGATGTGGCGGACAGGTGCCTTCGCTCGAGCCAGGGTGGCGACCCTGCGGGCCCCCAAGTCGAGGCCGTGGACAGCCGCCTCGAAGATGGCGTCCCCGAGCTCAGCGAGGTTGATCATTCACGCAGCCTCAGGTTGCAGTTGATGAGCGCCTTCCAGGTGTTCTCCTTGGTCGTGTCCGACACCGTGTAGGTCTCGCCCAGGAACTCGAGCTCGTCGCCCGGAAGGATGTCGGTCCCGACCGGGCAGCGGAACATGTAGGTGTTCACGGTGACGATCGCGCCCGTGTCCGCCGACTGGACCTGAGACGGCGTGCTGTAGAACCAACCCTTCACCCAGTGCCTGCGGCTGTCGCCTGTCGCGATGTACTCGAGGCCGTCGTCGCCGTAGGCGTTGGCCGGATCGGACGAGCTCTCGATGGGCGTCCGGCGGAGGACCGAGACGTCCTCGATCATGCCCAGTCGGGCGATGTACTTGCTGATGTAGTCCACCTGTGCCGGGCTGAAGAACCGGTGGGTGGCCGGGTCCATTGGCGGCGGGCCGGAACTGGTCATCGCACCGAGACCCCATCAAAGCGGTAGCTGGCTAGCAGCGCCGCAGCGTCAGGGACAAGGACCTGGAGGTCCGCTGCCCGATCCGCGCTGGGAGCAGACCGGATGGTGGGCTTGGTCAGCTTGACCTCACCGATCTGGAGGCTCTCGAGCTGGGTCATGCCACGCGACCTGGTCTCCGACGCCCCGAACAGCCACGCCATGATGTGGCCCGCTGCCAGCGAGATCTCGTTGGGCAGCTTGTAGTGGTACGCCGCCGAGACCGTGTCGGTCGCCTCGAGGTTGGCGTCGAAGATGACCGTGCCCTCGTCGTAGTTGATGGTGAAGCCGGTGGTGATGACCACTCCGTTCTTCTCGATGACCGGGGGCCCGCCGATGGGCACGCCCCACGCGTCCTCGCCGTCCTGATCCTCGTACCACCACTGGTTCGTGGCGGCCCACGTCTGGCCGTCCTCTGTCTGGAGCGTCTCACCGGGCTCCGTGAAGTCCCAGCCGTACTCGTAGTTGAAGCGCACCACCGGCGTGGCGAGCCCGATGTTCGGGACCACCAGGGCGTTGAACAGTCCGGCGGAGGTCAGAGCGAGGGAGACGACCTCGACGTACCTCTGGCTGCTGTTGATGAACAGCCCCGTCGTGTCCACCTGGACGTACTGGGTGTTCGTGACGTAGATGCGGAACTGGCTCATCCGCTTCACCGGCCAGTGGAACGGGTAGGCCCGTCGCTGACCGATGTCGAAGTCGCTCTCCGGGTAGCGCCACGAGTGCTGCTCACCCGTGATGACGCCACCCCGGAAGTCATGCTGCTGTGGCATGCGCGGGACGAGGCAGTAGTTGTTGACCCAAGTCGTCGCTTGGGCTGCGAGCGAAGCCCACGTCGCGGGATCGTGCTCGCTCATGTCGATACCGAAGCCCATCTTCCTGAACCGGTCATAAGTGATGTAGGCGGGCATCGGAGCTCCTGAGAGATATAGAAGGAGCAGGGCGGGCGGGGGGACGCCGCCCTGCTCCTTGGTGTAAGCGAGAGAGGCCTAGACGACCTTCACCCGGACCTTGTTGTTCCACGGCAGGACCTTCACCGCGAGCCCGTTCATCAGGAAGACGATGTACAGGTGGGTGAGCTGGCCCGAAATCCCGATGGGGATCTCGAGAACCGTGGGACCGGCGGTCCCGAGGTAGGGGAGCGTGATGCTCTCCTCGTCAAGGATGTACAGGTCGCGGACGTTGTTGCTCGAGTAAGTCGTCGCGACGTAATCGGAGATCGAGTCGCCCGGAACGACAGCCCACGGCAGCGGGCCGCCGACGGTGTTGATCCGGTCGGCCACGACGCCGACGCCCAGCGAAACCTGCTCTTCTCCCGCAAGGATGCGGAAGTTCGGGTCCTGCTGCTGGTTGAAGGTGATCTTCTCCTGAGGATGCGACCACAGGATGCTGGAGCGGCCACCGTTCTGGATGATCGGCAGGACAGCCGAGTCCACGACATTGCGGAAGTTGCCAGTGGTCGTCGGCGCGGTCGCCGGGTCGATGTTCTTTGCATCGCCCGTGTTGAGGAGCTGGCGCAGGCCGGTGAAGGCGTTGGCGTCGTAGAGCCCGAGCTCGTTGTCAGCCGTGCCGCCGGAGTCCGTCGCGTTGCCCTCGAAGATCGTGGTCTGCATGCGGTGCGCGATGCTCCGCAGGCCACCCTGAAGCTCGATCTGCTCCGGGTTGTAGTTCATCCCGCCTGCCATCACAGCGAACTGCGACTTGAGCGAGATGCCACGCCGGGTCGCCAGGATGGCGATGTTCGTGGTCTTGCGGACGTAGGTCGAGGTGTCGTCCGTGACGGTGCCGAGCTCCGCCATGAACTTCGCGTCGCCGTACGCGGTGATCTGGTTCCAGGCGTGGACGAGGCCGTTCGCCGGC